CTTGTTTGGAAAGGTTTTTCCTTGTTTGGAGGTGTCCCATCACGCAAATCCCAAATCTCCCTCGAAATTCCCACGAAAACCCAAGACCTTCCGATACTTTGTTCCACGTGGAACGTTGATTCAGTCTAGGATATCGAGGTCTTTGTTCTTGATTGCCTTATATACTTGCCTAATACAATGTATTGATAATAAAACCAATAAAGAAACTATGATTATAGGCAGAGCGTCGCCCGTAGCTATAACGTACCGCCCCAACTCAAACGCCATATACCCACAAAACAAGGTGAGTACGAAATATATAAATACACCCATAAAAATATACAATAAGTAACCACGATTTTAAAATTGAACGCAAATAATACAATTAATTGAGTATCAATAAAATAATATATATCAACCCCTAGAGCTACCTCTAAGGAAAGACAAGCCTAGATATAGATAAAAAATATACAATAAGTACCGCCTATTATATACCTTTTAGGATCGATTCAAGCGCAAATCCATGCATAAGGGTACAATTCACCCGCCCGTATGGATATAGATATATACAAAATGATACATAATAAAGTATTTTACTTACACATTTATAATTAAGGCTTAAAATTTACCGACTTAACACTTTTATGTGCAAGCAAAACATATGGTTATGCTATCATTTTGTAAAATTAGGCACAAAAAAGCCCTTCCGTCCTATATCACTATAGTACGAAAGGGCACAAACTTTAAAATCAAATAAAAACAAACGATCTATTGTCGCAATTTGTTCGCCATGTAACTAACACGTTTCCGCCTACATTTATCAGATTCCCTACTGCAATCTAATTTATTAGACTTGTATAGTTCTTTGGTAAGCTCAATATAAAACTCAATTTGAGACTTTCTTACAGCCTCTAAAGCCTTTTCTTTTTGAATAGATAGTTTCCTATTCAAATTATCGAATTTCTTTTTGTACATAATATATTAATTTAATTACACCAATAAGAATACGGCATGGCTATGAAGTCACAAAGCCGCCGTTATCAAAACGGCCAGCCGGACGCACCACACCCGCCCGATTCCCTTTGGTTTTGTCCCTTTGCCCCGAACGAACGAAGCCAAATACGTACATACGTTGCCCGTGATACGTACCGACAAGGCGCACTTTGTCCGTCAATTTAACCGCACAAAATACCCTTGTAAGGGTTGTTATTTTAATTAATACATATAACATACAAGTATTTAAGCAACCCTATATGTTATTGCATTGATATATTGGTACGGTTATAACCCCGTAATGCACTCCATGCGTGCTGCTCTCGCTACACATGGACATACGCCCTATACATGCGTATATACACCAATATACCCCATGTTTTTACATGGCCTATCCGGTTGACCGGACGTATTAACCAGCCCTGATACATAGCCAAGAATAACGGCACGCCCCTGAACTAGGAGAATGCCTGATCACACTATTAGTCGGCAACCTATTTATACGAACTCTCGATACCCTACCGATTCGCATATCTATGTATCAATATGTTAAATATCTTATCTGTTTAGTCTAAATCAGTGGCACGGCGTGAACGTACAGATATCGCCACCATAATGCCCCTATATATAAAGATATAAGGACATCTTAATATTATCTTACATTTTTATCGTGAGTAAGATAATAGGTAATACATTTGGCTATCAATGAAAACGAAAAATTCGTTATTTTAGTAGCCATTCGAGTAGATTTATATCTTTCGTTATTGTAAATAACGAAATAACCGCTTTTATCCTCAGAGTATTTAATAGGGGCACAATAGCCAAAAGCTTTATGTGTTGTACCCAAAAGAATTTTCTGAGCTTGTTTTTCAGCTAACATTATTTTATTGTTGGCTGATTCATTTTCATCATTGTAAATCTTTTCTATTTCTATATATTGGCAAAATACGCCATCTATATTTGCAAGAATTTCTTTACAAATAGTAATAACCAATTCTTTATCTTTAGCCAAAGCGACTAAAGACGGGATAACATCTTTTGAAACTTCAATATTGTTTTCTTTGATAATATCCATAACATCTTTTTTGCTATTAAACAATCTGCACCAAGATTTTATCGCACCCGTCAAAGTTTCAGACTCCGACTTTTTCACTGCATTTTGTACTCGATTCAAATCTTTTGCTTTCATATTAAATCGCCCTTGCCCTAGGGACTTATATAGGCACCTAGCACGCCTTGTTTGTTAATATTGTTATCTCACATTGCAAATATAATATATGTTTTATTTCCAAACAAATATTTTACAATAAAAATTCAACGATTATATATAATAAAACTAATCAAATGTAAATGTATATTAAAATATTGATTTATATCATTGATAATCAACAATTTAAATGGAAAATAAGCATTCCTTTTTGGTTGGCTGGCGTTTGCCGTTCCTTTTTCCCGCCCTTCGTGGATTGGGGGGGCGGTCCAAAAAAACGGCAGACCCCACGGCCCGATTTCGGGGAGGTGGTCCGTCCCGCATATCCCGCATATCCCGCATATCCCGCATATCCCGCATATCCCGCATATCCCTCATATCCCCGCAATCCCGCATACCTCTACATGTGATGCGCATCCCAACATATCCCTTATATCCCCATCAAATCCATTCATCGTCCCCTCACGACCTTCTCATTAATTTTATTATATTTGCGATATAATTAAAACATAACATATTATGAATAAAGAAGTTGAATATATGGGGGGGGGTATTTTAACCCTCAGATAAGGAGGGGGTATGTTTAGGCGCAGGACTTCTTCTCCCGGTAAGATCCACTACCGTGTTAATATAAACAAGAATATGTGTCTTGGCGTTGTAGATATATATATTGATGGGAAGCCATATCAACCTGGTTTTAACGGATCTTATCTTGATATATATCGCGATAAGAAGATAAAAACTATAAGCATAAGTGGCCAGATATCATATCTAAATCCGAAAAATGAGTACAATGTTATTTTGGGCATAAGTGGAGGTATTATAGAGGGAACCCTTACGTATCAATATAATTCGGGTATGCATTGCGAGTTGGCTAATAAGGTGATATACGGGAATAGGATAACTAATTTTGTTCCTGTAACGGTGATAAAAGATCCTGGGAAGATCATTAATTTCACTTACAGATCTGAATTACAGACTCAGGTTTTAGATGAAAGTTATGTAAGTTGGGATGGTGATTATGTATTAAACGATAATTGTATAGTAACTGATCTTTGTTCGGGATGTGAATCTTATGCCTATGGGAAAAGTTCTCATGGTGACTATCGAGTAACGGTAAGGATAGTGTAATCCCAAGGGAAGGAGGGAGACCTCGTCCTTCCGGGCCTCCCCCGTCCTACCACCGCCCCTCCCGTTCTTTTTGGCTTCTCCATGTATTGTCTTTGACCGGATATCAAAAATTCATATCTTTGGAACAAAACTACAATCATGTTTAGAGACATACTACATAAAATAAAGATCTTCTTCTGCGATGACGATATCGAGAAGATAAATGTAAGGGATAGTACGGTTATCCGCAACAACGAGATACATAAGATGTATGATGAGATACTTAATGAGCTAGGTGATTTAGCCACTGTCGTATCTAGGAACTACGTATATGGTAGGATAAAGGACAGGACGGTATTAAGTATCCGTCATATCAGCAGGATAATAAACCATACTAAAGTGGAGGAGATATGATCAAGGACGTAATGGAGAGGGATATGATAAATGAGATATCCACGTTGTTTGTAATGATATTCACGTCAGGGTTGATGTTTGTCATGCCTATATTATATATAGGGTATAATGATATCCTTGTCATAATAGGATTCGGGATACTACTATCTTTTATGTTAACCATAATCCCGATCTTGCTTTCTTACGATATAAGGGATGAGATCATTGAGTTGATTGGTGATATGGATAGCCAGATCGTGGTAGATACTTCGGTATATAAAACGAACCTGCCCTAAGTAATTCCTAGGGCAGGTTTGGTATAATTATCATCGAACTATCTCCCAGTCTTCGGCAAATACATCACTGATGGATGGAACCCATGAATCGGCACGTCCGGTATTCTCGTTGTAGATAAGGCATTGACTGGTATAGTCAATGAATCCTTTGCTTTTCAGAATAAGGTCTTTTGCCGATTGAGGAAGAGATTGCATCTTAGGGATGATGTCGCTATCGATATGAGCTGGCACTTGTTTGAATACCATCAAACCTTTACCGTTCCAACCACTTCTACGAACAGTCCCACCTTGTTTTAACACTTCGATAGCATCACCGAAGCACATTACGGATGAATCATCGGCTTTATCGTATGTTTTCTCAAAAATGTCCTGCTTGCAAGGATAAAACTCCCCGTTTACTCCCTTGATGATGTAATCACCTACATTGGCTTTCATAACACCTTCAAGGGTTTCTATACTACAATCAACAGAAGGAGGTATCCCATTATCAGCGTCACCTTCCCTAATAACTTCTATTTTAACACTATCACCAGCGAAATCCTTGATCTCATCATTATTAAAGCCTTTCCATTTTACGGCTTCTATCGCAATTGGTTTCTTTACATATCTATTCATAATTTTACGATTTAATATATTATTATCTTTTGATATACCTTTCTATAAGATCTATTGATAGTTTAGCTCCCAGCTCCTCCTCCAATAGGTTAAGGTAGTTCCGATGCAGGCATCCGCCCCGCTCCACCTCCCTAAAGCCGGCCCCGTCCCTGATCCTGACCAGCCCTTTCTTTGGATCCATGTCGATCATATCCCGAAGCTCGTTCATGTTCTTAAACCTGTCTTCTATCACCTTAAATACATCGATCTTAGGTTTCTTATCCTTATTCTTAGGCTTTATCTTAATTCTCCCGCTCATATCGATTTACATATAATACGATTAACGTTATTATTTTTTCCGCAATAAACGCACATAGATGTAAAAGTTGAATACACCCTCCCGCATACAGGGCATCTCCATCCATACATAACAGGATTTGTTTGTTTGTCAATTTCTTTCAAGCCTTCATTAGTAGTGGATGATGTATTTTTATTTCCCATATCATTCGTTATTTATCTTATCTGTACTACCAAATCCATTGTCACCTCTATCAGATTTTCCAAGATCCTCTAATGACTCTACCTCTTCCCATACGATACGTTCCCGTCTACGAATAAGAAGTTGAGCTACCTTACCACCGACATTACAATAATAAGGACTATGCCTATCCATTTTTCTGTGAACTATCATAATCTCACCACTATATCCTTCATCAATAGTAGCAGGGGCGTTTTGCATAATTAGCTCGCTATTAGTAAAACCACTACGTGGACGGATTTCCATCTCATAATCCTTCGGCAATGCTACATGTACACCGGTATGATATATAATCCTACCACCGTCAAGTTCTATATCCTTAACAAATAAATCCATGCAAGCATCCTCTTTATGAGCATATTCAGGCAGCTTAGCCCCTTCTTCCAGCCATATCTTGACCTTACACGTATCTATACCATCAAGTAACTCAATTACCTCTTTGTAGCTCATAGGTTGCTCTGATGCCAATGAAATGGCTCTTGCCAATAAATCTTTAATCTTACTCATTTTATCTTGTTTTTAAACTCTTTCCCCTTCGGGCATTGTAATTTACATTCCTCACCACAAGCGGAACAGTTGGGTCTCATTCCGGACACCCCTCTTCCCCCGTACGGCCAGTAAGCATAATCGCAGACGCTCCAGAACGCCTCCATCGCCTTTATCTTGGCATCGACGGTTATCTTCTCCCTCACCTTTTTCATGCTTTTCCTGAACTCGTCTTTCATATCCTTCCCCTCTATCTGTCTAGCCTTACGTCTCTCATTCCACCAATTATAGTAGAATTTGTCAGCCATCTTATAGGCTTCCGGATCAAATTTATCACGGTGCAGGATAGGGGCGTCCTTGACCTTTCTCAAATTCCTGCCACAAACATAAGCAAGCCCGGCGTACGGAGGTATGTCCTTAGGGTCAACCAACCCATCCGGCACGCAGTAGTAGAAGTAGTTGGGTCTACCGTACCTAGTCCAGCCTCCGGCATCGTACAGGGCTTGCCTTCGAGCCTCGAACCAGCCTTGCATTACTTGGTGCTTTTCCTGTTTCTCGAAATCCTTGTTATAGTCAGCCAACGAGATCTTTACCTCAACCTCATAAGCGTACATAGATCTGGTTATAGCCAGATAATCGGACTCCCAGTTATATACATACAGGTTATTTATCACCCATTTAGGCGATACCAAGAACTGTCTGTTAAGGATATCCAATATCCCTCTTTCAGTGTATTCAATACCTTTATTTGATTGCCGTGTTCCCATCTCCTGTCAGAGGATTATTCCTTAACCCAACCGCCATTATAGCGTTCGATACCAATCTCCGTAATCCGCTTATATCCTTATCATGGAATGAGAAAGTGGTTAAGTTATGCGATTCAGTAATCTTATCATAAGACTTTATCATCAACACAGCCACATACTCACCCATCATCTTTTCATTCATGATATCAAGATCGATTATGCCGTGATCTATTAGATCAACCACATCCCATCCTGCTGGTAGATACTTTTTTATTTGATTAATATCCATACCAAATAGTTATTATAAATAGGAGGGTCGTGCTACCCTCCTATAGATTACACACGAAAAATAGAACTGAAAGCGATCTTAAGCACGTAAGATTTTATTAATTCCCGTAGGCTGTCTACCGGTTATCGTTAATTACCGACCTACGGGAATATGTTTAAGAAAACACCATGTACCCCAATCCGGAATCGAACCGAAATTTCATCGTTAGGACCGACGTGTTCTATCCATTGAACTATTAGGGCATATGTCCTTATTCTCACGAACCAGGACATCAAACGTCTAAACTTTAAAAAACCTAATGACAAAACTCTATGCTAGTTTTTCCCCAAAAAATAGCGTGGACCCGGCCGGGCTTGAACCGACAACCTTCTGGTTATGAGCCAGTTGCTCTTACCAATTGAGCTACGGGTCCTAAATACACCACATCGGCTTTCACAAGAGGATGTGGATAGGAATTTCTCGAAGTTTATATAGTAACTTTATGAAACTATTGTCCAACATTCTAGCATATAGCACCAATCCTCGAACGGGAACGTCTCCACGCCAGACCTACCCCATCCCGTCCCCCAACTGTTCTGTAGGACGAAGCCGGCCTTGTCCCAGCCGGTGAGGATAACGGCATGACCTCCCAAGTTCTGCCCTTGGCCTTGCCAGAATCGATTACCATAATTATAGCAATACAGACCTATAACCAGAGGCCCATTCAGCATCAACGCTACCTTAGCCGATACCGGATCTATGATCCTAGCGTAACTGTTTATTTTCTCCCCATCTACGCCTACGTTCTTGATAGACTTGATAGCGTCACGAAGAACCATCCCGTCTTGATCCTTATCCTCTCTCAGATCATATATATCGTAAGGAGAGATCTTAGCCGGTCTTTTAATAGCCCTTATACTCTTTCTCCAATTAAGTATCTCAGCCAAGCTTATTGCCGCGCAAATAGGAGAAGATCCTTGATCCACTACGCTATCAATGTTATTGACCTTATACTCATCAGGAACAGCCTCATGCTGCATATTCATAATAGCGTCCCTGTCATCCGCTGGTGATGGTATATAACCTAGTCCGTATTTCATCATTTATCCTTTTTATGGTAATCAATTATCTTGATATTAAACGTATCGGATCTTTGCCTTACCTGTATAGACCCCCTAGCCTTTCCCTTGGCGTCGTACAGGGCGGTAAAGCCAAAGTTATCGACCCGGCCGTCGTCCAGCGTAAACCGCCACTCCTTCCATTGGCCCATCACGGTTCCGGAAGACACTATGGAATCTACTACATAAGATATATCAGTAGTATCATATTCTGTATAGTAGGTTCTTGACGTACTGCATCCGACAACCGCTAAGGTAAATAACGTTAACAAGAAAAACAAGATCTTATTCACTTTTCTTAGATTTTTTACGTTTCTTAGATTTCTTCTTATCCTCCACCTTATTCTCGATATTTACCTCATTACCGGCATCGGCATCAGTAACCTCAGATACGTTATTTTCAGGTATATCAATATGACCGGAATTAGGATCTATCTTATCCTCATCAACAACAACCTCATCAGGAACATCGATGTCTAAAATCTCTGCCTCCAGATACTTGATACGATCTGACATAATTTTATTCTGGTCATCAAGTTCCTTATATCTTCTTCTAGCCTCATCGAGTAATTTAGATGATAGTTTATGTTTCTTCTCAATATCCATATAAGCCCTTTTAAGAGTCTCTTTCTCTTTCACCGACTCATTATATAACTCTCTTGATTTACTAAGCTCATTCCCCATCTTAACGATATGAGAATCCTTGGAATCTATATCCATATCAAGAGAATCGACAAGCGTATCAAGATACTTTATTTTCTCTTCTAATTCCGTTATCTTCTTGCGGGAATCCTCATAATCTCTTTTTAATCTACTTGAATAGCTAACAGCCTCATCAAGATCCTGTTTTAGAGTATTTATATAGCTACTCTTTACTATCTTCAATCCGAACATCTTTATCACTGTTATAGGTTTCACGAATATCGGCTTTTATCTTGCCGACTATAATTAACTCAGCTATATGTTTGTCTTTCTCGACTATAGCCATATCCTTACGGACATTAGTGACCCTGATCATGATATTCCCGTTATTAGACGAGACGAACGGTGATCCCACCAAAGTAAGTCCCGTATCGCCGGTAAACGACGGCAGCATCATCAACACCCCTATGGTATTATCCGGGAACGATGCCCACACCCCTGTGTCTATATCAAGGACATCACCCTGCCCTAATGGGAAGGCATTACCCTGCTTGATAGGAATATCCTTACCCAACGAGTTCCATGCTTTCGAGAATCTTACGGAGTTAAGGAAGATCTTTCCCTCTTTCTCCACCATCCCTACCATAGGTTCGCAATTCAATCTAACCTCGTTTTGTTTATCATCCGGCTTCTCCTCAAGCTCATCAAGGTCTCTGGCTGATGTAAATGACTTACTCTCCAGAAGTTTTTTGATATCTTCAATCGTAGCCATACTATAATTTTATTATTAAATAAACGATCTTCAATCCTAACTTCAAATCAGATGTCTTTTTGAACATCTCCCTAAGAGGTAAGATAGTAGCGTCAAGATCTGACGCTACCCATTCTCCATCCTTATAATACATATTCTTTTCCTCGGAATACGCTACACAAGGTCGATGCCCTAAGTTCTTCATAACCGTATCTACCTTATTTTGGGTAGGCATCGAGACACGGTTCACTTTAGTAGATATATTAAAATTACTTTCTATCATAAATCAAATTCTACATATTTATAATCAACATTATTTATCTCAAATATCTTATCCATAAATATTCTATGTTTCTCTTTAGTATCAAGAAGATTCTCACCATAAAAGAAAAATCTATTTTCATTATCCAATTTTAGATATTTATGAATAAGTTTATGTGCTCTTCTTGATAAAATAAACCCGCTTTTTAAACAATCATAATCCCAATGATGAGCTTCTTTGTATTTTAAATCAAATCCTCTTGATCTTAATGACCTACTTAAACCTTTATATACACAAGATTTTGTTTTATAATTTTTACTATGCTTACTTGCATATCCAAGCCTCTTATACTTTTCTCTTCCTCTTTCCCTTTCTTTATCTACAAAATCGGGATTTTTGATATTATCATTATATTTATCATGAACATCTTTTTTAGCGCACTCCTTACACTTATTAAAATGTCCATCTTTCATTTTAGGATGCTTATAAAACTCATCTATGGATTTTATTTTACCACATTTGAAACAAACCTTATCCATATAAATCAGAAAGGAAGATCATTGTCATCTCCAAAAGGAGGATATTGAGGAGGTTGCTGTTGACTTCCAAAAAAAGGCGCTTGGGCTGTCTGAGGCGGAGCCTGCTGGCATGATGGAGGAGGCGTCTGCGGCTGGGATTGCGGCTGATATGACAGTGGGGGCGTTTGCGTTGTAGCCTCACCAGCGTTGTTTTGGCTTGCCGACTGAACGGGTTTCACACCATCTGTCTTAATACTTTGAATATACTTATTAAGCACTTGATAGGCAAAAGCATCTTGAGCCGTATAATCAAACTTCTTATTCCCCATTATATCAGTACTCTCAACTCTGTCAGGCCATCCATTCTGACCATTCTTATAATATTGCTGTATAAGTTCATCCCTTCCATCAGGAGTTTCCCTAGCATATGAGATAAAAAAATTACCCGGGGCATATTGATCTCCTTTCCTAGCGTGAGCTGGATTGATTACCACCTTACGCTTTAAATCAATATTAGGCAAGTATCTCACCAATGACTTAACATAATTATTAATACCTCCTTTTTGAGTCATCAAAGGAACATTTATAATATAGTTTCCTTCGTCATCGCTTATTTTTATAGCTACGTATTTAGTTTTTGCCCCGTTATAGTCAACCTCCCTTATCTCAATATCTGATAAATATCCCTCTATACCATTCCAAAATACTTTCCAATAAGATACAGCCCCGGTCTTATCATTCACATGTTCCTCATAACCTTCTTTAGGCTCCTTGGATGATTGATAAAGAACTCCACCACCACTTATCTTAAAGTAGTGATTATTAGATCCTAGCGAATTTTCACGAACTCCCATATTATATATATTTAAAAATTAAACAATAATTGATGATGATAAGAAATACTCATTCTTATTATTTTCCCCATAAATCTTATTAAAATGAGATTTATGGTCATGCTCGATAACTATCCTATTATATGATATGCTTTTAACTATACCAAGATACCTACCACATAGCACATCGCATATAATATCATTACCGTTATGCGATAAAGCCGTAAGCCTTTCCTTACAAGATCTTCCAGACATAGGGTTCTCTGACATAATACCGCATCCTTTTTCAGTGAATATCAATCTACAATGATCGAACTCATTTACCTTAAGATTGTTTTGGAGGGCTTGGACGAGTAGATCCTTATCAAAGACATAGGTACTTGTTTTGACAAAATGCTCGTCCACGAACCTCCAGTTAGGATAATTACCGTCAAAGTGAATCTCATACATATCCATATCAGGGGTAGAGAAGTAAGTCCTAGTATCATCTACTTTGATAGACAACGTATCTAATGACTTATTGATATGATTATCAAGTAATAAAGAGGAGGCGTTTGATACCGGGATAAATACCTTCTCTACCTTATCCTGATTAGGGATAAAATACCTGTAAATAGTATTCCTGTCAGTACTTACTATATTAATATTAATATCATCAATATCAATGACCACATTCTCTATGCAAGGATAAAGCTCGTTGATCTCCGTATAATTACTGGCCTTGTTAAGGACCGATACATAATCATTCATCTTAACATTAATACCTCCATCAGGGATATTATATACCATAGGGAAAGTATTTACGTCAAAGGCCGGACAGCTATACTCACCAGAGGCGTAGTATATAGTAATACTGTCCTTCTTATCGGAAAGCACGATCTTAATCTCACCATTCTTCTGTTTTTTTACAAACCTTATGAAAGAGCTTGCCTCTACCAAGAAAGAGAAGTTAGAATCAGACTCCACTTCCAGCTTCTCTATAACACATACCTTGGCGTTTACGGAAGTAATATAAGCTAGACTATTGATGATATCTATCTTAATATTCTTATAGAGTGAATTAGATCCGGCATTTTTAACAACCAATTCTAATTTACTTAACTTCTCATTCAATGATTTCGACAAGCACTTAAATAACATAATGAACAACCTTTATATTACATTGCAAATGTAATCATAATTATATTAATTCAAATACAACAAACGCTTAATAGTATTAAAATAACTTAAACTTACGTCTAATATACTCGGCTATAAGCGTAGCATCGCACATTCCATCTTGTATTTTGGTAGGTTGAACTCCTTTACCTGACCATGGTTTTACGAAAGACACCAAAGGGAAAAGGCGTATGGCGCATCGGATGGAGGTAGCTTTCGTATCCAGCTTAGCCGCCGTATACACCCGATCGGCTGTCGTATGAAGCTCCTTCTGCCAGGTCTTTGGTTGCACCTCCTCGAACATGAACCTAACATCCGGGTGAGATCCGTATCGCTCCATCATCTCCACCATCATAGCGAATAGAGCGTTCGGTTCCCGGCGCCGTCCGCCGAAGGTGAAGTTGCTGGCGGCTGAGCTGTTGTGGATGCTGTGGACGTCCTCGACGGCGATCGCCAGCGTTCCCCCACCTTCTTCTTGGATTTTATCCGCTGCGTCAAGGAAGAAACTTGATATGGCCCTAAGATCTATATCTCCCTTAGCCGATATCCTTGGTGTCATAATTACCTTAACCTCCCCGTTCTCCGGGATCATAGACAATCCTCCGGTATCTATACCCGGATCTATTCCTATAACTGCATTCATATCAGGAACAATATTGAATTATTAATTTATCCTCAGTAATATCTTTAACCATATCACGCACATCATCCACAGATATACTGTTATATACGTCATATGAATCCATTATCCCATTAAATCTTGACATTACAAAAGATATGTAGCTCTCGTAGTAATCATCAATATTCATCATATTTAACTTATCAGATAACTTAGCCATCCTTAAGACAAGCTCTATATTGTCATTATTCGCTATATGATGAAAATTATTGACATAATCAATCGCACAATCTTTTGTGATGTTACATTTATCTGGACTTACATCAATTATTAAGCTAGCAATTATTCTATTCGAGTAATTCATGTATCTCTTGTTTACAGAATAGCATAATCCGTTATTTCTAAGATAATGAAACATAGAGAAATTATAATTGCCACACATCATAGATAACACGATAAACAATACACATAATTTCTTGAAATCACAATTATCCAATATAAACGACACATATAACTGTCTTGGGTTCTTCTTGTATTTATAAATACCATATTTAGGATCAGATACAGCAAATTCCTTAAGCTTATTACGATAAAATGAGTTGATATCAATAGTATTTGACAATTCTGTCATATCTAATACATGTTTATCCACGAAATCATCGCATCCATATAAATGAAATACTATCTCTGATTTATTTAATATCGCATCTCGACATAATGTAAGGTCATCTTCCTTTATTTTACCGACAGATCTTTTAGTACCTAATATATTTACAAAACAACGCTTATCTATTCCAGATAATTCTATAAGTCTATTATCATTAATCCATGATTCATCATTATCAATCTCGGTTAGTATAACATTCCTCTCGCTTTCTATAAAATCACTGCTCATGTCTGGATTTACTATAGAATTATGAGCGAACTTAATACATTCATCAATATTGGCATCAGGTAATGCAAGTCCCTTGAATACAATTGATCTTTGATCGGTATACCCATTAAAATCAAAGAATAGCTTATCGCCAATGTTATCTTCACGTTTTATCGCTATATGCTCATAAAAATGAGGCAATCCTTTCCTTGACATTAATATAGATACAATATCAGGTATCTCAGCGCATACTGATCCAATAGGAATATTCATCCCGCTATCGTAATAAAAGCATCTACATCCTAGATCTTTTATCAGTCCTGTGTATATTCTCATATCTTGAGCGTATATAATGAATGAAAATCCTCCGGTCTGAACACCTGTATTGAGTCATCCGGATACATACCTATATAATAACCGTAAAAAGCCCGTAGAATGCCATTTTCTAGGCTTATATCCAAAGCCTTTACCTTGTTACCATCAACCATCACATCAAGTTCCTTGGTTCTTTGGGATATCTTGTCGAACCATTCAGGTACAGGATCAATACCGTACCTGAATGCGTTTACTGTTGATTTTATAGAGATATACGTACCCATGATCAGATAAGATTACAATCATCACGTTTAACAACCTTAAAATCTCCCTCTCTAAATAATAAAACTACGTCAGTTCTATTATACTTACACTTCTTGATATCCACCAAATGGTAAGAAGCCTCCCCTACGGCGGGGCGAACCGGTCTCAATACGGCTACGGCTATATCACCGCCAAGCTCAACCCCACCGGTTACACCTTGTAAGCACATGAATATATATCCCTCAAACTCATGTTTCTTGCCGATAAACTCGCTCATAGGAATACCTACGAATAGATAGGTCTTTACATCCTCTTTTTTTACCTCTATAGCGTTCTCAACACTAGAAGGTATTACGTCTACAAATTTTGCTCCGATAGCCATAACCTCAAATATTTAGTTTAGTTCTTAATTCTTGACACAATTCTTGATTGTCTCTCATAATACTTAACGTATTATCCACTCCATTGCCTACTCGGACCTCTCCGTACCAGTACCATGATCCTTTACGGGTAAAGATACCGGTTTCCTCACATAACTTCAAAAGTTCAAGCTCCTTGTCAAATCCTACGCCATAATACAATGCTGTCTCTGCTATCTGGAAAGGTATAGCTGTCTTGTTCTTCAATACCTTTATCCGAACCTCATGACCGATAGAAGAGCCATCTTCTCCTACAATGACCTTTTTCCTTGACATCTCCATACGGATAGAGGCATAGAATTTAAGAGCGTTACCACCGGTTGTTACCTTCGGATCACCATATATTACACCGATCTTCTCCCGATACTGGTTGATGAATACCAGAACACAATCGCTTTTGTTTACGATCCCGGTAAGAACTCTCATGGCTTTTGACATCAACCGGGCTTGTAATCCCATGTTGCTATCTTCCATATCACCCTCGATCTCCTTCTTCGGGACCAAGTTCGCCACGGAATCCACGACAATAAAGCCTACCTTGCCGGACTCCACCAGCTTGGCCGTGATATCGATAGCCAACTCCCCGTAGCTTGGCTGGGAAATAAGGAACCGGTTAACGTCCAATCCCATCTTCTTAGCGTATTCGATATCAAAAGCGTTCTCCACGTCTATTATAGCTACCAGCTTATCGGGATGTTTTTTCTGGAACTCGATCATACTTAACGTACACATCATAGTCTTGCCACAAGACTCCATCCCGACCAGCTCATGAATCCGGCCTACCGCCCATCCGCCGCCGAGGGCCTTATCCACCACCAGCGAACCAGTGCTTTCCCTTGGTATGGATATTATAGGCTTATCGTCACCGAAGTTCATTATCGAGCCTTCTCCAAGCTCTTTATTTAAAGATGATACTAACTCATCTACGTCTGAAAAAAGTTCTTTCTTAGCCATTATAATCCGTATTGTTCGAAGTCAAATAAATCTTGTTGTTTCTTGATCATATCCTTCCCGATATCAGATATCTTTTCTGGGTTCAAAACACCCTCATTCTCATCTACCTTATCCATAAAGTCAGATATCTTATCGCTTAGCAGTACCATATCTTCCTTAGGAACTGATTTTAGATAAAGACCGTCTATAGACCTACATCTTGAAAGAGCGGTATATATCTGTCCTATCTCGAAGGCTCTGCTGATGTCTACAAATATATTATCTAAAGTCATTCCCTGGGATTTATGGACAGTTATGGCGTATCCTAACCTCAATGGATATTGTATTATATAGCCGCAAGAAATGCCTTCAAGGGAATCATCTACCTGCTTGTACTTCATCTTCTCCCACTTCTCTTTGGTTATCTCCACCTCAGTATCGTTGTCTAGATGAACATATATCGTCTCATCAACAGTATCTATGCTGGTTATGATACCCATCGAGCCATTGACATACCCGTTGCCGTTTCTGGTTATTATGACCTTAGCCCCTACCTTTACTATAAGCTCATCCTCGCAAGGCGCTACAGGCTTCTCCCCGAATACAGTGGCATCGAACTTAAATACCTTATTATTGATCTTATCAAGATTAGTCTTATTTATCTCATAAGCTTCTTTGTTAGTTGAGCATATAATTATAGTATTATCCATATTATCCGGATACTTGACCCTGCTATCCAATATCTGTCTTGACTCGTCGGTAATAACCCCACATCTTATATCCTCAAGTACGGAAAGAAGCTGAGGATCTTTTTGACGGAATACGTTCTCGAAGGTAATGACCGAGAATCCTGACGCTCTTAATGCCTTTGATGAGAAAAAGAACCGGCTCTCATAATATTTGTCGATAAAATCATCCGCCGTCACCACAGGAGGTAGTTGTGATAGATCTCCAAACATAATCAACCTAACGCCACCGAAAGGCTCCTTGCTACGCCTGCATTGTCTAAGTATGTCAGCCACCTCATCAAGCAAATCAGGTCTTACCATACTGATCTCGTCAATGACAATAGTATCAAGATTCTTGATCTTCTTCTTCATAAACGGACTTACATCCACCTTATTCGACAACATACCTCTCTCGATAGAAGGAATGTAAGGATCGTTCTTTATAGAGAAGAACGAATGAATGGTCTGTCCACCGGCATTCAACGCCGCTACTCCAGTCGGTGCTATGATAACGCACTTACCCAAGAACTTTACGATACGTCTCATGAACGTACTTTTACCACTACCGGCTCTACCGGTAATAAACAGATTTTCCCTAGTGGTGAAAATCTTTTTCAAGGCACGACCTTGCTCCACGTTTTGATCCACCGTCATAATATGACGAAGGAGGTCGTTTTCGTTTCTAAAATCCTCTTTTACCATATCTTTTTAAGTTTATGGTACAAAGATACGAATAGTTATAATTAACTAATTGAAATAAATGTAAATAATATATAAATATTAAATTTTATACCTGATACTCAGGTCATCCAGCCTTGCTCATCTCAGCTGATTTTTTACCTAAAAACACGTTTATTATGTAGTCTGTAGATATCAGAATATACAGCACGCTTCCTTTGTATGATGCCCTTATATGCCCTATAGTTACATTGTTATTGTCTTTCGTGTTAACCACTCCATTGTTCTTCACCACCTCTTCATACAAATCGGATATACTCTTCTTACACATGTCTAAGAACATGCTTATATATCTGTATATAGTGGATTGAGATATCTCTTGCATACCTATGCCTATGAGATTCTTATTCAACTCATTAAGAAGGTATGCTACATTGAACTTAATTGTCTTTCTTTTAGTTACTTTGTATATATGATGTACGTTTCTGGTTCTGGCCCTGAATATTATCTTGGAAAGGATTCTTACCCGATCAAGTTTCCGGCTTTTGTTAGCCATATTCCGTCTTTCGTCTGAGCTTAAATTCTTATCCAGACATTTGTATACGGATCTTTTCTTACCTACGAATATTTCTTTCGTATCCTCATTCTTCTTAGCCTTATACGAGTAGATCATGATATCAGATAAAGCTATTCTTATCTCGCCCTCTGCGTAAGCCTTAAGCGTCTTTAGCTGATAGTCTATATCCTCATGGCAGTTCTCTATAACATGTCTGTAGCAGAAATAAGCTATGCCATCGGATAGGATATCTATAAAATCATCGGTATTGATCTCGATACGGTCACGGTAACCATCTCTCATCCTATTTCTTAAAAATACATGCTTCTGGACGTTTATGATAGTAAGATAGGCTACTACCTGCTTACACTTCTTTTCTATAACCATACCGGAACCTCTTATATTATCTTTCTTGTTCGAGTATTTTACGGCCGTAACCTTCTTCCCGTCCTTATTAGTTACAGGTTTGTAATCTACTGGGCAGACAAGTGATCCTGCCGGAAGCCTTAGGCATCCAAGCTCATCTTTTTTTGCTTGTATATCTTTTGGAATATATGCTTCGGTAAGAATCTTATCGAAATTTGATTTCATTTTCTGTAAAAGTACTATATTTGTTCCCATATTTTTATCTTTGTTGCGAATATACGAGTTTCATCAATACGAAACAAGTTATTCGGATGGATGGGTAGCCTGGGAAGGTCGCCCATTTGTTGTTTAAGGAGGGTAGGAGATGCCCGTAAAACGCTGTGCGCGTGAACGATGGTTTTTCTCAACCTACTTGTTACGCGCGCGTTAATAGGTATATTTATTAAATATAATTAACTCTATAAACATATACTACTTACTAATATCTCTATCTGTACACAGAACCTCTCCTGGCGTCGAGTTCCTGTGTACTCCACTTAAAGTCTCTATTTAATAAAACATTGCTTTTCACTGCCAAGGTATGGTGCCGTCAGGCAGGATACCGCAGGCTAAACCTGGTAGAAGCCGTATCCTATACCGGAAGCCGGTACCCCAGTAGGGGGATCGGGTGGAGCAAAAGCCAAAGAAGAAAAAGCGAGGTCATGTGCGGTCGCTCACGCTCCGGCCGTCCGTATCTTCTACGGCAGGCCCCATGCCCCAAGGCCTCCCATTTCCCCTTGGCTTTATATCCCATAGCTTGGGAGGAAGGAATCCAAAGGGAAAAAGGTAAGGTCGTATTCGGTCGCTCACGCTCCGGCAGGCGAATATATCTCTACCGCCGTCCATGTCAATAGCGAACCTCTGGCGGCATTGTCCGGCATAACGGCGGTAGCCTTACCTTGGGTGCCCCATCGTGTCCCCCACCAATCTTTTTCCCTTTGGATGCCTTGGCTATGTCATGGGACGATAAAAAGCCAAAAAGAAAAAAGGAGTGGTCGCATCCCGTGAGGCAGGATAAGGATGTTCCCCGCCGTCCACGCGCATAGCGTACGTGAACTTCACTGCCCTTACTATTGTAGCCAGCCGTAGACATACATGGCTTCATTCGTCCTACCCCACTAGCCTTTTCCCTTTGGATTCTCGTAAATACATGCTAGTCAGCATATATTATGTCGATTATGGCAAAATTTCTTGACAACGATATTTTTTTTAAGTAGTTTTGCTGAAAACTAATTTCATATGCCGGAACAGAGAAAAGCTTTCGTATTTGCGTTACCTTACGACACTAGACTGGATATGATCCAGCAGTTCTTAAGGATATACAACGGCTATCTGGATTCTAAGGGTAGAAGCTTGATCACCGAAAGAACGATAAACTTACTTTCTTTCTACATCAACTACGGATACTCGGATGATACCAGGGCTAAGTACATGGATTGTCATGGGCAGAAGGAGTCTTACATCGCTGTCCTTAACAATGAGTTGAAGCGTGGTGGTTTTCTGGTGGACAAGAAGAACGGGAATTTCCGTACCCGTGAGCTGTCTATTGAGATGAGAAGCCTACGTAACTATTTCGTTCTTGACGGGGAGGGTGATGATACCCGTGTAATGGGATTTGTGTTCAAGAGAAACAAATTGGATATTGATGGGTAGGAATCTTATTTCATTCGATAGGGATATCGTGGATGAGGTGGTAAGAAGATCTGATGGGAAGTTTACCAAACAACAGGTAGAGTGGTGCATGAAAGCATCCGTATCTTATATCCATCATCTCTCCAGATATACCGATAATATATCTATCAGGATCCCGTTTATCGGATACGTTATATGCAATCTTCGCGAGATGCGGGTAAGACGTGATAAGATACGTCGGATATTTGTCAAGGAAGGTAATCGTTATCCGGATGAAAGGATGCCTATTGAGCTTGATTGTCTGGATAAGAAGATTAAGGCGATAGAGGATATGGAGGGGTTGAAGAACGGAGATCCTCTTATACGTGATAACCATGAGGCCATGTATCAATGTCGGTATGGAATGACATGGGAACAATTACAGGATTTTCAACAAAAACAATTTAAGAAATAATATGCAAACAATCGGTAAAGCCCAAGTGATAGCCCAAGCTTGGGAAGACAGTTTATTGGGTAGGATTCCTAAGGATGAGAAGGATTATCCGGAGTGGTACAAGAATCGTCTTGATTTATGCAAGAAATGTCCTAAGAACTCTTCTAATATAGCTTTCTTTAAGTTACCAGCTAAGGTATTGCTGCAAAGATTGATGGGAAGACAGGCATGTTCGTTGTGTGGTTGTTTTATCAAGGAGAAGGCTTGGATGAAGACCGAGGTATGCCCGTTGAAGTTCGTGGAAGGAGAGAAAGCCAAATGGAATGCTATGGAGGTCATAACCGCCGATCATAACGATTTTAATATCGAGTGCCCTAACGATGCATTTGATATAGGACTTACGGATGACGAGAGCGAGTTTTATCTAAATATTTTTGATCAGAAAATAGGTGATAAGATAGAAATCGTGTTATTTATCACCCATAAAGATGGTTTCCATGTCAAGGAGCATCATCTTGGATGTGGATGTATGGGAGATGTATCATATAACAAACATCCTGACAATGAGAATAGGACTATATTTAGGATGACGTTGGATACCTCAAAATATACGGAAGGTCATTTTGAGAAACATCTATCTCTCATGGGTTATACGAAAGATGATCCTGAACGTAATTTCAAACATTTCCCGTTACGTATTATAGGGGAAGCTTATAAGTAATAGCGATGAGAAGTCCCGTAAGAAGCAAGATAGATGATCGTATCCATGCCCTTATTGTCATGGAAGTCGGTTGCCGTGAGTTACCCGAATATTCGCTGGGTGATATACTTTACTCCGCTTTAAGGAGAGTTGCTAGGGCTAATGGTGGTAATGTCCGCTTCTTGAGGGATGTTAGTACCAGGGATTTATTGAGGTCTATAGACCAAAGTATAAATGATGAGATTGAGTTGAATAGCAATGATTATAACGCGTGATTATTATGGAGGAGAATAAGGATATAAAAAAGGAGATCAGGGATTATCTTAAGGAGGAGGCGGATACTCATATAAGGCATTGGATAGCCATAAAGCGTGAGAGCAAGCGTCTGTATAGCGATATTGAGGATAGGACTAAGAAGATAGCCCTTAAATCATCTTCGTTGATAAAAGAGGAGGATTTTGTCGTTCTTCATGAGATGACCCATAAGATACAGATGTTGAATATAGAGGCTGTAAAAGTCAATTCTAGGTTGATGTTCATAATCCAGTTGGCTACCAGCTTCGGTATGGATCTGGATTTAGACACGACATATGCGTCCACCGCCAAGAGTATTATAGAAGACAGAACGTCTGGATTCGTGTTTTATGATGATAAGGAACGTCTTAGATATGCTGACAAGGAGCTTGAGGATATGTTCCATGACATGAGCGTGAAGGAAGTAAGTAAGATCGGGGTTGTTCAATCTTATGAGCTTCTTATGAAACAGTATAACGAGTTTAAGGATATGAAAGCCAATGCCACAGGGAAGACGAAAGCCGACGAGTAAGGATGTCGATCGGGTGAATGATAATCTTGAGGTCATATCCAAGGCCGTGGATGACGCCAAGACGTATATCGCCAAGCATCCATGGGATAAGGAGAAACCTGAGGATATGGCTAGGGCGTTCGATTTCATATCCAAGTTGATCGATAAGATCAATTCATGGAATGAATCGTATATGGAAAAAAGCGGAATCATGGATGTATATAGGTCTGTAAGCAATGTCCAGAAAAAGGAACGTAAGGGTCAGGTTTCTGGTGGAATCGAGTCTGTTTTAAAGGATATTATAAAATGAGTCTAAGCACGAGTCCAGAATTTTATGTAAACATGAAAAATCCTCCTGTATGGAATGATCTGTTCGGTTGGGAGGATCAGGATGACGATGTTAAGCAGTTCTTTAAGGAAGAGGCTTATAAGGTCAAGTACGGGGTGACTATCAATGGTACGTTCATCCCTCCATGGCTTTATTGGCATGTTAATTTCTTTCCCGTATTTCAGGATCTTCCAAACGGGGAACGTGTGCCAGCGATCAGTCGTTTGCGTGATAACGAATGGTTTTTCGCCGAGATGTACCAACGTGCCCGTATGGAGAAGAAAGGATTGGGAATGTTTGGTACTCGTCGTTTTGGCAAGGCTCTTCTGGACTCGGAGCTGATATATACTCCTCATGGATCTAAGAAAATAGGATTCGCCGATATAGGAGATATCATATACGGTGATGACGGGAAGCTTACTACCATAGTGGGCGTATATCCTCAGGGATTCGTTGATACGTACAAAGTGACCTTTGAGGACGGTCGCAGCGTGGTGTGTTGCGGGCAGCACCAGTGGAAAGTCAAGTATCATGGTGATTATAAGGTTATGAGCACTATGGGTATCATCCATTCTGACTTCTCCAAAATGACTATAGATATTGGGGAAGCGGTAGATTTCCCTGAGCGGCGGTGGCTGATATCGCCCCAGCTCATGGGGTCTCTGGCCGCCTCCTTCCTTTGTGGAGCTACCGACAGGATCTTTGAGCTAAGCAAGAAGGAGATGGATGATGTCATTTATTCATCCAGAAAACAGAAAGAGTTGTTCATAAGATCGTTTATGAAGATCGCTTGTGGTATAAATACCGGTGACGATCGTTTTAAGGTCGTTTATAAAAGCGAGTATATTATATCCTTTGTAAGGAAAATATTTTGGTCTATGGGGTATTATTGTGTCATGGATGGTGACGATATGTATATATCTAAGACTCACGATAGGCTTAGGATATATGATATAGATTATTACGGTAAATATAAGGCTACTTGTATTGAGGTCGATAATAAATCGCATCAGTTTCTTACTACCAATTTTGTCGTATCCCATAATACGACCATCATGTCATCACTTCTCCAGATGAACGCTACGATGACTATCGGTCTTAGTCATTCTGTAGTAGGATTCAGCGACAGTGACTTATCCAATATCGGCGAGTATTGTGAGTATGGTCTTGATCATGTGCATCCTTTTTTCAGGATCAACAGAACCAAGACCGACTGGAGTTCGGGAGTTACATTAGGCAAGAGGATGTCCAATGGTGTACGTGATATCCATGCCATTATCTCTATAGCCAACATCAACATGGGTAGGAAGACCTCCACGCAGAAGACGGCTGGTTTGACACCGGCTACGGCTATTTTCGACGAGGTAGGCAAAGGTCCGATAAAGAAGCCTTACACGGCCGCCATGCCATCCTACGACACGCCTTATGGCTGGCGTCTTAGTCCTATCTTGGCCGGTACCGGTGGTGAGGTGGAGTTGTCTAAGGACGCTCAAGAGATGTTCTCCGATCCCGAGACATATAACCTTCTGGTCATGGACTGGGATATCCTAAACCGTAGAGCCATGAAAGGAAAAACATGGAAAGAACGGAAATGGGCGATGTTTGTCCCGGGACAAATGGCAAACTCTGGTGTCAAGGTAACTATAGGTTTGGGTGATTATTTAGGAAAACCTGATGATAAGAAGCTTAATAAGATCAAGATTGACGCCACAGACTTCGAGGCTAGCACCAATAAACTTAATGAGGAACGGAAGAAGCTTTCTACAAAGGACAGGGTAGCCTATACCTCTCATACCATGTTCTATCCTTTTACGATTGATGACTGTTTTTTAAGCTCATCCCAGAACCTATTTCCGGTCGAGTACGCTATCAAGCATAAGAATGATCTCCTTGAGTCGGGACAATATAGCGGTATGCTGTGTGATGTCTTTCTTGAGTCAGGTAATAAACTGGGGACTACTAAATCGAATAAGCAACTGGCTGGATTCCCGTTTAGCGGCGGTGTTATTGACGCTCCTGTCCAGATATTCGAGATGCCTCAATCCAATAGGTTTGACGATTTTATATATGTGACAGGGTGTATTATACCCGGAGACGTAGTTCTTACTGATAAAGGATGGAAAACCGTTGAATCTGTAAGGATGAGTGATAGATTAGTTTGTATGGATGGCGAGTATCATGACATAGAATGTATAATGATACTAGACAAGCTTGACTATGACATATACGAGGTAAAAATGAGCAATACGTTCAGGACTACCACGTTTACGAAAGAGCATCCTTTATGGGTATCAAAAAGTTTTTCTAAGCATGGTTACGCGATAGACGAGGATAAGTTTGAGTTTGATTTTACGAAAGCCGAAAACGTAAGTAAAGGATATTGGACATCTATACCTAATATATACAGAAAGGAAATAAGACATGATGAGAAATGTTTTATGAATTTGTATGATAATTCCGATTTTTGGTGGATGATTGGTCTATGGCTGGGTGACGGATGTTTTGATAAGTATGGGGTATTGTTTTCAATAAACAAGAGCGAAAAGGAGATAATCGATAGACTTGATAGAATATTCACGGATATCATACCTTGCAAGCATTATTTTAATGAAGGAGATGGATGTGTTAGGTATTATGCGAAGGATATAAATCTCGTTAAATGGATAATCTCTTGTTTTGGATATGGTAGTACTGGGAAAATAATACCTGAATGGGTAAAATATATGCCACATAAAAACAAATGGTCGATTATTCATGGATATCTTGATTCTGATGGAAGTATTTACCATGATAAGAGAGGGTACTATTTTATGGAGTTCGTAAGCGTAAATCTTGGACTTCTCGAAAGTATTCAAAGTATATTCTTCTCTTTAGGCATAGTATCCAATTTGTCATTGCTTAGAAAATCAAAAGAGATGGCAATACATGGAAGAAAGATAAATGCCAAGGAAGCATATCATTTAAGACTTGGAAACATGGATACGTTGCTTGCTAGAGATGGTATCGCGAACAATGATATGTTATCTTCAAAATTGGATAAGATAGAAAACGAGATAAAAAAGAAGAGGAGAAATTCTGGATGCTTTATATCAAAAGATGGAGATAAGATATATTTGAGGATAAAGAAAATATCAAAAAGAAAGTACACGGGTCCTGTTTTCAATTTCACTAATGAACTTCATAACTATTTGTGTATGAATATATTAGTAGCTAATTGTGATCCATACAAACAGGCCAAGTCTGATACCCCTTCATTAGGAGCTTTTTATGTATTCAAAAGGCGTGTTGGTATTCGAGATCCTTATGCCTATAGAATAGTGGCTTCATACGTATCCCGCCCATCATCCATAGATCAGTTTTGCCGTACTTGTGAGGTGCTTCAGAAAGGATATGGTGCTATATGTCTTATGGAGAACGCTGACCAGATGTATGAGCAGTACCTTAACCGTAAAAGCGGTATGCCAGCGTCTTTCTTCCTGTTTGCTGGTGAGGCAATAGCCAATAAGTACGTGAAGGCCGGCTCCCGGCAGAACAGCAAGCTGGGGCTATACCCTACCCCCGGGAACCAGAACCTGCTCTTCTCGTGTGTCGTGGATTATTGCTGGCAGGATTTCGTTATCGGTTATGATGATCAGACTGGTCTTGATATAACTGTCAAGGGTATTGAATTGATTGATGATATAGCCCTACTGGATGAGATAATACAGTACAAGCCAGGATTGAACGTCGATAGGATAATAGCCTTCGGGCATGCGTTGGTTCTCGCTAGGTATTTTGATGATAACAATTACATGCCTAAATCGAAGATCGAGGAGATGAATAACGCCCGCAAGGAAGACGCTTATAAGCACCATGAGATATATGCCTCTGCCTTTGGATCGGTATCTATAGGTGCGTTTCGGTAGTTTAGTGTTGCTTAATAACTTATCTTTGCTAAAAACAAATTAGATTGACATGGAGATTTTCAATAGAGATCATTCGTTTCCGGCAAAAGGGGCGCTATTAGGATTACCTCCTCAGGCTATTTCCACGAAGAAAAAGAACAGGAAATGGAAAGAGGATTGTATGGACGCTCTTGAGGCGATAGGGTTGAAACAGTATGATCGTAACCAAATGTACCGTGACTATTATCTGATGGCGGATGGTAAGTTATCTTTTATGGAGATGGCGGATGTTATCCCACAGTTAAGAAACGTACAGAAGTTAAGGAGTGATATAAGGATACCCTCTTTCTTGAAGCATTATGATATCATAGGTGGTATCGTGAATGCCTTTGAGGGATGGTTGACGAACCTACAGGATAAATATACTGTTAACGAGGTAGGGGATCTGGCTATAAGCGAGTACGAGGATACGATGTCCAACTTACTTCACCGCCATATCCAAGAACAGTGGGATATTATAGTCAACCAACGTCTTGTTGAGGCCGGGCTTGATCCTACATACAATGAGTTTAATTCCGAGGAGGAACGTCAGGCTTACGCCCAGCAAATCCAGCAGGCCAAGGCGTCTATGACCCCTGACGATATCCAGAGGTTCATGAGCACCAGATGGAAGACGCAGGCGGCTGTATGGGGAGACCATACGATAGAGTCAGACCGTAGCCGGTTTTATATGGATGAGCTTGATCGTGAGAATTTCCGTGACCGGCTCCTTAGCGGTAAGATGTTCCGCAATCATTTCGTTGGATTTGACTATTATCGTCCGGAGGTGTGGAGTCCGATGGAGGTTTTCCATCCTGATGTGAAATACCCGCAATACGGATCTTATGTAGGCCGTCTTCATTATTATGAGGGTGTTGAGTTGATATCAAGATACGGCCATAAGATGACGGCCAAGGATAAACGCCGGATTATGGGCGGTGATGATGATTACGAGGGATGGGTATCCAATGACGGTACTAGGTATGATTGGAAGAAAAAGAAGCCGTCTATTACCGGTATGTATGAGAATGAGGTTATTCCATGGAAAGGATACCATGACTATGAGTCTATAGTCGCCGCTGAGGACTATTATGGTGTTCCTATGGGAGAGTACCATACCTTCGGGCCGGACGGGGAGGAACACACCCAGCCCCGCTTCTTGCCCCGCTTCCATCCCTTTGGCTATTTTAACTCTGACATGTCCAATGGCAAGAGATATGAGATAGACTCTCGCCTTTTTAGGGTTATGGAAGGATATTGGGTGTCCATGAAACCGGTATTTCTAATAACTTACATGACGGAGACCGGGATGGTTGATCAGGAGCTTGTAACTGATGAGTTGCTTCCGGAGTTCTTAGAGAAGAATGGTATAAAGAAAGTGAAGAGGGTCATGGCAGAAGCCGTCAGTGATCCTGAGGTGAACACCTATATCTTGGAGTATGTCCCTGAGGTTAGGTTTGGCGTTAAGATCACCGGAGGTAATTTAATGGATAAGCCTATATATATTGGTGGGGATCCAATACCTCATCAGATACATGGTGATAGCAGTCTGTATGATTATGTCATTCCGGTTTCTGGATTTATAGGGGCTAGTCTCGCTGATCGCATACAGCCGTTCCAGATGATGTATAACCTTGCTATGAACCAGCTATACAATAACGCCGAGAAGGAGATCGGTAAGTTCTTCTTAGGCGACTTAGGATTCCTGCCTACGGAATATAAGGATATGATGGACAAGAAGGGAGCTTTGGCTACTTTTATGCAGATCGTTAAGTCCGTCTCATTTATGGGTGTAGGTGGTAATGACACAAACAATCCTTACCAGAATCCGCAGATGAGCAGTATATATAATCAGTTCGGTGTATATGATCTTACTAATACGGATCAGATAAGATCCCGTATGGAAATGGCGTCTTACGCCTATATGATGGCTTATAGGATGATAGGTATATCCGAGCAAGCGATGGGTCAGTCAACTAGATACGAGAGTTCTACGGGCGTAAAACAGGGAGTTAACGCTACTATGCTACAGACCCAGACTTACTTTAATGATTTCGATGACTTCAAGAAACGGACATTGGATATTCATCTAGCCGTGGCTCAAGTATGCCAGAAGGAAGGATACGATTGGACCGTGATGTACAGGAACAGCGATCTGTCCTTGGCTTACGTCAGTCTTACGGATAATAGCTTGTCGTTACGTCATCTTAATGTTATGGCTGTCTCTAATTCCAAGAAACGTCTGGAATTGGAGAATTTGAAGCAATATATATTACAGACGAATACTTTGGGCAATGACTTGCTTGATATCACTAGAATGATGAATGCTAACTCGACGGCTGAGATGAATCAGATAGGAAGGGATGCCAGATCTTACGCAGATCGTGTAAGACAGGAGGAGTACCAGAATCAACAACGACTTGTACAGCAAAAAGCCGAGGCCGATCAACAGGCCCGTAATGACGAGCATGAGAAGGAGAAGGAGCTGGCTTATATCAAGGGTAACTTCGATTTACGGGGTAAGAGCATAATGGCCGCCGGTCAAGCGGCTAGGACACAAGATAACGAAGAGGGTATGGATTATGTGGAAGCTATAGCGGATCGAGCCTTGAAGGAAAGGGATCTGGATATCCGTGAGGAGGATATGAGAACCAGACAGGCTAATGCCGAGGCTGAGCGAAGATCTCGTGAGGAGATAGAGAAAAGGAAGTTGGAATTAAAGGAAAAGGAGATAGATGCTAGGAAAAAACGTTCTGATACAGATAGGTTTACGTCAATAATAAACAAGAATTGATTACAAGTTTTGTAAATATTTTTACAAAATCTGTAATCATTTTGGCGTAAAATTCTGTCATATACTATAATGGGCTTGATTTAATTGGTAATTAGATTAATGATAATTTTGTAAAAAGCAAAAAAGGAAATTGTATGAATGACATGGGTGATTTCGCTAAGGGTTTTAAGACCATGAGTGTCGAGGAACTTTTTTACCGTGGTGACGGTGATGGCGATAAGAATAATATCGAGGGTAAATATGATAAGGATGGTAATCCTATAGGTGATTCCAAGGAAGAGCCTGCCGACGGCGGAGCGGCTGACGGTGGCGGGGATAAGGGCGGCGATGCTACCAACCCAGACCCGGATTCTTTTGGCGAAGGCGGTGCTGATAATAATAACGTGGTATCAGGGTTTAACGGGAAATCTTTCTTGGAGAAGATGGCCGCCAGAGGTATCATAGACAGTATCGAGAACCTAGATATTATGGTAGATGATAAACCGGTCGATCTTTCTACTATCACTAAAGAGGATGATTTACTCGATATAGTGGAGGGATTGATCAAGGATAAGGCTGATGAGTTGTTGAAAGACAAGGTTGATACCGGGTCGATGTCTGATTTCATGAAGAAGATGATAGAGGTGGATAAGGCCGGTGGTAACGTTGGTCAACTATTAAGCCAATATCAGAGTATTCAGGCTCCGTTGGATAACCTTGATATGAGTAATAAAAATGATCAGCTTGCGGTTATCCAGCATTATTATAAGATGTTGGGTATGCCGGAAGATGAGATAAAGGATAATATGGAAATGATGATTGGTAAAGGCGATGAGTTTATCGAGTCTAAGGCCAATAAGTTCCATGATATCCTGAAAAAGGAGATGGATAACCTTATCGAGGAGGAGAAGAAAAAATCCGAGAAAAGGAAACAGGAGTTGATTGAGCAGATGAAGATCTATAAGAAAGGTCTTAAGACGTCTATAAGCTCAGGATTCCAGTTGACTGACACGATGATAGGTAAGGCTGTCGATTTCGTTACCAAGCCGATAGACAATCAAGGTCATACGGCTATAGATAAAGCTTATTCGGAGGCTATCAAGAATCCGGACATGGCCGCTGATCTGGCCTTGTTCTTGATGAATAAGGACGAGTTCCTTAAACAGAAAACTAACAAGGTTAAGATGGAGGTCAATAAGAAGACCATCACTCTTCTTTCTGGCAATAAGGGAGGAAAGCAGAATAAAAATAATATCGATAATGATACTATAGAGGCTAACTTCCTTGATCTGAGTGGATCAAAGAGTGTATAACATTAAAAATAAATAGAAATGAATCCATTTTTGACAAAAAGTTTTCCGGCTACCGTGAATGGTGATAACGTTATTGCCTTCACCGATGCCAAGAACTATAAGACTTCGCTCGTAGAGCATAACTTAGGCTCATTGGCGAGCTGGTATTATGAGGATCCTGATAAGAATCATTTGGGTCTTTTGAATCTGTTCTCTAATATCGCTAATTACCCCGTTCCGATGTATATGGGTATGATTAATAACGGCGCTACGATCTCCGTTAACGGTATTGGAGCTTCTTTCCGTTATGATCTTCCTGTTACAAAGACATTTGCTGTCGTTACGGCAGAGGATACTTCAGGTCATCACCTGAAACCTGGTATTGATGGTAGCTTGTTTGATATCGTTTTGAATACCTCTGAGTTTACGGCTTATGATGTCATCACCTATGACGCCGCTAACGGCTGTAATATCCTTATCTCAGGTGAGATCCCGTCTAAGACAGAAGGTGACTTGACACGTTATTGGTGTCATGTTATCGGTGGTAAGGCTAAATACTTCCCTAAAGAGAAATTACGTCCTGGTATCCGTTATTGGAAGATCGGTCATGCTCTTGGTGAGTACAGCACTCAGTTCTCTAAGGTATCTGGAGCTGACAAGGCCGGTTCCATGACCTGTGAGTTCCGTTTAGGAAACCACCGTGGTGTTGAAGGAGAGACAACTATGTATGCTGGTATGAAGTCCATGCAGGCCGCCCAGAACAGCACTTCAAAGTTTGTGGAGACCGCTCTTCGTCGTATGAATGCCATGAGAAGTGAGTATGAGGGTAATATTCCTGATATGGCTATTATCGGTAAGACTGTTAATGGTAGACTTGATTTGCGTACAGCTAAAGTAGCCTCTACGTTGGAGGTGTTCTGTATGGCTGAGTTGGTTAAGCTGGAAGCTAGACAGTTGATGTGGCAAGAAGGTGGTATTATCATGGATCAAAATGGTCCTATCCATTTGAATGAAGGTATCTATCGTCAGCTTCGCCGTGGTTACACTATCTACTATAGCCGCCCGATGGGTATTACTAAGGACACGCTTATGGCTGCCGCAGCTTATATTTTCCGTGGACGTCAGGATCTTCCTATTACGGAACGTAAGATTAAGTTCAAGGTAGGAGCTATGGCTATGATCAATTTAGAGAAGTTGATCAGGGAATCGTTCTTCACTACCTTGCAGAACTTAAGCTGGGGTATGGGAAGCGATAGGATGTTGCCTTCTAACCCTATCTCTGGTACTAATGACGCCATGATCTTAGGTCCGGTTCAGGTTAAGGGAGCTTTCATCCCGGGCATCGGCAATGTTGAGTTCGAGCATGATCCTTCTTTGGATTACGCTGACATGACAGATCGTAGCGAGTTAGTGAATGGTATGTATCCTAGATCCTCTTATTCTTGTATTATTGAGAATATCACTGACGCTGGATCGACTAACGCATATTCCGCTATTCCTAATACGGCTAACGCTAAGTTAGGTAATATGAACAACAACGTATTCTATATCAAACCAGAAGGTGTAAGTATGTGGTGGGGTTATGAGTACGGTCGTTGGGCGCACAAAGCTAACGGTAATGAGATCGTATCATCCTTGCCGGGCATGAAAGAGCAATTCTGGTGCCACTCAGCTTCAGCGGCTTGGGTTATGGATAACAGCAAGTTCTTGATTATCGAGCTTCAACCGAACTACTTCGGCTAAGTTTTTCATATATGTAATTTGGTTTTTAGAGGGGAGGATATTCCTCTCCTCTTTTTTTTAAAAAGTAACGCAAAAAGGAAATGAAAGAAATTTTAAAATCAAGGAAGGTATTGGCCGAGGTAAACGGTTTCAATATCATGTCAGATACCTTATATGAGGTTGTAGGCAAACACGATGGAAGTGCTCCTCAGGCCTTTCAAGACGCTAATATAGCTAAAGCTCCGTTCCCGGAGAACGCCACTCACGTATGTTGCCCTTGGGATGATTTCTCCAAGGCCTATAACACCGGTTTTTATCCAAGATCAAGATGCTATAATGGTCTTGACAAGAATGAGATCGACAGGCTCGTCAAACAGCGGGTAGATAATATCATGAAGCCTTTCGAGGAAATGTCGCAGATGGATCTATCTCAAACCAATTTAGAATTTTGGGATGACGCTAAGGATAAGATCTTCATGGGTAAGGTTTATAATACGGCTAATACCGTAGATCTATTTTATTTATATTTGGCTGTATTTTCCGGCATGTTGACTCCTCAGGAAATGGATGGCGATCCTGTCTTCATGAACTCCATGTTCTGTTTCGTGGAGAAAGACAATATGAAGGATTTCGTTCAGCAGCGTGAGATCAATAAGATGAACATCAGCTATAAGTTTATCAGCGCCCTTAAGAAAGGTGGAGACGATCGTCAGGCTGTCATCGATCTTCTTCTTTACATCGGTATCGTAACTCGCCCGGATTTCACGGAGGATGAGTATTATACAGGATCTCTATCAAACTGGATGAATGAGAAGAAGACCAATGTTGATTATCTGCTTGATATCTGGGATCGGTCATTGGAAGGTGATTTCAAGGAAGTTCTTGAGTTTTACCGTATCGTAAACGTCCTTCAACGTAACGGTCGTATCAACATGACTCCATCCGGATTACAATATAATGGCCAGATCATAGGACATGACGTTCGGACATCCGCTGAGTTCTTGGCTACCAAGAAAGACTTTATTAACATAAAGGCTAATGTATTGGATGAGTATGAGGAGATCATATCTATGTCTAATATCGATGATAAGTCCAAGACCAAGAAGGTTAAGGATATTAAGAAGAAGGATGACGTAGAGGAGGGTGATAAGGTTAAGGAGGAATAACGATGACAATCCAAGAAGCGTATCTAAGGTCTTTGCAGAAGAACGAGCAGAATTTAGCCAATGGCGGGATTAAGCTTGATCCTGGAAGATTTGTGCTTTTATTTAATGAAGCTCAAGATAGGTTGATAAGATACTATCTTAACAGGAAGGATGATGAGACCATCCGTTCCATACAAACTCTTCTGGTATACTGGGAATCGCTTAATAAGGGTAATCATATAGATGATCCTGAATCGACATCATTCGGTCTTCCTGATGATTATTTATGGTTCTCAAATATAAAAGGATCGTTTTCTTATAACGGATGTGAGGTTGGAGATTTTGTCATGTGGGAGGCTAAGAACGAGAATGTTCATGAGCTTCTTGGGGATGATAACAATAGGCCTTCTTTTGACTATCGGGAAACGTTTTACACCATAGGAGATGGGAAGGTCGTGGTGTATGAGGACGGATTCCGTACCGACGAAGTCAGGATGACCTACTACCGAAATCCGGTACGGGTGGATCTGACCGGGTATATCAACGCTGCCGGTATGCAGTCCACGGATATCGACCCTGAGCTGCCCGATCCTTTGGTGGAGGAGATTCTGGATATGGTTGCTAAACAATTCAGCCTTAACGAGAATGAATTGAATAGATATAGCATGGATAAGGATAATGTGGCTTCTTTCAAATAAACACCGTTAGTTTGATCATTAAGCCTACTCGGTAACGGGTAGGCTTTTTGTTTTACATAAAATGTAAATACTATATTATGTCGTATACTCACGACCTTATTTTATTGTGGTGATATTGTTTATCATTATGTTTGCGTTAGGTAAATGATTTTTAAATTAAAATATTGATAATATGTTGCACAGACCGCAAGATCGGGTACTTTTCGTATCCCCACATGCTAAGATGGTGGATGTTGATTCCATCTTCTTGAAGGAAGGACAGATCGGTATTTACGATACTAAAGATACTTCCGAGAACGGTTGTAAGGCCGTGATTGATTTTACCGGTAAGCCTCGTAACGACAAGCGTTATGAGATCCGTATCGGTCGTAATGAACAAGCGGCTTCCCGCTCTATCTATGATAAGGATTTTTCCACGCCGTTATTCTCTTTGAACGAGATCACGGAGATCTACGCTTCTTGGCCGAAGAAAGATCATGCTTATGTCGATGATGTTATCTTAGGATACAATGGTGTTTCTGATGACACGGCATTCTCAGTCTCCAAAGGAGACCGTATCGCTATCCGCTTGGTTCTCGCTGGTCGTGCCTTTGAGCTTCTTGGCTATGAGGAGGGTCGTGTAGAGATCAATGACGCCATTCTTTTGGATGATTGTGATAATACGCCAAATCAATGCGAGGAGTGTGATCCTTGCGAGGAGGTTGATTTGTTGCCCGCCGTATTGAAGTGTATTGAGCGGATGAAGAATCAACCTATTGCTGGTGGTGGCAAGTTATCTGATTATATCGATATTACTCCTGTTACAAGATGCACCAACGAGGCTACCGAACCTGACACGGAAGATGTCAACTTCTATTGTATGGAGGTATGTGATACTGGTGATGATCTGGCCTTGGCTGAGGTTCGCGCCCAATATCCGGGGTTGAAGATCGTACGAGAGACTATTGAGGGTAGCATGTCACGTTATAAGGTTATGAAGAAAGGGGCTAAACCTGCTGACTATACTCAACGTCTTATCTCTATCATGAAAGGATGTACAGACTGTCCTCCTAGCTATACGGAAGTTAAGGGTGGTTATCTTTATTCTATTTCTTTGGAGGATGATGGTGTTGATATGTCTACTACAGTAGAATCTTTACCTAACGTGGTAGCTGATACGGTTAATAAGATGAGCCAGATCAAGGGATCGGGTTTGTATATTGCGGCCACTTCTAAGAAATTGACGAGTGATGAGATTTCTGCTTTTGTGGAAGCTAATCCTACGGCTATCATCTATTACGTTGCTAAGACATCTGATATGTGTGAGAATCCTACGGTTCGTACCGCTTCTTGGTCAGCTTGTGGTTCTTGCAAGGTATCTACAGAAAAGTATTATATCACTATACCGGATGACGAGTGCGGAAACAGTGCTTTGGAGGAAATTCAACAGGCTTTCCCGGAACTGGAGATCACTGATTACGGCACTCCTGCGGCTTGCCAGCATAGCTTCCGGACAACGGTATATACCAATATGTTGTGCGATGAGTGTGACAAGGTATTTGAAGGATTCTTCACCAGCAATGCTCCGGCTTCCTATCGTAACCGTATGTGGAAGAAATTGGAGTCGGCTCAGGAACTTGGCTCTAACTGTAAGTGCGGTATCCGTTTCCGTGGCAAGGAAATGTTATTATCTCCGTCAGAGTGCTTGATGGATCAAATGACATATATCGAGGATAGCGTTGAGATCGTTGGCGCTAGCGGCGGTTATCCTGATTCTCTTGACGAGGGATCTCCTATCTGGTGGGATCAACTTCATTTCGAGAGACTGTCTAGCAAAGCCCCGCGTACTCATGTAGGCGGTAATATGATGGATGACGAGTTGAAGGGTTACGCTCATTTCAACGGCTTCCCGAAACATCAGGATTTCATGGGGCGGACGTTCATGAACGAATATAGTCGTGTAGAGCAAACGGCTCAGTACGTTGACTTCCAGATTACGCTCAATCCTCATAGATACGCTCAGGGATTCGGAAAGGTTATCGCCGATGATCCGGTTAACCTGATCTTACGTGTACGCTATGGCGCTCATGAGGGTGTTCAGGAGATGATCAATATGATCGGTGCTGCCGCTGGTCTTGGTCCGGCCATCGTAACCGAGCCGAAATAAAGAACCTTTTTTGCGTTCATATATTTCCTAAAGGGGAGAGATTCAATTCTCTCCCCTTTTTTAATCTATAATAAATGGTTGTGATGGAGGAGTGAAGTTTGTCGTGTATCTAGGTATGTTTGATATTCTCATCTCGTCTATAATACCGCCTGTCATATTATCGCTAGACCCTGTTCTTCCTCCTATACATATATCGTAGTCTTGTTTTGATATGTTTTTTTTTCTTGTTAAATTTATTTATACCATTAATATATAATCCACATGATTTGTTATTAGATGATAATGCTATGTGATTCCATCCTATCTCTAAGACAGAAGAGCTTACGCTTTCATAATTGTCGAAATTTCCATATATGATATTATCATACCCTATATAGAAGGCAAATCCTGTAGGGCTTCCTGCTATATCAGATGTTATAAATCCTTGTTTTGAACTTTTATTCGTGCAATAATACCATAGTTCTATGGTATAGTTCCCTTCGGATATAATATCCCAGAACCATTGTGATTGGTCGAATATTATAGGGGCGCTGTCGAATTTAGCGGCTTGATCAAATTTTCCTGAGACATATGATCCCCCCCCCCCATGTGACAGGACCTACGTTCTTTCCGATATATTTGAAATCATTGTTAAAATGAAATAACAATATCGTGTTGTTGGCTTTTTTGTTAAAGAACATTTTTCTTCTCATACATCTTATGTTTTTAATTACGTTCAAAAATAATTATATATATCTTTGAGGTGAATAATTAAACGATATAATATGTCCGCTATTAATGAGTATTTAAAGAGACTGGCTTCTATATTCGGAAGCATGGGTTTCTCCGTTCCGCCAGATGACTTCTCAGGGGTTGTAATAGACGGAAAGACGTATCCGGTCATGATGAGGAATGACGGGTGTTACGTTTACTTCGATGATAAAGGAGTAAAGAGACTTGTAAGCGATGTCCCTAGAAAGGACTATCAGTTCATTAACATCAAAGACGCCCGTGTGTCGATCGTCAACCAATGCTATCGTACTCCGGGTGGTCAGGTAGAGGCTCGTATCCATACCTATATGAATAATAAGGGGGAGATACTGGCCGAGAAGATATTTATTGTCAACTCCTCGGATGTTGATACTCCTATCGGTACGGAATTAGATAAGGTTCCTGCCGAATGGGTGGCTATAGATTGTAGTATAGCCGAGATGACCGATCGGGAGTTGATATTCGTAAGTAAATGTTATGCCACGGAAGGGGGCAAGGTCCAGATCGAGGGCGTAGAGTCAGTTGACCCCCGACTGAATCCCGAGGTATCCCATTACGAGGTGGTGAATACGACAGACGATAGTAATCCTATCGGTACGGAGTATGACGCTATCCCCGACACATGGAATCGTATAGTATGTGATTTCCCGGACATGACCCAAAGGGAGATAATACCGGTTCTTAAATGTTTTGATACCGGTACCGGGAGAGTGCAGATAGAGGGATATAAGATATTTGATTATGAGATGGGTACCAGAAAGGAATGGTATCGCATCAAGCAAAGTACCGATCCTGATAATCCGGTAGGTAATTTTATCACCAGCATAAGCGATGACTGGGTTGAGGTCGTTTGTGACTTCACGGATATGGAGGATCGTGATATTGAGGTAACTGTAGAATGTTATAAGACACCGGCCGGTAAGGTGAAGCTGGAGGTTCTCACGTCATGGGACGGGAATATAGGGGTTAGGGATAAGAGTTATAAAGTCCTGGAGACTACCGATCCGTCACAGCCTGAGGGTGCCAGCTTCAGTTCCTTGCCAGATACGTGGGTAAGGACTGTCTGCGATTTCGACGATATGGAAGAGCGTGATATTAGGTCTTACGTTGAATGCTACGATGGAGGTAACGGTCATGTCAAGCTTCGTAGACTGGTTTCCTATGACTCCAAGATAAAGGCCAGATACATCCGTTTCGAGGTCCTTGAGTCGGATGACGCCAGCTTCGTCCCGGGGGCCGGCCTAGCTACCCTCCCCGAGGGTTTCTCTTTGGTTCCATGTGATTTCACGGACATGGAGGATAGAAACGTTCAAGTATATCGTGAGTGTTATCTCTTCAAAGGACAGCGTATCGAGGTGGATAAGGTTGTCTCTTATGACGGTGATCTAGGTGATAGGAAAGCCAAGTATATTGTACGTGAGAGCGAGGACGGCACTATCTTAATAGATCAGGAATATGATGAGATCCCTTTTGGATGGAAGAGATCTCCTTGCGAGCTTGAGAACCTTCGTGACAGGCATGTATCTTACTATGATCAGTGTTATGTTACGGAGAACGATAAACGGGTTAAGATCCATAATATCATTATATATAACTCTTTAGGATATGAGTATTATCATTTCTACGAGGTTACGCAGTCAGAAGACGATAAATATGAGGTAGGTGATATTAACTCCTCTATGATTGATAAATGGAGTAGGGTTGAGTGTGAGATGCCTGATATGGAGAACCGGGTCTTGGATACGGTAGAGACATGCTACGATACCGGTAAAGGTACGGTCAAGATCAGGCGTCAGGAAATTATTGACTATAAGCTTAATGTCCGAGAATTTGATTATAAGATCGTGGAGTCAACCGATCCTGATCATCCTACAAACACCACCCCTACCCAAGATACGGTTAGTGGTTGGACGGTAATAAGCTGTGACCTTAATATCATGGAGGTAGATGACTGCTATGAGGTTGGTGGTCATAAGATCCATTTAAAGGGATTCAGGACGGTCAATCCGGCGTTACAGGACATTAAGTCCATATTGTATGTCGTGTATTCCGATCACCCTGATTATCATGCTGGAGATGAGCTTAGTTCTATCCCTGAAGGGGTTAAGGTCACGATCTGCGATTACGCGGATAAAAGCCAAAGGCATATGGTCCCGGTGCGCGAGTGCTATGAGGTAGATGATGGCCGGTTCTATGTAGAGGGAAGCAGGTTGGTGGATAACAATATGGTCGTTGAGCGGATGTCGGTGATGGTGCTGGAGTCATCCTCCCCGACCTACCCGGTAGGTACGACACTGACCTCCATTCCTGATGGCGCTACTATCGTGGCTTGTTTATGTCAAACCTGTTAATTCTCTAGCTATGGTAAAAGTATGTAATGATTATTTTATGATTGACGCTTTAGCCGGAGGTCAGGTCATAAGAAAGAGAAAATATCGTCGTGAGAATACGATGATCGGATATAAGTGGTATGATTATAATGGGGTTGAGGTTATCGACCCCATTGAGATATCACGTCTTGATAGTCTGGCTACCAAACATCAGCGTGTGGATCAGGCTTACGATGACCATGCTGTTTTCATGTCATCAACCAACTACGTTAATAGCGTATCTGGTATACCTATGGACAAACATATGGTTGTAGTCGAATGGAGGCCGGAAAGCGAACAGGGGTTTGTTACGATGGCTCATGAGCAAGGTCTGGAAGGTGATAGCTATTATATCGTTGTCATCAATACAGGTGATAAGCAAGCCACGATCTATACTCCGGTAGACCCGGAGGAGCCAAAAGAAGGCGCTACCCGTGCCGAAGATGACGCCAGCGTCTCTGTTGGAGGATCGTACGTATCTATATCTCCAAGGCAAGTGGAGAGAATAAGAGTCACGTTTAGGGGCGGGAAGTGGTATTATGAGCTGGTGACTAAAACATATCCTAGCAATACCGGTGGTATTAAGATCGGTGACGTGGATTTCGTTACGTTCAGATATTTGTGGGACGAAAGTTCAGGAAGGGATTTGGATACCATGACAGAGGCTCTTAACTCGAATGTTCCTACCATAGATAATTTAGGCGTAGGATTCGCTGGTCCCGGTAATAATGACGATCATGTAAGAAGCGTACTTAAATGGGGAGGAGACAATACCGGATCAGGCAAGGAATGTGTATGGATGTCGGTAAAGGATCTTCGTGCTCAATATTATGATATATTACCTGAAGAGACTCAGTTTATAGCCTACTCCACATGGTTTGGATCCAAAGGTACTGGTAAGTGTTCTTTTGAGCTTGTAGGGTATAAGGGCGGTACGATGAGACAGGATGGGTATAACTTTATCAATACCGGAGGATCTGTCGTGTATCAAAACACATATGATTTTATATGCAATACTAGTAAGGGGGCAAGTACATATAAGACTTCTTATCAGAAAGTAGCCCGTATTACTTATAATAAGCTCACCAATGAGGTCTATATGTCTATAGGCGATGCTATAGATCAGGAGGATAATTATGATAAGCTGGAGCGGGAGATCAATAATATAAAGGAAAGACTTAGCGATGTCGAGAGCGAGTTGGCTGTCGTAAGACGTATAGCCGAGGGCAAGAACACGGCGTATATCTTTGATACGGTCGATGCCATGAATGAGTGGCTGGCGGTTCCGGAGAACACGGCTAAGCTCCGTGTGGGGGACAGCTTCTGGATCAGGGAGCAGGATGTGCCTGATTATTGGTGGGATGGAGCTCAGGCTTTAGAGCAGGAAGGTCCGAAGGTGGATTTGTCTCCTTATTATACGAAAGATGAGATTAATAATATTGTTAATGATATCAACCAGAAGATAGAGGATAAGAGTACGTCGATCATCTTTGATTCCTATATCCAGATGAAGTCTTTTGTGGATGATCCTACCAATGCCGACAAGCTTAAGGAAGGTACCATCTTGTTGATACGAGAGAAAAACGTACCTGATTATTATTACGATGGAGCCGGGATAGTTAAGATGGAGGCTGACGTAGAACAATGTCTTTACGTTACTTTAGCCAATAAGCCTACGGAAAGCACCGTTAGTTATACCCAAGATCGGGAGGTGACTGATTTCGCTCCTGGAGCTATAGCTAGATGGGTTGACGCTGACGGTAATGACGTGTTCTATAAGCTTGTGGAGGTAGTAGGAGGCAAGGCTAAGTGGATTACCCTTATCGATACTAAATACGGTAATGTGACGCTACAGAGCACTTATGACAAGAACTATGAGATCGTGAATATCGTATCTGGATCACGTTTACAAGCTATAAATAGCGATAAGGATGAGATCAAGTTCGTTAATAGCGCTACCGATAATGTTACTGTCGTGTTGAATGGTACCGTATCAGGGGGAGCCAAGAAACTTACGAGCCTGTTGGCCGTGAACGAGGTGGTTCTTACACCGGGGGCGGCGGCATCCTTTACCCGTACCGGCGAGAACTTCACCCTTTCCGATCTTTTTGGCGTTACTATCTTCCCGGATCTGGCGGATGCCAATCGTGAGGGTGAGTGGGTAATGAGCGTAGGTGTAACCGGAAAACCGATCCTTATGGAGGTAAAGGAGATGAGGAAATGGGATGAGAGTATTGTCAGGGAACTTACTATTGATGAGCTTAACGAGAAGTTCCCTAACGTGGATATCGGATTCGCTGTCGTATGCAAGACCATCAACAAAGTATATGAGATGGTTAATGGATATAAGGAATGGGTGTCTTATGATATAACCTCAATTAATTAATATTATGGCTTTTTTGGCAGGATACGACACGGTAGCGTCCTATGTCACGTTTATAGTGAATGAGGATAGGTTTCCTTGTTATGATGGTAAGGGTGCTGATTATATACCCGATCCGATAATATCAGCGGATGCTTTTAATCGCAGTCTTAGGTTCTCGACAAGAAAGCCAGGATTCGTGGACGTTGATTGGGGAGACGGGACAAAGGATCAATATCCTTTAGTTAAGGTATCTGATGGTAGTTATAGGATTGTATTCAGGTCTCTTGACATTGAGTATAAGAAGAATCCGGATGATACCGTATGGTGGTATAAGAAAGAGGATGGCTCACAATACATACCGGTTCCCCCACATAAGTATAGCGATATCAGGCGTAGGGAGGTTACGATGAGGTTCTCTAACGTAATTGATGGGGAATTTAATATGGATGGTATTGTCCTTCATGAGTTCCCTATAACTAATCTTCCTGATATAACTTATTTTGCTGTGATTAGATCCGTTTTAAAAAATGGAGATATTCCATATGACAGGATAAGCAAGAGCGTTAATCTTCGTAATATACAGATGGGAGCTTTTTCTCATTCTGGTGTATGGAGTAATTGGCCAGAAGGTTTTTTGAACATGAAAAACCTGAGGTATTTCGGATGCAATAGCGTTTTTAATTTCGGGGATGATCCTGATTCTAATTGGAGAAGGTTCTCTGAATGGAAGAATCTTGCCGAGTTTAATTTCAATTGGTGTAACATCCCTTCTTATGATCCTGCTTTTAATTCTATTCCGGCTGTGAATATAAGTATTATAAGCGATAGGAATAATATACCTGTATTTGATGAGGTGGATAAGGTAGGGGATGATAAGGCGGGCGTTACTTTTATGGGTAATGGTAGCTCATGGAAACAAGATCTGGTAGGAGGGAAGTTAAATAAGATCCATAATATGTATTGTTCTTCAAGTACGGTGCCGGTAGACGATCTTCCGGATTACTTGTATGAGATAAGGGAATTTAGGATATGGAATTTGCGTGATGGTGGTAGATTTATAAATACGCAGGAGAGGGCTGATACGTTCGTTAACACGTTTTATGATAAGATGATGTCCTGGGATTATATAACGATGTCTCAGGTGGCTTCTGACGGTAACAGGAATCAGTTTTATAAACTTACCTTAGATTTATATGCTGCCGTATCTCCTACTAATAAGAGACCGTCTGGCGTTTATCAGGCTCCTAATGGGTTTGTCAAGGGGGTTAGTAATGGTAATCCTACGACGCCTATGGAGAAGGTGTATGTGCTTACCAACAACTACGGGCAGACATGGGTCTTGGCCCCTGCCCCAGCTTCTAAGGCCGCCCTTACGAGGGCAAGGCGGGCGGGGAAGACTAGGATCGCCCCGTTCGTCCTTGGCGTAAAGGACGGTCATGTATCCGTATTCAGCGGAGACGTGTTGGATGATAATATGAGTAAGTATAATTTCGCCGACAAATACGAGGCTATGGATATCTGTAACGATCTGGGATTGGACAGCTCACCGGTTGTCGAGTATTTCAGGAGAATAGAGGAGGGAGAGGTATGAAGTTGATATGCAAGGATACGAATAAAGGCTCTATAACCTTTTTTACTAAAGGCAAATATGCTTTTAGGGGCGTTAGCAGGAATGATACTACTGATGACGTGCCTGATCCTATATTTGATGTTAATAATTACAATGAAAGTATACAGTTTTATTCCAAGACCCCAGGAATGTGTGAGGTCGATTGGGGTGACGGGAATAAAGAGCAATTCCCTTTCGTGAAGGATAGGAGCGAATCCATATACGGGCGATATAGGTTGATGTTCAGGAGAAGGGATATAAGTTATCGTAAGAATCCGGATAGCCATCCATGGTGGTTTTATAAGGAAGATGGGAGTGAGTATATCCCTGCGCCTAATCATGCTTACGCTGATGGGCTAGATAAAGAGCGGGTCATTACCATGACTTTTACGAATGATATTACATACGTTCAAACAGTAAGGATAATGATGGTAGGATTCCCGATATTAGACGCCCCAAGTATTATCAACTTAATCTTATCCATTACCGGCGATGGTAATATAACCGATATTCCTAAAGATAGGATACGTAGATCGGTAAATATAGAGTATATAACACTTAATGAATTAGGTGTAGGGACATTGACATCCATACCAGACGATTGGGATAGGTTGACTAAGTTAAAAGGCATTAATTTAAGTAGAACGGCTGATTTTAATGATACGGAGTCTTCTAATATAAGGAAATTCCCCTCTATGTGGCCTAATCTTGTAACATTATCTTTGGCAGGTTGCAGGGTTAGGGTATATCCAAGGGAATGGCTGTCTTTTAGCAAGCTAAAAGAATTATATATATCCCCGGGAGTGGCCATGCCATCGTTTGACCCTAATACATGCCCGGCTATGGATGAGGTGGATAAGATAAATCCTAGCTTAAGGACCTTCGACCATATAAATGAATGGTATGGGTCTGTCGTGAGCTGGCATCCGTATATGATCGGCAAGGGGCTGGAAAATATCACTAGCCTTACCGCCTCATATGGCTATAGTAATATAGATGTAAGTAATCTACCGGATTATATATATGAGATGAGATCTATGAGTAATTTTTATATGCAAATCTCCTTGTCAACCCAAAGTCGATGTGATACGTTTATATCAACATTATATGAGAAGGTGATGGGGTTTGATTATCTCACTATGTCTTCCTCTGCTTCCGATGGCAAAAGGAATCAGTTTTATGGATTGTATCTAAGTATGTATTCGGCTGCCAATCCTATTGATAAAAGGCCTAGTGGCGTATTACAGGCACCTTCTGGTTTTATAAAGGGTCAGTCTAATGGCTCTCCATCGACTCCTATGGAGATGGTTTATGTGCTTATGAATAATTATGGATGGAGGTTTAGTATGGCGCCAGAGGCTTCGGTGTTAAGGTCAATACGATCTTCTGATATTGACACGAGGTCGTATAAGCCATATAAGCTTATCGTATTTGACGATGGGCGTACCTTTGTAGGCAATGGAGATGTTTTAGCTCATGATACGGATAAGGTATTATCGTTTGGGGGTCAACCAGAAGGGGAGTATTTATGTGATTCTATGGGATTGGACAGGAATGTTATTGTAGAATATTTTAACAAGATAGGTAATGGCTAAGACATTATATAAATATGAGGCTTCATCAAATAAGTTCGTGTGGTTCACTACATGGGACAGGGCACTTAGAAATTTTTATACCGATGATTATAATTATGTACCCGATCCTGTCGTTAATAATCCTTTTAATACGTTTGTTGAGTTTAGATCCAGAAAGCCCGGTATAGCTAATGTGGATTGGGGGGATGGAATAAAGGAACAGTTTCCTATGACCAAGGTTCAAGGGGAGGATAATTATCGTATTATATTCCGTTCTTTGGCAATACAACACAGGAAAAATCCCAATACTACGTGGTGGTTCAGGAAGGAGGATGGATCGCAATACGTACCTGTGGATAATCATGCTTACGCTGATGGGAGGAGGGACGTACAACGGGCTGTGTCGATAGATTTTACTTGTGATATTTATTATGCCAATATTGAAATTTGTAAGATGACGGCTTTCCCGATCGTAGATATTCCAGGTCTTGAATTTTTGGTCGTATCGCATACGATGTATGTTAATGATGGCATACCGGTAGATAAATTGTCGAGATCTAATAAATTAATTTATATAGAGCTTTCAAATGTAGGGCAAAGAATGACTGAAATGCCTGAGGCTATAACTAGTAAGACTGAGGTGTATTATTTAAGTATGTTTAATATGCTTGATCTTAGGGATATAGAATCTAGCGGGATAAGGAATATAAAGAATATGAAAAATCTTCAAACCCTTGAATTGTCTTCATGTTATTTGGATAGGTATATAAAGGAGTTTAATGATCTTCCTAAATTAACTTCGTTGAATATAACTCAAGGCCCTTCTGATATGTGGAATTATTTTGATATAAACACCCTCCCTTTTTTTGAGGTAGATAAGATAAATCCTAACATTACTGATTTTATTTTTTTAGATGACTGGAAGAATGGAGAGAGGAGGACGGGTTGGAATGATGATAATATGTCTGGAAGGGGATTGGAACATCTTACTAGTTTCATTGCAACTAATAGCAATAGTCTTAGAATGGATAAGCTTCCGGATTATATTTATGAGATGAGGGCTATTACACGGTTTAACGTGAATACATCCACTCATAGCCAAAAAAGATCAGATGATTTCGTAAACTCCTTCTACGACCTTGTTGTAGGATGGGATCAGATTACTATGACATCCGTGGCTAAGGATGGGAAGAGGAACCAGTTCTATAGTCTTTCGGTAAGCATGTATAATGCTATTTCTCCAACCGAAAACCAGCGTCCTTCCGGCACGGAGCAGGCCCCCGAGGGATTCGTGAAAGGCCAGTCCAACGGGTCTCCCGCTACACCTATGGAGAAGATATATGTGCTAAAAAATAACTACGCCCAGAGATGGACGATAAAACCGGCTTAATATGGATAGAAATGATATCATAAAAGAACTTGGATTGTATTTTGATATAGTAGAATTGGTATGTCCTCATACGTACAATAAGTGGAAGGACAGATCGTGGCAGTTCCTTGACACAGGGTTTCTCCATAATTTACTTATATTGCGTAGGGATATAATCAAACAGCCTATGTATTGTAATAACTGGGATAAGCAAGGACAGCTTTCCCAGCGTGGTCTTAGATGCAACATGTGCCAGATTGTCAAGGATAAGAAGGATGTTTATCTATCCGCTCATGTGTTGGGTAAGGCTGGGGATTTCGATGTCAAGTCAATGACGGCGGAACAGGCCAGAGGCTTGATTTTGGATCATCAAGATATGTTACCATATCCTTTCCGGCTTGAAGGGAAGGTGGGTTGGTTGCATTTTGATAGTCTTGACACGAGGAACGGTATACATGCCGTGGTGTTTTAGGTACTTAATGGTATAGTAGTTAACTTTGCGAGTAGGGTATAAAATGAAAGACAAAGACATGATAGAGCGAGTGGGGGCTTTGTGGAATATTGCGCTTGCGTATGGTGCCTCTTGTTGGGCTTATTTCCAGCCAGTACACCATTTATTGACCGTATTACTTATAGTATTAATAGCGAATTTCTTGGCTAGGTTAGCGCAAAGCGTAAGGGGCTGGAAGCTCCGACGAAGCCGTAGAAGACGGTTTAGTTTTAAGAGATGGCTTAGGGAGGTCAGGTTAACTGATATTCTTAAGGAGTTCGCTTTGTCTTGTTTTATAGTAATGACATTATGTGTTATATATAAGACGCTATACCCGATCGAGGAGGAGGCTAGTATGATACTTACCGTAACCAAATATGGTGTGTATATAGCCCTTGTGGGATATGTCATGCTTTTCTTGAATACCATAGGGGATACTTTCGCTGACGCTTATTTGGTTAAGGTATTCAAGGCCGTATTTAAGAGGATAAACGTATTCAAGATGTTTAGTTTTTCCAAGAACATACCTGACGAGACGTTTGACAATATAAAGAAGATTGCTGATGATGAGGTTAAGGATAAGTCTTAGGGCGATTTTTTGTTTAGGTCTGTCGCTGTCCCTGTCCTCTTGCGGAAGCAGGAGGCAGGTTAGCGAAACGTCTATTGATAGCCGGTTGATCAGCAGGATAGAGACGATGATAGATGAGGTCATGGATCGGAAGATCGTAGAGATCAAGACATCTGATCTTAATGCCGATATTGTTATAACGGAGAGGAAGTTCGATACGGACAAGGATGTTGATCCTGCCACGGGGGAACGGCCGGTGTCCTCGCAGACAGATACCCATATCGTCATTGGCCGGCGGGACAGCACGGTGACGGCCGATTCCGTTGGAGTCAATAAGACGAGGAATGATATAAAGGATTTGGACAATAAGATAGATATCAAATCTAAGGATGTAGATGATAAGAAAGAATCAAGATGGCCTATAGTATGGATAGTAGCTGGTATCTTGATGATATTGTTGGTATTGGTATATATATTAAAGAGGATAAAGATTTTATGAGAAGAAGAATGTTGAATAATAATAATGATGATCTTGTTGATGAACATACAAGGTTTTTGATGAGATTTGATAATAATTTTAAGGTTGATGGATACCCCCACCCTAATATTGAGGATGGTTTAAGCATCAAGGGAGGGGAGTTCGCTACAGATCTTACAAGGACTGGATACAAATACACGAATACGTCCGATTCTTATGGAATGATCGATACATCCAATGTATTGTCATCCATTTATTTTAACGATGGAGATCCATTTACTATTGATTTTTGGTATAAGCCATTAGCTATCATTGATGGCTGCGCTGTTGGTCATGAATGGTTTAATGGTATTTTTTATTTTGGCATAGCAAATGATAATGGCTTATGTTTGTATTTCGCCACTTATAGAGGATCATATGGGATCAATGTAGGTAATGTAAATGTTGGTAGATGGTATCATGTTGCTATGGCAAGGAATATTGATAATAAATTGTTTTGTTTTATTAATGGTATTCTTGTGGGGCAGTTACAATGCCCTAGTTATTCGTTGAGGTTATATAATATAGATTTTAATAGACAAAGGGATGGCAGTAATAGAGGATCTTTTGTGATAGATAATTTTAGGATAAGTGATGTAGCTAGATGGACGTCTAATTTTGATCCTCCTAAATGAAAAGGGATTATGATCTACCATAATCCCTTGCCATTCATCCTTACCCACGTACCAACCAAAACCAAAATGAGGTCAGTCCCGGATTCGAACCGAGGTAGATGGTTTTGCAGACCACCGACTAAACCACTCATCCAACCGACCGCATCGCGAATATAAAATTTTGTCTTTGACCAAACAACCTCTTTGACCAGATTTTTACTCAACTAGAATATCCCTTAAAGAAAATCCCTTATCTAGTATACTGTTTGAGGAAATGTCTTTTCAAGGTCTACACTTATTGACACCAAAAGGAAATGTGGCGGCTCCGTGAGGCAGGGCAGGAGGTATCCCCACACGGCCGGCCAGGAGCGGAGCGACTCGTAGCCCACCTCCCTTTTCCCCTTGGCATATTACGCTTAAGCGTTGGAAAGAAGTAAGCATGTCAATATATTAACGTCTGATATAGGTAGTTATTTGTCGATCAAAGATCCATCGATAACATAAGTATGTGTCAAAAATACACTAAACTAAATCATTGATATACATTATTATTAAGATCTTATATTTTCAATCTACTACAGATTATTAAGTTAATGTATTTAAGTTATATACTTTAGATAATAACAAAGCGTTAGCTAACTCTTTTTAATCAATCAACTTATGAAATAAATAAAGAAAATCTTTATAATGAGACTCCCTTCTTAAGGGGCGAAAGTTTCCTATGTCACATGTCACAAAATAGACAACTGTGTTTATAAAAGAAGGTGGATAAATAAATGCATCTCTTTTCTTAACTATCCCTACGATAGTCTCCCTACGCAATGTCCAAGTTGGATTTCGACCATAGCGATCGCCGTAAAAAGCCGTGATCATAAACAAAAAAAATGAGTACTTTCACAAGCACTCATTTTGAAATGACAAAGTTTTTAGTATCTTTGTACTATACAAAAAAATAACATATGGCAAATTTAACATTAATATTCGACCAATTCGTATCTTTCTCTGAAAAAAAGAGGATGTCAGAAGAAAATAGAGCTTTGAGGAGGGATTCCGGCAAGGTCATCCTACCTTATTTGCTTAATGACAATGCTAATCCTTGTTGCGATAACCCTAGGATAAAGCGTCAATCATCATCCAAGTCAGAGATACTTGAGAAGCCGATATCGGAGACGTTGATAGGCATTCTTATCATATGTCTTGACCCTATAAGGTTTAGGGCGCTGGGGGTCCAATACAACATCAAGTGGTTCTATTACTTTGTGAATGAAATAGTTAATTACTATATCAAGCATCATCGTTTTGGTGGTGATAATCTTGCTTATCAGATAAAGTTAGTTAGGTGGCTTTTGATCAGTTATGTTAACGTGGCTGTTGTACACGGTTATTATGCTATGGTGAGGAAGGCGAAGAAGGAGCATCCTGATCTTTTTGTGCATAGCAACAATGCGAGGTATTATTATTGGGACAATTGCCCTCCTAAGCATCGCAAGCTAGAGGATGAACGAAATATAAATAATCCTACCTATAAAGCCCATGAGTGCAATAGGAAGCGCGCCGAGGATATCAAACGTGTTGTTTATGACTCCATGGATTCGATCAGGAAACGTGACCTTAAGGATTTTGTGTCCTCCAAGAACAACGGGGTGAGCATTTCTTTTAAGGAAAAGGTTCAGAACAAGGTCAGGAAGAAGGGTTTTGGTAATGTCAGTATCAAGACCATAGAGAGGGCTATAAAGAGCTATTTAGATGAGCGTGGTGTCACTTTCTCTGAGTTCGTCGATGGGGTGAGGAAGTTGGATAGGAAGATAAAGGAAGTCAAGTCCGCTTTTGGCAAGGTTAAAAGGATTAAGATTTTTGGCGTCAAGGCTTATGATTATGTGTCTGGGGATGAGATAGCTGATGAGTTTGGCATGGCCGCGTTGTCTGATGAGGTGTGGATTCCTGATAATAGCACACCGTTCCTTGACGATTATATTGAATCGCAGTATTTGTCTAACAATTTTAATTTCTAATATTATGGTTAATATAAAATCACATGACTTTTATACGGTGTTTGATGATAAGAAGCAACTTTTTAAAGTATCATCATTATTTGATTCTTTAGATGAATCTGAAGATATAGTCAAAGATTTGATGGATTCTGGCACATTCATGTATATTGTTGACGAACGACTGTCTATGATATGGGTGGATATATTTATGATGATAGAGCTTCTTGGGGAATATGATGGTGGGGATGTTAAGGATTTGGCTATTAAATGTTCTTCTCTCTATTTGAAAGATAAGGTGATGCGTTTAATTGTCGATTATGTCAATTGCGATTCTGATGATTATGATGATAGCGTTGATCCTATATTGAGTTATTGTAGCAATCTTATTCATAGTGGTGATGGGAATATTGATTATCTGCCATTGTCCGACATGGTAAGTTTGAATGTAGGAAATTATATGTCAGATGACATGTTGAAGCTATTTGATATTGCCAAGGAAGACAATCGCATAATATCTATATTGTTTGTTTTGTTAAGTAGACCGTATGTTGACGATTATGGTTTTTTTACTCTTACCGATTTGCTTTCTATGATGATTGATAAAGGTTTTATCGGTGATCGTGATGATATAGTTAATGCCTTAGGGTTTATCTAAAAGTAGGTTTATTGTATTGGTATGACCCTATTTTGTATCTTTGCTTAAAAGTAGTAAAGATGAATCAGATAAATATCATACCGAAGATAATTCATGATAAGTTCGCCGCAAGGATTATCATGGATGATTATGATATAGAGAAACCTATCGTTATTACTGTCGTGGCTAGACGTAACGATGGTGAGTATAATACCCAGATATTGACATACCCGACATCTGGCGTTGATTATGAGGGTAATGTAAGGATGGTGTTTTTCGATGTCGCTAGGTCTCATGTTTGCCAGATAACATCGGTGTTTATCAACGGTCATGAGGTCAAGACATATTATACCGATGTCCCGGATCTTGATATGCAGGCTCGTTATGACGATAGCTTGTGCCGGTACGATAAGAAGGTTAACATGAATGATATTCGGCTGTCATTTCAGGTGCTAGAGACACGTGATCCTAAGGTGCTTCAGGTATTGGATGAGTCTGAGTGGGGGCTACTGGAGGACAGGAAGGCGATTATCGAGATCACTACGCCGGGCATGTCCGACCCCGTTACGTTGTTCCTTGGCAAGAATCAGGTCAATACCTTTACTAGCCTAACACTAGGCCTTAATTGCTTTAATTACGATGATTGTAATGTCAAGTACCTTGATCTACCTGATGGTATATATGATATCAAGATCATAGGTAGCCCTTCTACTTACAACTTCAGTCGCAAGTATCTTAAGACGGATCTTATACGCAGACGTCTTGATCGGCTATGGATTAAGACTGATGTCCTATGCGAGGACAAGGATAAGGATCTTATAAATAAGATACAGGAGATGGAAACACTTATGGTCGTGGCTGAGGCTAACGTCAGGCTGGATAATATAGAGGCGGCTCATGAGATCATTGATCGTGTAGGAGAGCTTCTTGAGATGGCTACTAATTGCGTGGATTGTTGAATTTTAAAGATATAATTATGGGTTGTAATACTTGTAAGGAAAAGGCGTTAAAGGCCGAGAGAGAAAGGATTGAGAGAAGTATGATGAATCGTCCTTCTTCTACCGTTGTTAGCGATAGGGAATATGCTTCTAGAAGCACCGCCGGTTGTATGGTCATGCTCGATCCGTTGAAGACAATGGAGCGTGACGTGGTGAGCATATACAAACAGACCCGTACCATAGGTGACGTGGGTATCGTCTATCTCAACATGCAGAAGAAGATCCGTGAGTGGATCAAGAACCTGCCATATGGATGCCCGCCTGATGAGGAGGTACAAGAAATGAGAAAGGAGATTCTGGATGGGCGCGCAATCTATATCAAACCTTGATAGAATAGATCTATGTAAGGTCGTAGATGAGTGGTTATCTTGCCAATGGGGTAGATACATGAGGTATCATAGGTATAGGATCGGGGACAAGCCCGATGTATCTTATTGGGGGAAGATAATTCGTCTGCAAAGGTCATTATGCGATAATGATTGCGGGTTATGCCCGGATGAGATAAGATCGTTAAAGGAACATATTAACAGGTTGCTAGTATGAAAAAGTATAATTGTTCACATATAACTCCGTCCACTTGCGTGCCTTACGAGGGCGATCTTCCAGAGTGGTCAAAATATAAGGACTCTGGTGAGTGCGTTATGATCTCCGACGTGATAGAGGAGATCTATGAGGAGCTTATCCGTATCAGGGAGGCTATAGATGTCCGGGATCTTGGTGAATCTTGCGTGAAGGTAAATGGTGATAAGACTGTAGCTAAAATCCTTTATGCGTTAGAGGATAAGATATGCAATGGGTAACGAGCCATAGTCCAAAAATGGACGATGGTGATAATCAGATGTATAGATATTGATTTATGAGGATTGCTAGATGTTAAGCCACTGTAAATCAAGTATCCAATTTGCAGGGAGTCTTCTAAACAAGTAGGTTAGATAGATACTCTTGTAAGTTGTAAAGTATCTTTATGCGTTGGATATAAAAAATAGCCAATTGATTTGTCATAGACGATTCAATTGGCTATTTTTGTATATCCATCATATCTCACGATATAATGGATATAGGTTATTTATTATGAGTGCAAATATAATTATTTCCAATGATTCTACGAAGGCTAGTAGTGGAATTTTGGCGTCCAGATCCAACGAAAAAGGATTATCTACAATATTTAGCTACAATGGTAGTGATATAACTTTCAAAACAGAGAACGGTATTACTTATGTGAATGCTACCGAAATGGCGAAGCCGTTTAAAAAGAGACCAAATGATTATTTATCGTTATCTTCTGTAAATGAGTTAATTAATGCCATTACCAGAAAATATGGTAATGCTGATTTTCAGCCTGTTACGATTATCAGGGGTACGGTTAATCCTGGCACATGGATGTGTGAGGATCTGGCTTTAGATTTCGCTCAGTGGCTTAGCGTTGATTTCAGGTTATGGTGCTTGGACAGGATTAAAGAGCTTCTCACTACAGGCAAATGCGTGATTCCTGATTTTAATGATCCTCCCGCCGCTGCTGAGGCTTGGGCTAAGGAATATCGTGGCAGGGTTGCCGCCGAGAAGCTGGCGTTAGAGGAGAAGGCTAAAGCTGAGGAGGTGGCCAAGGTTCTTGAATCGAAGAGAGAGGATATAGAGTTTTCCGAGTCATTTATCATGTCTGGAGAGTCAGATTTGCTGATAAGGGATTTGGCCAAGAAACTTGAGCAGAATGATATAATCATAAGTGATAGATGTCTACGTGATTTTCTTGTTAAGATAAAGATAATAGTCAAAAGGGTTAAGGTTAATGGAGATTGGGAGATTACGGCTAATGCTGTAAGGAAAGAGTTTGCTCATTATCGTGATAAGAATATATGCACCGAATCTGGTAAGGTTATATATGCTAGGACTATTTACATAACAGGCAAGGGATATAAATACATATTGTCATCTATAAATGGTAGCAAGAAAAGTGATTTCATATTGTGTGGAGGTATGTTTAGGGACTATGGGGTGTTCGCCGGATCGGAATCGTTTAATCACTGGGATAATTAATTCCATTTTTGCCCAAAAATTGATAATCAGGTAACTGCGTATTTGCATTTACGGTTATGTGTCTCATATCGGTAAAATATTTATCTTTGTGACAAAGTGAATTACGATGATATATGGAAATAAAGAAATAGTACGGACGTTCACCAGAAACAACCCACCTGCCGGGTACGTGGGCGGATCTGTTGACTACCGGGTCCCGGCCGATGTTTATTTTGGCGATACGCAGGAGGAGGCTGACAGCAAGGCTGAGGATGATATCAAAGCTAATGGTCAGGACTACGCCAACACATATGCCGACATAATACCGTCCGTATGGTATAATGATCAGGTATGCGATGAGTTTATTAAGAACAATTGCGTAAGCGGTAAGGGATCCAAGGAACAGGTATGTGTAGAGAAAGGTAGGTTTGTCTCTTACGTATCCAAGAAAGATGCCAATGATAAGGCTAGGGCGGAGCTGGGACGGATCGGGCAGGGGGAGGCCAACGCCGTTGGGACATGCTGTAAGGACTGGGCCTCACAGCCTCTTCGTGGCGTTTTCTACAAGAACGATTGTGAGGCTGGGACATCAGGTAAAGAAGGTATTGTGTATGAATTGCCAGCCGGAGCCGTCATATCCGATATATCCCAGATTGATGCTGATACGTTAGCTTATAGGAAGTTCATGAAAGAAGGACAGGAGAAGGCTAACTCCGAAGGTAGTTGCTCCCCTGTATTCTATAATACTACGATCGGTGATTGGTTTGAGAAGGTATGTCCGTTTGGATATAAATCAGGTAGGGTATATTATTCTATCAAAGCCAATAGGTTTAGATCATGGATATCAGTAGAGGATGCCAACGCCAAAGCCCGTGAGGTTTTGATGGTAGAGGGGCAGGAGTACGCCGATCTTAATCTTGAGTGCGAGAAATGGATTGAGAATATTGATCAAGAGGATCAATGTTATTGGTAAGAATGCGTTTGTGTTTTCCATAATGTTAGATTAGTGTTTGGAGGTAGGGGCTTATGGTCTCTACCTCTTATTGTTTCATGCGTCTCGTTGTCTTATAATCAAACCAAATAAGTATCTTTGCTAAAAACATTAATATTATTAATATGTGTAATACAGGTGGTTGTTGTCATGATCATTCGAGGGAGCGTCCTAAAGAATGCTGTCATGGCGTTAAGATAGATAGGTTTCTTAACAAATGCCCTGAGGATCCTTGTGATCCTTGCGATAGGGATTGTCAGGACGAGCCTTGTGTTGGCTATGGATGTCCTATAGTTTTATATGATAAATGCGTCTTATACTCAGGTGATGAGTTGGTGGTGGACGGTATAGAGAAAGGCACTGATATCTCTGTCGTTGTAGACTCATTGAGGCGTATTATAGCGTCTAGGGATAAGCAGATAGATTTATACCATCGCGAGGTTCTGGATTTGAAGAAGATTATAAACGAGCTTGTCAACGCCGGTAATGGCGGTGGCGATAGCGGAACTGAAGAGGAGGTATGGTAACAATGAATGGTTGTAACAAGAAACAATACAGGCCTACTGTAGACGATACGAAAGTACCGTGCTCTACGTACATGAGCACCGACTGTGTTTATCCAGGAGACAAGGTACGTGTGGAGTCATTGGGATTATCTCCCAGCTGCGATATGTCTGATGTCCTTAACGCTATGATAAAGGCTATACGGGACAGGGATGCCGAGATACTTGAATTAAGAAGAATGATCAATAAATTAATTTGACATGAGAAGTAATTGTAATCCATGTAAGCCAGAATATAGACCAGGGAACGAATGTAGTATCTACAGTTCCCAGATCATATATGATGGTCAGTCTTTTCCTGAGGCAGATATCAGGAACGGAGATGGCATGAATAGCGTAATCGAGTCTCTGGTAAGGAAGCTGGTTGCCGTATCTGGAGCAACGGCGTCCATCCAAAGGGATTCGTTTAAGGGAGTGCAGGCCGTAAGGTTAAGATACGAGCCTCTGAATGTTCTTAGCGTGACCTACTGCGGTACTATCGTACCTAACGACGGGTATGTCGTTTCTGGTAGATCCATTAAGTTCAAGAAAAGGTATTGCATGGGCGATGAGTTCGCTGATGTTAATATCGTATATACTACATTGAATAGTAATATTTTAAATACTTCATGCTATGGCTAAGAGAGTGTATGATACGGTCTTGGCTTCCGAGTGTGACGGTTGGGTATGTGGTGAGACACTTAAGAAAGGGTCTGTCCCAGCAGACAGGCTGGAGCTTGATTCTTTTTCAGAGGCCGTCAGGGAGCTTATAGAGCGTTTTTTCGAGGAGGGATGGTTGCCGGATATGATCTGTGATCTTGGTTGTGGTGGCGCCAGCGTGTTTGAGATTAAGCCTACTAACTTCGAGTATCCTCCTGAGGGCGGCGAGCAGATTCTGGAGATTATCGTAGGTAAGAGTGATAAATGGACTATAACTCAAGCGGAATGATATGAATAATTTAAAAGATATTCTTGCTAAGATCGAGCAAGGCTCCTCATGGGTGTCCTACGACAAGATTTCCGGTACCGGTCCCGACAAGGTGGCGATCAAGGTAGAGCCGGGATGGATGGGTAGGTTGCCTAGGGAGACTTACGTAGCGGTCGAGAAAGGCAAGGTAACGAAACTCGCTACCATAACCCAGAAGGGTATGGAGCGGGTAAGCGTGGATCCGGCCAATATCATGTTTGACATGGAGGGCGGGACGGCGGTCATCAACGCCAAGCTTAACTCCGCCTCGGTCAAGGCCTCCTGCCTTACTCTTGGTGGTTCGGTGAGCAAGTCTTATATAGTTTCCATGAACGTGAATGGCTTATCCATGAAGGTTCCGGAAGAGGATAGCAGATATATAGTGTATGCCGATCCTGAGGATCCCGGTGCCACTGATTTGTATGAGGCTAGTTTTGTTATAGCTATGCCTAAGAATATGGATAACGAGCAGCATCATGAGATGTTTGTCTTGAATGGCAAGGTTGTTAATATCAATCAACAGCCTAATGATATACCTTATATTATACTTGATCATGACTTTGATAATGTGACTAGTGAGAACGGTCAGGTCGTTATCGATATCAAGTCCAATACCGAGTATGATATTGAACTGGTATGTTGCACTTGTGGCGATGGCAGCGAGGAGCCGGAACCGGAACCACCCTTTAACGTGGATCCGCAAAGGTTGACGCTTAATAAGGATGGTGATACCCAGATCGTGAGGGTAGAGGCCGGAGATAATGTTTCATGGAGAATAGAGGAGGATTGACATGGCAAGGGAAGTAGATAAGAATTGCGTTGAGGGTAATTGCTTTGCCATTAACGACAAGAGCCATGGGGTAGGCGATAATAAGCTTAACATCGTATACAAGGCTAATTACACCGGTCAGATCTGTACGGCTAAGTTCCGTATAACGTCAAAGGATGGCAGTGTTGTTAAGGAGTATATGATAGCCCAGGATGCTAAGCCCGTTTATTATAATATCAAGATGGTTCAGCCGTTTACCAAGGATGACTGTCTAGCCAACCAGCACGGTTCGGTTGTCTTGTATGTGGTTGAGGAACGGACGTACAAGTCGTTTATCTCACAGGAGGACGCTGACGCTAAGGCTATGGAGGATATAGCTCTTAACGGACAGAAGTACGCTAATGAGCATGGTGAGTGTATAACTGACATCTGGTATAACGAGGAGCAAAGGAAAACCTTTATCCGTAACAATTGTGATAAGTTCAGTGATGGTCAGGAATATGTTTACATCGTTCCTGAGGGTAAGTACGTGTCTTCTATCTCTCAAGAGGACGCCGACAGGAAGGCTCTTGAGGATATTGAAAAGAATGGTCAACAACAAGCTAATCTGGAAGGTGAGTGTAAGCCTAAGGAGAACATCTACTATGGTAAGTTTAGCAAGACCTTTACCCGTAACAATTGTGACTCTACTCAATACGGAACGGAAGTGGTTGTTAATGAGACGATGGTTACAGGAGACTTTAGATCCATCGTATCTCAGGAGGAGGCTAATAAGTTAGCACAAGCCGCTGTAGAGGCTCAGGGTCAGGATATAGCTAATATCAAGGGTAATTGCGAGAAGATACCGGTATTTACCGGATCGTATTCTAAGGTATTCCAGAGAACCAATTGTCCTGAAGGTTCTACGCCTGTTGACTTTACCGTGGATGAGAAGATGTGTACCGGCTATCCGTTCACTTCTACAGTATCACAGGATGCCGCCAATAAGCTGGCGCAGGACGCTGTGGAGGCGCAAGGTCAGGCTATCACCAACGAGCGTGGCGATTGTCAGACTAACGTCTACTATAACGTTAGGATGGAGAAGACAGTCACTAGAAACAATTGCGATGAGTTCCATATCGGTCAACCTTATACTTATGTTGTAGCCGCTGGTAAGTACTTCTCTATTATCTCTCAGGAGGATGCTGACAATAAGGCTAAGGCCGATCTTGAGGCTAACGCCCAACAACAGGCTAACCTTGAAGGTGAGTGTAAGGAGAAGACCGTATATCATGGTAAATACAGCAAGGAATTTACCCGTAACAATTGTGACGAGACCAAGTATGGTACTAAGGTTGTTGTAGACGAGACTATGGTGACAGGAGACTTTAGGTCTACCGTATCTCAGGAGGACGCTAATAACAAGGCTAAGGCCGCTGTTGAGGCTCAAGGTCAGGACGTGGCTAACGTGAAAGGTAAGTGTGAGAAGGTACCTGTATATACCGGTACTTATACACGTACGTTTACCCGTAACAATTGTGGTACTGGTACTGGTGGAACTTATACAGTAAATGATAGGATGGTTGATGGTTATCCATTTACTTCGACTATATCTCAGGAGGACGCCAACAACAAGGCCAAGGCCGCCGTTGACGCCCAAGGACAGGCTCTTGCGAATATCCATGCCCTTTGTACGTACACTGGCCGTGCTTCCTTGGAGTTCACGAGAAACAACTGTGGCGAGTGTAAGATAGGATCTAAAGTGACGATCACTCAAGATATGGTAGAAGGACACCCATTCCAGTCTAACGACTCACAGACCGCCGCTGACGCTATGGCTATGACCGCCGTACAGGCTCAAGGACAGGCTTTGGCTAATACCAAGGGTACTTGCTCTAACGCTACTATGTATACCGGTAAGGCCAGCTTCGAGTTCACGAAGAGCAATTGTGGCGCTAATCAGGTAGGAGATCCGTTCACCGTGACACAGGACATGGTAGATGGTCATCCGTTCCAGTCTTGCGTATCTCAAGATGAGGCTAATTTAGTGGCTATGGCCGCTGTAATGAATCAAGGCCAGAAGATAGCCGATGAGCAAGGCACTTGTCATGAGGCTCCTAAATATACCGGTCATTATAGCGAGGCGTTCGAGAAGAATAACTGTCCGTCCGGTCTTATCCCGTCTTCAGTTACCGTTACTGAGGCCGATGTAACCGGAGGTCCATTCTACTCATACGAGAGCCAGTTCGCCGCTGACGAGCTTGCTAAGGCCGCTGTCAAGGCGCAAGGTCAGGCTATAGCCAACGATCGTGGTACTTGTGATGAGTTGAAGATATATGTCGGTAATTATAGTAAGGAGTTCACTCCTAAGTGTCCTACTTGCCAGTACGCTGATCCTATTACCGTAACCCCGGATCTTATGGGACAGTTCTTCACCTCTACCCGTTCACAAGAGGAGGCTGACGCTTTGGCTAAGGCCTACATCGATAGGATGGGTCAGGCGTTCGTTAACAAGAACTATGATGACACGTGTCATACTAAGGATGAGCAACCGGTTTGGGAGACTATCGAAACCGTATGTAAGGACTGTATCTCTAAATTACATCAACGTAATACCAATACCTGCTATACTGATCCTGAGAATCAAGAGCGGTATATAGCTGGTGGTAATAAGACATGCTTCTGGTTTGGTACGGCATCTAAGGCCTTCACCCGTCAATGTGCGGATGGTGGGGTTGGAAGCTCTGTTACCGTGACTCAGAATGATGTTACGGATCCGGCTCCTAGCTCTGACGGCAAGTTCAAATCATGTGTATCTCAGGCTGACGCTAACGCCAAGGCATTGGCGGCTGTTACGGCTCAGGGACAGAGCGTTGCTAACTCGAAGGGTACTTGTACGTGGACAGGAAGCTATACCGGTCAGGTTCAGAAGAACAATTGCGCTGATGGCGGCGTAGGAGACATGGTATCCGTAAGCAGCAGCAAGCTTCCGGGACACCCGTACACCTCCACCGTTTCCTTGGCTGACGCCAATAAGAAAGCTGAGAATGCCGTTCGTGGATCTGAGGGTCAGGCTTACGCCAATAAGAACGGAGGATGTACATGGACTTACGTGGCAAGCCGTGACTTCTATAAGAACAACTGCGCCGAAGGCGGGGTAGGCCAGAGGATAACGGTGACCTCCACGCAAGCCAACGGCGGCACGGCTATCACCAGCAAGGTTTCTTTGGCGGATGCAAGGAGCAAGGCAGAGCAGATCCTAGACCAGAAGGGGCAGGATTACGCTAACCAACATGGAACTTGTGTATGGACCGGTACCGGAAGCGCTACTTTCTATAAGGATAATTGCGGCTCTTGTAGACAAGGTGTGGCTATATCAGTTCCTTATAGCTCATTAGGATTAGATCCTATAACATCAACGGTCTCTCAGGCTGACGCCAATAACAAGGTTCAAGAGGCCTTCAGAAGCAATTCAACTACCAGAGCCGCCGCTCAAGCTTACGCTAATAAGAACGGAGATTGCGAGGACACTCCTCCTAATTGGAGTGGTTGGAGCTATGATGGCGGAAACTATTGCTCAGGTGGTGATGTTTGGGCTAGGTATAGAAGGACTGATAGCACTGGATGTCACTCTGACGAGACTGAGAACAGGTTGCATGAGTCTTGCGATTGTGGATGTTCAGGTGGTTCTTGTGATAGCTGTTGTGATCCTAAATCTTGGAGTAGAATAGGAGAGGCTGAGTGTAGATCTGGCGAAAGTGTAGCTTTATATAGAAATGATTGTGGAAGAGAGGACTATCTAAGCTATGGATCTGCTTGCTGTAATACGATCGGTTTCCAAGGGGGATCTGCTACTAGTAGGAATTGTCCATCTGATAGACCTTGTGGAGTAACGATCTCCTATCCGGGTGTACCTTCTGGATCTATATGCGCTTCTAGCACGTCTTCTGCCAACGCTCAGGCTAGCGATAAGATAGAGACGCTTAGATCACAAGCTCAGGCATTAGCGGATGCACGTTGCAGTGGAAGAGTATGTAATGATTATGTAGAGGCTACTGCTACCAAGCAAGGTTGTCCGTCAGGATGTACGGCTCCGACGGCTTCCGCTTACTGGGTTTCTGGCGGAAACAATGGCGCTTGGTGTGAGTGTAACGGTGATAAGGCCGCACTTACCGCCGCGGCACAGGCTGACGCACAGAGACTAGCGCAGGAAAAAGCCAACGCTATGGAATGCGATTGCCCCAAAACATGGAGCGCCAACGCTATGCTGAGCGGTGATCCTTGTAATGGCCTGTCTGGTTCTACATCTACATTAAGGTGCTCCTATGAAGTGTCTTACAATAATCAATGTGGATCATCTAAATCAATAACTGTAACTGTTACTGGTAGGAATGATCATGGACAAACCGTTACGGCTGGAAGTACTACCGTAAGTATACCTACTGGGTCTGGTAAAAAAACCGGTGTCATAGGTTTTGATTCAGGAGTACAATGTGGGTCTATAAGGGTTTCTGGAGGAGGATCTGGGAACTGTTAAGATTCTGATGTATAACAAAAAAAGGAGAGGCTAATAAGTCTCTCCTTTTTATTAAAAAACCATCACAGCAGTGATTGTCAACAATTACCTGAATCATGACCAGAGATTGTTACATCTCCACATACCACTTCTCGGCTAAAATACACACTTCCACTCTTGCTTCCAGATCCCGGGGGAATTGTGAAGCTAGCGCTATTGACCTGCTCTTCTCCGTTTTGTGTATATCCTACACCACTCACAGAACCAGATATAGATCTACCACATTGATTATTATACGTAATCATAAATCCTCTTGATGTGACAAGTTGCCCATGACTCATGCAATCATTATTCATAGATACAGACCATGACCACATCTTCTGCTCCGGGCAATCGCATTCCATAGCGTTGGCTTTTTCCTGCGCTAGTCTCTGTGCGTCAGCCTGTGCCGCGGCGGTAAGTTGGTAGTTTCATCAACCTCTTTTATTCTATTTTCGATAGAAATGACTAATATTGTATCACTAACATTAAAAAAGTAAGACTATGACATGTACTAAGAAAAAGAAGATGGCAGAAGGAGGCAAAGTCTCCGAGAAAAAGAAACCTCAAATGAAATGTGGAGGCAAGGTTAAGAAAAAGAAGTAATGACCGGAGGGGTATATCCCCTCCTCAGTATTTAGCATATGAAAAATTCAGAATTTGTATCTAGAATCATAAATGATATGAACTCCATCAATAAGGACGCTCATGTCAGTAGGAGGTGGATATTATCTATAGGAAGGCAGAAAGCCAGATCGTATATAGCCCAGAAATACGCTGACGGTACTTTGTTCGGCGAGGAATCATTATACACCCATATCAATTGTCTGGAGATGGAGAGAGTCCGGAAGGTTGATTGTTGCTTTGATGAGTTTAAGTTATGCCGGATACTTATGAGATCCAAGAAAAGGCTTCCCGATATGATATATACCCGTATAGGACCGGCTATTATAAAGGTATCGAACATCATGGATGATATCATATTCACTCCTATATCGTTAAGAAAATACGCTAATAATAAGGAACGTAAATATGGTAATATAGATCAATACTATTATTATGTCAATGATGGATATATCTATATACCTGATATAAATATAGAGGCTATAAACGTGGATCTTATAACCCTTGACAGGAAAGCGGCGTTAGAGCTAGGGGGATGTGGAACGGAAAAAGATGATCCATGTATATCTCAATGGGATTATGATTTCATATGCCCTGATAAGTTACTGGAATATGTGGTATCTGAGACGTTAAGAGAGACGATAACCAAATTGCAGATCCCTACGGACGAGAATCCGGATATGGATATTAATAAGAAAACGCAAAAAATTCAATAAGCATGAACATAATAAGATCTATAATCAATTTCTTCGGTGCTGAGGATGTTGTTGATGGTATCGGGGAAAGAGGAATGAGAGATAGCTCAATCATAAAATATAATGAGATACATGATATGTATGATGAGATTATAAAGGATCCTGGAGAGATGTCAGCATACGTATCAAAGAACTATATCTATGATAAGATAAAAGACAAAACAGGTTTTAGTACAAGACATATCAGTAGGATATTGAATCATACAAAGAAAAAGGATCTTAGATTTATATAAACATAGATAATTATATACCATAATGTATATACAATAAAAAGGAGAGGCCAACTAACCCCTCCTTTTTTATTGTCAACAAGATCCACTTCCTTGACCATCCTCGTAATAAGCGTAAGCTCCAGATGATATCCCGTAGTTGGTTGTTGTAGATTCAGAGAAAGTCCCTGATCCGGAAGGAATAGGGACTATTCTCGTCTCGTATTCCCATTGACCATTCGTTTTCTTGTATCCTATAGTCATCCTAGACGTCTTTCCCGATCCACATGGATTATTATACTGTATGGTGTAATTTATCGTTTTCCCGCTTCCGCTAGACGTCGTTACACTAGCGCTCCATGTTTTGGGGCAATCGCATTCCATAGCGTTGGCTTTTTCCTGCGCTAGTCTCTGTGCGTCAGCCTGTGCCGCGGCGGTAAGTGCGGCCTTATCACCGTTACACTCACACCAAAAGTCATCTAAATATTACTCGAATTAGGATAGAATTGTTATATTTGTGGCATGAAAGTTAAGTCGTTTAAAATACTTGATCAATACTTTCTTCGGTTCTACAGGTCTATTATGTCTAAGAACGGAAAGAGGAGGAAGCATACGATCGTGGAGAAGAATGATATTCTCGAATGTCAGTCGTTGATCTGGAAAGTCATACGTGATAAGTACTTAGATAATGAGGGCGGGGTTTATATAAATAACATCGGTTATCTATGTCATAAGATTAATCCCAACCGTAAGATATATCTGAATAAACTTACCGGGACTATAAACAGGCGTGGGACAGGTGGATATTCTTACGTCCATACGTGTATGGATTTTATGCCGAGGAATAAGTATTTTCATTTATATATCTCTCCAGCATTAAACAAGGAGTGTAGGATGGCTATGGAGTCTGGAAGGAGATATAAGTTCTTGTACCGGGAAGTTGAATCGGAAAGTAAGGTATTTGGAGTTAAATGGGTTTATAAACTGTAGAAGTTTTTGTGATCCAGTTAGCCCGTGAGGGTAGACTGGATTTTTTTTGTATCACGGATTCAAATACATATCTTTGTGCAAAAGACTTAAATATGACGATAAAGGGCTTATTGGCCGAGATCAAGGCCGATTTACATAAATACGATGATAGCGGGGCTATAGATACCTCATCTGTTTATAGGTGGGCTGAGATCGCTTTAAAAAGGTTTGGGGGTGTTATAGCCATCATGTCTGAGGCGGTTATCAAGACCAGTAACAAGCAGGCGGTATTACCATCCGATTTCTTCGACATGCTTGACGCTTACAGGTGTGAGCCTCTTGTTTGCGAGATCCCTGGCGGCGATAAGGCTAAGGCTGACCTCCAACACGAGATCGGCTGGGTTGAGCGCACGGAGCGCGGGTTCCGTTGGAACTCCTGCACCGAGTGTTGTAAGGAAGAGTTTGAGAAGACGATCACGGAGAAGATTTATATCGGATCCCATGAGGTTCGTTTCCATTACCATCACCCAGTAAGGTTATCTATAGGTCGTGGATTGAGGCGTGATTGCGCCGCTGATAAGTATCGGGATAAATACGCTTGGGATAATTATGATATAACTATATCCGGCAATACTATGTATACCGGCTTTGACGGATTTATTTATATCGTATACAGGGCTACTCCTAAGGATGAGGATGGTCTACCATATATACCTGAGACGGATTTAGGTTATCTTGAGGATTATGTCGAGACGTATATCAAGATGAAGATCTTCGAGAACGCTGCCGTGAATGGCTTGATACAAGGCGCTGGTGAAGCTTATAAGCTATACGCCCAACAAGAGCCGGGTAAGTTCGCTAGGGCTATGAAGGAGCTTAAGATGTCGATGATCACGTTAAATGATTATCGGGAACTGGCTGAGGATAATAGGAGAAGGATGCTGTCTCATGAGCGTATGTGGCCCAACGCTTTTGATAAGTATATTAAACTTATTTAACAAAATACGATGATATGGCTGATTGGATACATTTAGATAAGACAAGTGGTACCGGCCCTGCTGAGGTTAGGGTTACCGCTGATATCAATGAGACTGGCGAAATACGTCAGGCTACGTACAAGGTTATAAAAGAAGGCACCAAGGAGGAGAAGACGTTCGTGTGCAGGCAGGAGTCGGTTCCGGTGGTAATCATCCCTGAGTTTGATTTCCTTGTGCTTAGGTATATCTGGGCTGACGAGGACGGCATTGACTTCGACACGGCAACCGGCTTCGACAACACCGGCCTCCCGGACGTGGACGGCAAGCTGGTTGGTTGGAGTAAACAGTACCAGACCACGCAGGAGCGGGTAGGTGATTATCTTATCCACGGTGGTGATAACATGGAATCAGGTAATGAGGCAGCTTTGATCCAGATGGGGCCGTTATTGGATGGCGATAATTACGATAAATTACCTCTTGAGATCAGATGTGGTATATACGGCAACTGGTATGGCGGTCGAGAAAGAGGGAATGTAACTATCAAATTTACAGCTTATAAGGGCGGAACGATGGAGAAACGTGGATATGATTTTGTCAACATAGGAGGTGAGGAGGTTTATACCGGTGATGCCCCTACTAACGTATCCGCTCACGGCGAGGATAATTGGCAAAATATAAAGACCTTGTATTCTAAGGTAGGTACGATGATTTATAACAAGGAGTCTCGTGACTGTATTGTAAGAATAGGTGAGTGATTATTCTTTTTCATAATACAAATATCTATCAGCTCTCTCGTCCGTGAGGATGGGGGAGTTTTTATTTTTTTTAGTCCTTCGCTTATGACATATTTGATCTTTTATTGCACAGAAATAATCTAGCTTTGCCAAAAACTAGTATTATGATTACATTGAATGATGTCAATAACGAACTCCATGTCCGGTTATATATACTGGAGGTGCTTAAGGATTATATAAGAGATGATGATTTCGATGGTCTTGTAGATAAGGCGTTGGATTTTGTCATGGAAGGCGTTTCTATACCTAAGGCTCCGGCCAAGGATACCACCATGAGTGACATATCAAAGAGCGTTTTGGCCTTGGTAGCGGGTGCTGGATTAGATGAGAGGCTAAGCAAAAGCTCTTTAGAGTTAGCTTACGATAGGTGTAAGATGAGGTACGTATTCGATCCTCGAAATCGGGATATGCACGGTGTAGTCGTAGGTTATTCCAATGACTTTAATAGTCTGGTCGCTGTGTGTGATGAGGGATCGAAGAAAGGGGTGGACAAAGGATCTACTGATTTTGTGGACGTCAATGAGAGATACGTGACTAACGGGTTCTTCTACATATCCGTAGAGGACGCCGACAAGCAATCAAGCTACATGGGGAAAAATCCATAATTATTATGTTTTTGTATTTTCATTAGGGGTAAACGTTGCAAAGTGTTTAGATTTTCCTTCTGGCTTGTAAGAGTCAGAAGGATTTTCTATTTTTGTGCGATTTGAATGTTTTGCATAATACGTACAGTTTATTAGAATCCGCCACATAAGTGATTATCTGGCGGATTTGCTATATTTGCGAAAAACATAACATCGTGCAAAATAATTCTAATATAGCGGTTCCCGATTCCGGGATGAACAGGGATAAGCATCCACAGGACCTATCCCCGTCTGAGTACAGTTTCGCCTTGAACGCTACCATAGAGGGTGACGATGGGAGTCAGCTTAAGATCCAGAACGAGCCTAGTACCCTTTTATGTAAGCGATTTGATGGCTATAAGGTTATTGGGTATAAGAATGATATAGCTGGTGATAACACTTATTTCTTTCTGGTGAATCCTGATAACAACACCTCTAAGATCACGTTCATGAGGTCATTGGATTATGTCAAGACCGTAGAGGATCAATTAGCGGGATCAGGGAAAGATATTCATCGTATCCTTGGCGAGAGGCTTGAGGAGTCGGATGGTCGTTTCGATGAGATATGTGATTTGATGGAGGTGTTGATAGAGGATGGGACCGATGACCCTTGTCTTAACTTTTCCATTCATCACCCGATCTTTGATATAGAGATCAAGGATGAGAAGTGTGGTAAGGTGATATACTGGACTGATGGATATAACCCCCAGCGATATGTTATGGTTGACAAGGCACTTAATCCGGATGATGATGGTGACTTCTGGTATCATTATCATGGATATAAGACATGTGGGGATGATAAGCCAATAGAGAGGTGTAGGCTGGCTTGCGAGAAGCTACTGGTATTCCCGCTGCTGACGGCCCCGTGCGTGGAGCCTGAGGTCGTGGAGTTCGGGGGAAGCCTGCGTGCCGGGACCTACCAGTTCTGCGTGGCGTTGTGCGATGAGTTCGGGATAGAGAAGACCGGATATTGCTCATTGACCAACCCTATCATGATATTCGATCGTCAGAATATAGTCATTCGTGATGGCTTATGGGGCAAATCAACCAACATGGGTATCCGGCTTACTGTATCCAATATAGATAAGCAGGTATCTCATTATAAGATAGGTGTTATACAGAACACGGTTGGGTTTAATGGTGAGCAAAGCCCGGTTCTTGAGTATTTCATAGAAGGTATACATCCGATAACGGAAAGGACCATCTATTACCTTACGGATCAGTATAGCGAGCGTACGACCATGGAGAAGTTATCCAAGGAAATACCGGTATATAAGACAGCCAGAGGCATGACGTCTGTCGGGAATCGTCTTCTTCAATACGGCTTGACCGTGGAGAATGAATGGAATCTTCAACCGGTCGTTAATTTCTTGGGTCATTTCGTTAAATGGCAGACATCGATAGCCACGGAGAATCTATATAAAGACGGTGTGGCTTGCTCTAAATACGCCTCTTTCATGCGTGACGAGGTATATCCGTTGGGTATAAGATTCTTTACCAATACAGGATACAGGACGGCTAGATTCCCGCTTATCCCTCGTCCGGCCACAAGGGAGGAGATGGAGGTTATCGTTGATGAGGACGGCAACTCTGAAGACCTATCAGCGGCTTCGGTATTGGAGAACAACCCGCAGTGCGCCGGGAACAGCCGCCGTTATCTTTGGCAGTTTAAGAATACGGCAAAGATCATAAACGACCCGTCTTGGGGATTTGATGATTTTGGGGGAGAATGCAAGAATCAGCTAGATGTTAAGCAACTCAGATATGTAGAGCAGGAATATGCCACGGTAGGAGAGACCCAATTCGTTATCAACACGATGGGGGAAGATGTTACGGTAGATGATGCTATTGATTATATCGCTGATAATATAGAGAACTTGTGTGATATCATAGAATCTAATGTAGGTATTACTGACGAGTTATGCGCGGCTATATCATTGCCAGAGGATCAAGACGGTATAAAGGCTTCCGATTTCCCTAGTGGATGTGATGATATCGAGAGGATAGAGACCAGGACTATATTGGATAAAAACTCTTTGGTGGATTCTAGGATTGATTTTACATATAAGTTGGCTAGTGATTATACGGAGACAGAGCCTACCACCTTAATACAAAGTAACGCCGAGTCACAAAGGAAATTTTCTGTATTGTGTGATTTCGATAATTACTCCAGTAGAGGTAAGAATATCATAGATCTGGTTCAAGAATGGCTGGATGGTCAGGATGAGGACAAATTCCCGTCTGATATAGATTCTTCCGCCTTGGTCTTGTGTCAGGATATGTCTAATGTCCGGCAGTTATATGATGAGGATATATGTACTAATGGGTGTTCGGTAGGTGATCCTTACGTGAATCCTACTATTAATGATGTTCAACTACCCACGTTCCAAGGAGGTAGGTCATTGGGTAAATGTACGTTCTTATTCCAAGGCGATGGGTGGGAAGGCAAGAAGCATACCGAGGCTATGCTTAATATATTGATGGATTCAATGAAAAAGTACTTCCCTCAATATGAGAGTCAGTTTGGTATTGAGAACGCCATGTGTCTTTTTGGTGATGGTGATAACTCTAAGTTCAATACCGGCATATCTACTGATTGGGAAGATCGTGTGTCTGTGCAGAATGATATTGACGCCAAGACCAATTGGTTCGGTAGAAGCAACTTGACTTATTTCAAGTTCTATCCACATGTATCCTCATACGCCAGATGGGTGGAGTTGGATTACGAAAAATACGTAAGCGGTTTATCCGATCCTGATAACGGTATTATGTATATAGAGATGATGGGTAACTATAATTATCCGATCGGTGACTCATCATCATACAACAAGGTTCGTATAACATTTTTCTCGGATAAGGAAGGTACCGTGGCTCCTAATCCTTTGGCTAATGATGCCAAGAAAGGTGTTATAGTGAATTACGTGGATCATAAGATATTTATGATGCCAAAGTACTTGTTCTGGAATGATGACAAGACTACTTTCCATAAGATATATGTTTGCATCGAGCCTGCGGTATGCGTGTTCTTCACCGGTTTCGCCATGAGGCAGGACATGAAGGAACTTGCCGGATTTTATACGGCTGGCACTGCCATCTTCCCCGCCCCGTTCTGTTTTGGCATTCGGCCACTGGAGGTGAAATACGTATTCTTCTTTACAAAAGAACTGAAATTAAGGAGATTTGTCACATATGAGGCGAAATGCATCTCATGTGGAGATAAACCCGCTGATTGCGCTCCCAGACCATATCAGTATGGTGATTTCGGATATTGGGAGTCTACCAATAAATATCCGGCTAATTTTGAGTTGTATGATTCAAGTAAGATCGGGATATCATCGGGAGGATCAAAGAGGAAGGATATAATAGATTCTTTGACGAAATACTATGGGTCTCCTAAGTCCGTTGAGGGTAAGTCTTATTTCACCGGTAATGGGGATAACGCTGAGTACCCCAATACGTCAACCACATTTTGTCAGAAACCTATACGTCATTACAAGTTCCCGGATAACTCTGTCGCTCCTTTTATGGGTAATCCGTCTCAACTGACCGGTCAATATGGAGTTGACTCCTATATTTATCCTATGGGGGTGATGCTTGATGACGATATCGTTAATGAGTTTCTGGATATAGCGGTAGAGAATGGCCTTATAGATAAGGATAGAAGGGATTCCATAATAGGATATGAGTTGTATAGGGGCGATAGGACATTGGATAAGAGCGTTATCGGTACCGGTCTGGCTTATGATATGTTTAAGTACGATGATCCCGACGGATCGGCTAACCTTTATCCTAATTATCCTTACAATGATTTGTCTGATGATATGTATATCTATAAGGATATTAATCGTGAGAATTTTATAACGCATCCGTTTAACAGGAAGGGTAATATCTGGTATTCATTCTTAAGCCCTGATATTGCCTTCAACAAGCCTGATGCTCCCACTGAGTGCCTTGTTGATGGTTATCAATTAGGTAAATCCTCCGGTATATTCAGGGAGGTGGAGGATCACCCTAAATGGACGATATTAGGAAGTAAGGCTTATAGTATGGCAACGTCATTGGCTACGGTGGAGGCTATGGCTAATTTAATATCCGCTATAGCTGAATATACATATCAATCGGCGTCCCAACAATATGTCGGTGGAGGCGTGTTTTTTTTAGCCAACCCTGTCGGCATAGCGCTGACGGCTATCCGTCTGGCTACAGGTATCGCCAAGGCTACCTCCCAGTCTGTCGTGGATATAGGGAAGTACAGGTATCAGTGGTTAACGGCCTTGATAGATAGGGGACCTAGATGGAATTACGCTTATTATTATACTTCTGTCGCTCATTATAATCTATTTTACAAAAAAACAGGGGCATCAGAGTTGCGTGGATTATCTACGGCTAAGTATATTAAAAGCGGATTGTATCCGGTAACGGATATCTCATCACAAGGGAAAGTAGTAGGCGGTAAGCCTATAGTTGTAAATAATCTCGATCGTGAGCATTCGTTGTTCATGTCATTTGGTATGGATAAGTATATGCTTGAATATCCGGAGTTGGTTTCAAGTTATGATACCAGCCGTATTCAGGATGAGTGTAATATTCGTAACGATGAGGTGGCTGGTATGACGCCTCATTTTATGACACGTGAATCTTTCGTATCCTGCCCCTATATGAGGATAAAGAAATATTCTCCAGCTCAATACGGACAGATAGAGGATATCAGGTGGGTGTCGTTAGGCGGGTGCGGGTTGATGGATGAGGATAAGCGTAAACCTGTTTTTGGAGGTGATGTGTTTATATCCAGATTCTCGCTTAAAAGAAAAATGCCTATGTTTTACTTGACCCAGTTTGGTCAGGGAGATATGATACCATTCCCTTACTACGACTATAGGAATATCGGGTATCCACGTTATTTTGTTAATTATGATACCGGAGAGGATTATCTTAATAAGACTGACACAGATACTGGATCGCTATATTCGTTCCCTAGCCGTAAGAGTGCTTATGAGATGGCTTGCAAGACCGGGGATATGTATCTTAGTGGTCGTTTCTTTCTGTATTTTTACGGCATACCTCAGTTTTTAGTGGAGTCTGAGATTAATTGTAATTTCCGTATAGCTGGACCTGAGCCTTATGAGGGTTTCTATCCAGAAGTAGGGGATTATATATCATGGACCCAAGAGCGTAATGTCCCTATATCAAGGGATAATGTGTTTAAGATGAGTCCTGTGTACAAGAATCGTTTTACGCTAGGCGGAAGGTCATTACCAGAGACGTATGATAGCAATTTTTGGGACTGCGCCTACCAAAGACCCAACGGCGTCATATGGAGCACCGCCGACGTTTCGGAGAACGGCATGACCGACCCTTGGCTGTCGTACAAGCCTATGGATTACCATGAGTTCAAGACCTCATTTGGGAAACTCATAAGCATGAAGGGGATAGAGTCGGATCAGATATTAGCCCGCTTCGAGAATCAGGTAGGGTTGTACAACGCCATAGACGTGTTGGCGGAGAGAATATCCCCGGAGAATAGCGAACTAGGGACAGGTGGTCTTTTCGCCTCTCGTGGTATCGAGTATAATAATACGACGTTAGGATATTCCGGAACCCAGAGCCGGGATATGATCAGTTGTGAATTTGGGCATTTTTGGGTCGATTTAAGGCGTGGTCAGGTATTCAAGGTAGATTCTAATGGCAGGAATCTTACGGAGGTCACACCGGGGCTTAGAAACTGGTTTAAGGAGCATCTTCAGATGAAGATCATCCGTAGCCGGATATATAACGCCGATACGGATGCTGAGCTGTCTTATTATGATATCGATAACAAGTTCTTTGGTATAGGTCTGTCTATGGGTTGGGATAATCGTTTCAAGAGGGTATTGATAACCAAGAGGGATTACATGCCGGTAGGGAATCCAAGCGAGTACCAATTCAGGGGAGGCCGGTTCTACAGGAACGGGCGGGCGGTGGAGCTACAGGACGCCAGCCATTTCACGGACGTCTCTTTTACCGTTGGATATAATTGTTTGAAGGGTGAGTGGAAATCATATTTATCGTACACCCCGGATTATTATATCGAGCATCAACATTATTTCCAGTCCGGTAAGAATTACTCTAACGATAGTCGGGAAGTGGGATTGTGGTCTCATGGCTTAACCAATCAATCGTATCAGGTATTTTATGGTAAGCTATATCCGTTTGTTGTAGAAGTCCCGGTACGTGAGCAGTATGTGAATAAGATCCTCACGAACTACCAATATAGGATGGATGCCAGAAGGTATCAGGATGAGGTTAATTATCAGGTTAGAAGAACAACTGGATTTAATAAGGCATGGTTCTATAACGATACCAACAACAGTGGAGAGCTTAGGATGACCATCGCCGATAAGAACGACATGAGCCAGCGCCTAAGATATCCTATAACTAACGACGATAGCCGTGATATACTGGTGACGGAAGTGGACCAGAAGATCAATATCAACGACTACTTCAACGAGGTTAAAGACGATACTAATAACCTACCGGTATGGGTTAAGGACGTGAACGATATTGGCCGGGAGATCGACCCCAGGGCTGTCGATTATCACCGGAGGTGGCGTGATCGTCTTCGTGGCGATTGGTTCTTGGCAAGGTTCGTGAATGACATTGAGAGCCGGTTCAAGATGATAGTAAGATGGTTTAGCAATGAGGAGAAAGTTTATTGATTTAGGTGATTATATACAACTTTACACCACAAATGTACCGAATTATTTTTATGTATAAATAATAATCTATATATATGTCATGAGATTAGTCGAACAACATATAATCAAGCGAAGCTCGGTATATTACAATGAGCTTCAAGACCTGTTGCATAAGTGTAAAAACTTATACAACAAAGGGTTATATGTCGTTCGTCAATATTATTTCCAGTATAATGATGATAATACCGTTAAATATAAATACCTCAACTACTATTCTCTTGAAAAGAAGCTAAGAACAGAAAACGATGTAGACTATCGTGCTTTACCATCATCTGTAGCCCAACAGGTATTGATGATGGTCGACCAGAATTTCAAATCCTTCTTCAATCTTCTTAACAAGAAGGGTAGAGGTGAGTATTCTGAGAAAGTAAGAATACCTAAGTATCTTGATAAAGATGGGATGTTTATGGCTGTTTTCCCGACAACAGCCTTTTCTCAGAAATGGATAAAACAAGGTATTATTAAGTTACCAAAACAATTCTCTTTTACCATAAGGACTAATAAACAAAATGTCCAACAACTTAGGTTTATCCCTAAGAATGGATATATTATGTTTGAGATTGTGTATAATAAGAAAGAGAAAGGTCTTATGTATGATAACGGAAATTATCTTGGTATTGATCTTGGACTTAACAATTTAGCGTCTTGTGTATCAAATACCGGTTCTTGCTTTATCATCAACGGTAAGCCTCTAAAATCTATCAACCAGTATTATAATAAAAGATTAGCATATTTAAAATCTAAATTAAAAGGTAATAAACAAGTATCAAGACAAATAAGATCGTTAACCAACAAAAGGAATAACAAGATCAAGGATTATCTGCATAAAGCTAGTAGGGTATTGATTAATCATGTAGTCTCCAATGGCATTAATACGATCGTAATCGGTCACAACAAATGCTGGAAACAAGAGATCAATATCGGAAAGCGAAACAACCAGAACTTTGTATCTATCCCTTTTAATATGTTTATCTCAATGATATCATATAAAGCTACACTTGAGGGTATTAATGTTAAGATCGTTGAGGAATCCTATACCTCAAAATGTAGTTTCTTGGATAACGAGCAGATTTGTAAGCATGATAAATATGCCGGAAGACGTGTCAAACGAGGATTGTTCAAAACGTCTTCCGGTAGTATTATTAACGCCGATATCAATGGTGCTTTTAACATCATCAGAAAATCGGCAAAAGAAGCCTTCGATGTAAGTACCTTACCAGAAGGTAGAGGGTTTTGGTGGAACCCGGTACGGATTTCTGTATAGATATATACCATTTTACGATTTTAGTGTAAAAAGGCATATAATCACCTTGATTTATTAACATATAGGGGAGGGTGTTTATCATTCCCCTTTTATACTTTCAAATGATATCAGTTATGGTTTGATTTCCGTTGAAACTGGTTGATTTTTATCACAATGAATATTGTGATTGACAATTTGTTTTATTTAATATTGAAATACAATAAATTTTAATAATTTGTTTATATGGAAGATTTTCAAGGTAAGTATGATGGTAATTAAATAGACAGCAGGCTTGATAAGGTCAAGGATATGGTTGGTGCCACGGCGTCCGGGGCTGGCGCTGCGGGATTGGTGCCGGCTCCCGCCGCGGAGAAGCGTACAGCCTTTCTTCGTGGTGACGGCACATGGCAGGATATAGATGTTCATGAGCCGGGCTTCTTGGGCGATAATCTCGATAGCGAGGATGATTTTAGAACTATATTATTTAATTTGGGCTTTGATAAGGAATTTACCCTTACCAAAGCGAAATATGATATAATAGCTTCTAAATGTGAGGTTGATATACCAATTCAATATATTTTATCCGGAGCATCATCGACGTATGGGGTTGGGGACTTGATATTAATTAAGGATTCATCCGGGAATATTCAAGCCATGTTGCGCTCTGGATGCAATACGGGAGCTGGGGTCATTGTATCTTATCATGTAATGATCAATATATCCAGCGACCTTACCCATACGTCCATTGTCACCAGTCATACCGTACAATCGGTATCTAACCAAACTAAGGACATATCCTTAACGATTGGTGGTGACCCAGTCGGAGATAACAGGGGCATCAACTTCTCTACGGCCGGTACAGGGACCAAGGCTTTGATGGATAATGGGAAATATAAGGAGGTGCAAGCTAGGGGTGATATTGAGAACGCGTTTTTAGATACTGTTTTTCATCTAGCGTCCAATCAACCTTCTACTTTAACCCAAGATCAGTATAATACTATAAAATCGTTGTTTGGTAGTAACCCTACGTCTAATATCAGGATGATAAAACCTAGCGATTCTTTTGTGGAATTGGTAGGTGAATTTCTTATCAATGATTTGATGGTTTTTAATGATCAAAGGAATGATTGTATCACTATTTACATCAGCGGTTCAAATACCATTCTTGGTATGGGACTTATGGATATATCTATTTCTGTTTATCCTAATCTAAGTGTCGGATATATTCATTCTAATTCAAATGTTGCTGCATCAAATGATTCCGAGATAGTTCTTGTAAATTCTTTGAAAAATACTGAAGATGATATAGATTTTGATAATCAACTTCATCTTAAGATGAAAGGTAAGGGTGATAAGGCCTTGATGGATGATGGGACTTATAAGGAGATAGGTTCTTCTGGAGTGGATATCTCAAGTTATATTTTAGAAGGAATTGATTTTAAGAAAAATACTACCAAGGAAGGTTTCGATAAGATAAAAAGCTGTATTATTAATAAACAGCATATGTATGTGTATTATAAAGTCGAAATGGGTGGCGATGTAGCCGCTTTTACAAGTGATGTTATAACTAATTTTTTGTATGGTAATATATCCTTGGTTATGGTTGATTTTTCGAATATTGAGTTGAAACAAGTAGTAATAAATTCGAGTGATTATAATATAACCGTAACAAAAATTTAATGTTATGATTCAAAAAAGGAAGGTTACCAAGAACTCAGGCAAGTGCCCTAAATCGGGGTGCATCAAGAAAGTAGGAAGTGATTGGAGGGTGGTTAGTAACAAAACTGGAAAGTTATGGCCGGCGAAGTATAAGTCGAGGGATTTGGCCAAGAAAGCTCTGGCGGCTTATCATATGCATTGAGGGTGTAGGAGGGTAGGTGATATGAATCATGTACCCGCCTATTGTTTTATCCTGCATCCGATTATGTATATCTTTGTAGAAAACGTGATTTATGGCTAAGAAAGATAAGAAAGAGGAAATCCCTTCATGGATAAAGGATTTGTATAAGGAAGATCTTGATCGTGTTGTAAGAGGTGAGCGTCCCATGTATTTTAGGGGTATGAATGATGATCCTTTAAAGAACGTATCCCCGGAGTTTGATATCCTTAGTGGAGGAGCTGCTGTTAAGGGTATGAATGGGATAAGAGGTGCGTTGTCTCCGTTGAATAATGGCATGGGTAATTATAATTTCAGCATTAGGGGTATAAATAAGAAGATAGGCGAGCTGGTTGATGAGGCGGGATTGTATTTGCCTGAGAAATTAAGACCTATATATCAGACTGTGGTGGACGCTATGTCGAGATCCAAAGATAAGGGATTGGGTTATATCACGCAGCCGTTGGCCAACGCCCTGTACCCTGCGGACGAGCGACGGAACCGGCGTCTAGACGGGGAGCATCCCGTTGGTTATGTGGATGCCATAGACGGCATATGGCCTAGGGAGAAATATGGGTTATGGGGAGAGAAAATTGAGCGGAAAGCCGAAGGAGGTTCTACTGGTAATGATCCTATGTATGTAAGACAAGATGTATCTGATAGAGCTTTGTATTTAAAAGACATCATAGGTAACGCCGTAAGAAGGAGGTTGTATAAGAATGTAACGCCTGATGTGGTAGCCTCAAATGCCAGTCTTCCCGATAAGGTTAAGGAATTTATATACGGAAGAAATGGCAAAGCTAATGTTGATGAATATAGCGAACAGCTATGGGGTAGATTCTTATCCCAGCCTAATAGTCTTGATGGAAATAGCAAGGAGATAAGGATTCCTGATAATGTCATTACTGATATTGAGAAGATGTTCAATCGTGACACTAAGGATGAGATAAAGAGGTTAGATAAAAAGATTCGTGATACGGAGCAAGAAATATATGGCTCTGATAAGCCGGCTACAGATGATGCTTATGGTAGGCTGAAGCTTTTGAAAAAGTCTAGAGAATGGGTAGATATATTTGAGAAGAATCGTAATTCGGTAAGATCCGGAAAGCCTACGGTTTTTTCTGAGTATGATTTTTACCCCGAAGCTGCTGGTGATCTTACCCCGTTATCAGGGTTTGGTAATTTTACTATTTATAGACGTCCGGATGGAAGGTTAGGTGTTTACGATGTATATGATTTTTATAGTAATGATCAAGAGTTCCCGGTCAATATAGTCACTAAGACATTAGACGCTATAGGTGATAAGTTTGAGGAGAGAGGATCGTTTAAGGACTATAGCCCTATCCAAGAGAGTGGAAGGGATGCTCTTATCCGTAATGCTATCATGTCCAAGAATAAGTTAGAGAAGAAATATGATGGTGGGTATATAGCTTCAAAGGATAATACGAGTGTAGGAGGCTCCGGAATAAATATGAATACAATGTATGACACAAAGCCTTATCAAGATCCTTTAACGCCTGTTATAAGTGGATTTGTCCCAGGGCTGGATGTAGCTTCCGATGTATCAGGCATGGCTACCGCTATAGAGGATAAGGATAAGATAGGGCTGATATTGGCTTCTTTGGGTTTTCTTCCTGTTGTTGGAGGGGCGGCCTCGTATGCAAGCAAGGCAAGGAAGCTTGATGGGAGGGTAAAGGCTATACGTATATCGGAGCCTCCCGAAAAACCTGTATATTATCATAACAAATTATCTGATGGTGTTACGCATGGTGATGTGGTTGATGCGGATAAAAATGACTTTAAATTGACATCTAACTTATTTTTCGAAAGAGGCTTTTATCCTAGGTTTGAGAGGATGATGGATGAGTTGGGTAAAAATGTTAGGCGTCCTTATAAAAGCGGGATGTTGCTTGAAGAGGATAAAGATTTTATCAAAAAAATGAAGGGGAAGGACGGGAGTGTAGTTATTCCTGAAAAGAATACCCCTTTAAGGTTTGAGTTGGATAGAATGTTATCTGATTATGGTATAGAGGATCAGGAAGCGGCGTGGAATAGGTGGATAAATTATGCTAATTCAAAGAAATCTTATGATAATAGGGAATCTATACTTGATGGGGTTAAGAATATGATAAAGAAACCTGATACATATGATTTTGATTTTGTTGATGGTTTAAGCATGAACGGCCATGTTATTAGTGGTGTTCACATGAAAGATGGCGACAAGATGTTGATAGATGCCAATCTTCCTTACAACCAGAAATTAACTACTATGATTCATGAGACTAGGCATAGGATAGGACAGTATATAGATAATACTTTTGGAAAGACATTTAGACATGGATTGACAAAACCTGCTGATAAGACTATAGATTCGATCTATAAGACATTGAATTATGATGATTTTATGGATAATGCTAATCATATATGGGAAAAGTCGGCCACTAATACGGAGTTGCAATTCTTGATGGAGAAACTTAGAGGTTATGAATCTACAATGGATGACATAGAGAAAGTCTATGGAGATGATAAAATGAGAGATATAATCAAGAATATTTCTGATGATGACATAAAGAGTCTTTTAGGGGAGATAAATAGTGATTATTCAGGTGAGTATATAAATGCCTTAAACAAGGGTGAGATGAGCTATGATGATGTAAGAAAAGCTTTGATGTACCCTATCATATCAGGTCTTATGTATAAAAGTTATGATGCGATATCATCTGGTGATGAGGATAAGAATAAAATGAATAAGGGGGGTTCAGTAAACACAGGTAGAGCTTATGGGGATGGGAAATATGTTGTTGACCCTCGTAGATCAGAGGATAGTAAGATGGCTGTATATGATGAGATATGGGACTATCTGACAGAAAAGAAGGGGATACCACAAACGCAAGCTATCGGCATCCTGTCGAACATCGCCGCCGAGTCCGGAGGGGACACCGAAGCCCTAGGAGCCGCTGGTGACTTTGGTATCCAGCAATGGCTTGGACCGAGGAAGAAAGAGCTACAGCGTAGGTATGGTAAAAAACCGACATTGACCCAACAACTGGATTATCTTGTGGATGAGTATCAAGGTCGTGTACCGGGGCTAGGCTGGAACTACATGAACCAAGGCAAGTTCTTTGATAAGGACGCTCAAGGCAATATATATAATTACTATATGTATTCGAAGGCTGATTTTGATAACGCCACGAATTATAAGGACGCTACCGTGGCATGGAATCAAGGATACGGAAGACCCCTTGGATCGACATTAAGAAACGAGAAGCGGTTTGAGTTCGCCGATATGTTCTCCAACAGATACGGTGTCCCGGAGAACGAGCCAATGAGATACGAGTTCGGGCAGCGGGATTCTGGTACGGGAGACGGAGGCCAGCAGCCCGTGCCTGAGACGGTAGCCCCCGCCGCTCCTTCTTTGGCTTCCCATCCTGCCATGGATAGCTGGTGGGAGAAGGAAGGTCAAGACCTGTTATATAAGATGCTAGCTCAATCCGGCGCTAACAAGAAAGCTATAGAGGACATCGCTAATAATATTAAGAATGATCCTCAATCAGAGGCGCAGATAGCGGAGGCCGAGCGTATGCGTAAGGAACAGGCGAAAAGGCAGTTGGTGCTTAACATGATACCGGGGTTGATGCTGAATATAAAAGGTATGAGCAGAACCCAGAATTAATGCTATATTTGTGAAGTAATTAAACGTTTTTGATATGAAAAGATTGTTGTTTTTATTTGCTATGTTATTGACGCCATTCGCTTTGATGGCGCAAGAGGTAATCCCATCAGAAGGGTCTATTACTATTGATCTGACTACCTTTACCGGTATTATGGCTTTCGTCACGATGTCAGCCACTCAGCTAGCTAAGGTAGTGCCGTATATCGACACCCATAAGTGGGCTAAGATTTTATCGGCTGTGGCTATTGGGATGTTGACATGTATCTTGGCTTGGTTCCTTCAGGTATCCCCGTTGTTGGTAGGTAGTGAATGGTGGGAAGCTCTGTTGTATGGGGTGGCAGTCGGGCTTAGCGCTGCTGGATTCTATGACCTAGTGAAAGCAATAGGTTCGTTATTTGTAAAAAGGATCTAGTTGCTGTAACTATCTTGCGATGAATTAAAATTACAAGGTATTATTATCTGTAATATAGTTAATTATATTTTGTAATTATATTAGTATTATTTATATTTGTGCGCCTATCTACTCATCACGAGCGGATAGGCGCATTTATTAATTTAAAACTTTTAGTAAAGGTATGAAAAGTAATTTGATTTTATCATCAGAGAGTAGGGAATTATTAGGTAGGAACATTTCTGTTATGTCCAAGGACGGGTTTGTATGCATAACGGAAGTTATGGAAGCCTTGAATGAAAAACGTAAATCTATGGGGTTGGAGTCTAGAAGGCTTGATCATTTGTTTGCTACTAATGGATTTCAGGAAAAGATGAAAGCTCTTGTTAGGGAGCTGAGTATTAATGATATATGTACTGTAAGAAATCTTACGGTACAAAACCATGAATTGAAAATCAATAAGATAACCGATCTCAAAAAATACGGAATGGCTTACCGAAGAGGAAAGGGGGAGGGTCAGAAATGGTATGTAAATCCGTATTTTTTTGTTATGGTAGCATTGGAATTGGATCCAGAGATATACGCCAAGGTGATAATATGGTTGCACGATGGATTCATAGAAGACAGGAATGCCGCTGGTGAGGCTTATATCAAGATGAGTTCGGCTGTCGCCAGGTTGGTTAGTGACAAGGGTCAGTTGTCTGATAAGATATCAAGGGTAGCTAAGGCTATTAATTTTATCGTCTTTAACAAGCATGAGAGTGGGATAAGGAATACGGCTACAAAGAATCAGTTAAACGACATAGTAGCTGTAGAGAATGTTATCACCGGGGTTATAGATGGTGGTTTTATAGATACTTATGATAAACTCATAGATTATCTTGGTCATGAGTGGAAAAAGAAATGGGGTAATCCTGTTATGTCTTTAAAGGATTAGTATTAAAGAGACTCATCATTGTCAAATGGTGAGTCTGTATTTTTTAAACTATCTTTGTATCAGAACGAAATAATTTGATATATGGGAAAGTATGTAATTAAAAGGAAGATACCTAAATATCAAGATGCTGGGGAAGTTGATCCTGTCATGCCTGGTAATATTGTTGGTCTTCAGGGTCTTGGAGTGGAACCTCTGGTTTCGTCTACCCGGATAGGATTTGATATTCAGCAGCCTGATATTAATACCATTGATACAAGTGATTTGAACGCTATCGTTGACAGCAATAAGAAGGTTGACGAGTCTGGCAGTACGGATGTTTTTGACTTTACCACCATACCTTATTATGGCGCTGATGATATAGGATCTAGGTTTACCCAGATGGGTCGTGGTATAGGGCGTATGAGAAGCGAGGGATACGGTGATTTATCCACCGGGGTTAAGACAGCTAATGTCGTGGGTACTGTAATGTCAGGCATCGGCGGTGTCTTAGGGTTGGCAAGGAACGTATTCTCAGGGATGGCGTCAGAGCAAGGCACTCGTACTAATATCAGGTTAGCTCAAGAGCGAGAGGCTAGGCAGAGACGGCAATCTCAGATGCGGTATAAGGATGGAGGTGGTGTTTATCTAGGACCTAATAATAGGTTCGATAGCGGTAGCCTTACCGGTGAGTATCTATATCCGTTACCTAAGTCGATGGAAGATCAAGCCAACGTAGAGGTCGAGAAGGGCGAGTACGTGACGCAGCCCGGAGAGGCGCCGATGGAGGCCATGGGGCAGAAGCACGCCGATGGGGGAACCCCCGTTTCCTTGGAGGAAGGTACGAAGGTTATTACCGATGATACCACCATAGAGTCGGATTTCGCCAAATATATCAGGGATACGTATGGGATCAAGGCTACGCCTAAGGATACGTATGCTACGTTAATGGACAGGTATAAGGCTAAGATAGGTCTTAAATCAGCTTATGATGATCAGAAGAAGGCTTTGGATAAGTTGAAGAAGAACGATAAGATAGATGACGAGAATACGAGGCGTTTAAACGCTTCTGTATTATCCATGGCTATAAATGACAGTAACGAGACGGTTAATGGCTTAGAAGGAAGATTTACGGACTTCGCTAATGTTATATACAAGGAGCAGGAAGACCGGAAGATGAAGAAGGATGAGGATACGTATTTCGCTAAGGGTGGTGAGATAGATAACATCATATCCAGATCTATGAAAGAATACGGTCTTACGGAGGAGAATATAGCTGAGGCTAAGAAAGAGCTGCTTAAGAAAGTGGCTGGTATTCGTCAGAAGATGGAGAAAGGTGGTAGTTCTTTATTCGATTACCTACTTACTTTCCGTCCCGTAGAGAACAAGTACAATAATAAGGATAACACGTTTGGGTATCAGCGTCAGGGTCAGGATGGCTCTTATGGCGGTATTAATACCGATGAGAGACTGGAGTATTATAAGACGTTCATGCCTTTGGCTTACGATGCTTATATGAGCGCTCCGAAGGCTACTGCTGCCAAGGCTCTTCAGGATGCTATATACAACACTACTGGTGGGTGGATGGGCTTGGCTACGGCGGAAAACCCGATCATCGCCAACGCAGAGGCACTTCGGGATTACACGACGCTCGTTTCTTTTGGCGGTGAGGATAGCCAAGGTAATTACCCGGAAGACAAGAAGGCCGCATATCATGATAGAATGAGAGATAATAAGTTTGGTCAATATTCGTCATCTCGTCCTATGATTGGTTTGGATGTAGTTACAGAGGATCAACATAAAGCTCTTAATGACGCTGGTATCACTCATTTCAGTCAACTGTTTTCTGACAAGAATAAAGATATTGTTAATAAGATCCTTGGGGAGGATATGCTTAAGATGCAGGCGTTAAGATCCATGAAAGGCATGGAAGGTCTTGATTTTATACTTGACCCGCATAAGGTGGCTCCCGGTCCTATGGATATAGGTGATGTGGAGGATCCTGATGTTAAGCTGGATATGCCTGAGCTGATTGATCCTAATACACTTCCTAAAACCAACACAAATGCCGGTAAGTCGAACGGCGGCAATGGAGGCAGGAATATAGTAGGTGGTGGTCTTGACTTTCCTGAGGTGTTCAGGATGACTCCGGGAGCCGTGACAACGGAAGGTCTGGAAAGACATTACGCTCCTACCGTGGACCCGGTGTTGAGATCGGCTGATCAGTATATGGTTGAGGCTAATCGTGCTTTCCAATCACAATTGGATCAGATGGGTAATGTCCCGGATTCCCAGAGAGGGGCTTTATCTTCCAATTTACAGGCTATCATGAGTTCCAATATAGGTAAGTATATAAATGAGGTAGAACAAGGGAATGTGGCTCAAAGGACTTGGGCTGATAATGTCAATTCTCAATCATGGGCGAATACTTACGACAAGAACATAGCCCAACGTCAAGCTTATCAACAACGGATATTGCAGGGATTGGCTATAAATGACGAGAACTGGGCTAGGTATTTCGATAGCGTCAATGATGAGATTCAGCAGAAGTGGAACACGGCTACGACCATGAATACATTAAGATCTATATTTGGGGATGTTAAGATTGGTCCCAATGGCCAGTTGATCGCAGACCCTCAAGGAGATATATTAAGTTACAGGAGATTATATCCTGCTCAGGAAGTAACTAAAGGCAAAAAGGGATAAATAATGGCTTCACAATACAGTATATTAAGGAATTACGGTAAGTACGTATCACCCTACAACATGGATGTCATGATGCAGGGTATGGGATACATGCAGCAGAAGATAGATACCAATCGGCAGGCTATAAATGAGTATGCTGATTATATTATCAATTCTGACATTATAAAACCTCAGGATAGGGAATATCTTCAGAATAGGTTAAATGGATTGATACAGGATGTGAATAACGTGTATCGTAAATCCAATCTAGCTTCTGATGGTATAGCTAGAAGCATACAAGCCCGTCTTGGAGAGGCTTTAGATACCCGTGTATTGAACGCTATCGCCGGTACTAGGGAGTATAGGTCTTTCTCTCAGAAGATCGAAGATATGAAGCTTAATAATCCTAAGCAATATAGTGCCATAAATGAGGCTGTGGCCTTAATGCCGTTTTATGAATGGGTTAATGATGGTCAGGTTGGTACAAGGATGAATCCTATTCATTACACTCCTTATACGGATTACAATGAGGAGATGAATAAGATGATGAAGGATTTCGTCAGTCTTAATAAGGGAAAGAAGTTTTCTGTTTCTGAGGTAGTGGATGGCAAGCCTACTGGTAGGATGAGAGACATTACTGTTGATGAGATGAGTCGATCTCAGATTAGAGCGATAGCCGCTAGATCTATATCCCAGAACGCTAAGGCTCAGATGCAGATAGAGGGTCAGTATTTGGCTGCCACTAATCCCGGTATGTTTAGTGGCATGACTACTGATCAGTTCGTTAATAAATATGTTTCCGGTTTTGACGCTGAGGAGAGCGCACTCTTAGCCAAACTCAAAGGGGCCGAGGCCAGCCCTTCCGCTAAGGCGGCTATTGAGGCGTCACTACAGGAGGTCCGGGAACAGCGCCGTGCGTTAGTGGAGGAGGCTACTTCCTTTATTGGCAATAATATGAATCCGGCTAGAGCGGGGGAGTTTATTGTACGTAATGAATTTCTTGATGGTGTATCCGCTAGATGGTCGTATAACAACTCATCTGAGAACTACATCGCTGATGATTATTACTTTAAGATGAGAGATCTTGATTTCAAGGAGAGAGAGTTCTCGTGGAGGCAGAAATCAAAGGAGATAGATCAGAATCTTAAGCTTAGGGAAGTAATGTCCAAGGAAGCTGGTAATAGCTCTAATATCCCTACAGGTGTTATGATTGAGCTGGAAAAGGTTCAGCCTAATGTTACTCCTGAGAATATATTTGACAATCAATATATTCAGAATGAGAATAATATATCGACAGGTGAGAAGGATTTAATATCATCCATAAATCCTGTTGATCTACGAGGCATAGAGAACGATATACAAAACAATCCTTCTATATATCATGGTGGTGTTAATAGCGAGAATATTATGGCATGGATCACTAATAATGGCGGTGCGTCAAGTTCTGTATTATCATCAACCCCAAATATGGTGAATAAATACGAGACTCTTATGGCAGCGAATGATAATAGGAATAGGTATGGTAAGATCATGGATGAGGAAGTTGATTATCTTACAAATGCCTTTGATGTCGCTACGGAAAATATCCTTAATGATGCTGTAAGGGATCAGGACTATGTTACTGGAGGTATTGATACATATACTGACAATGGTATGGTTAATGCGAGGGATGTTGGTAAGAATGGAGCTATTATTGGAGGGAAAGAGTATTCACCAGAAGATGCTTTAAAGGTTTCCGCTATAGCTGGATTGATAAGCGAGAACATCAACTATGCGGATAGATCTATAGCTAATACGGAGCTGATGAGATCTTATATAAATTTGTTAAATAGATATTCAGGAGAAAATTTCACTCTGGAGGATATAAATGATATAGCTAAAACTTATAGTCGTGTAGACAATCCGGTAATGAATAGCGATAATGTCGATATGACTAGTAGGGATAAAATGATCAAGATCTTAGGTAAGAATATGTCTAGAGCTGACGGCCCTACGCTTAGAAGAGAATGGTCTTCATCTAATATAGGTCGTAATATAGCTAAGGCTATTCAGGATTCTAAAATGGTCTATGAAAGAAGATATGACGAGTTTGCTCCAAGATCATGGTCGTTCTCTAATTCTACCAATGCCTCTAAAGAAGATAGGCGTATGCATGCTAAATTAGAGAGTCTGCTTTTGTCAAGAGCTGGTTTCTTGAATAAGGATAAAGATAGCAGGCTTAATAATTACATATTGTATGCTCGTCCTACGGATAATCCCAATACATTTGATTTGGTAGCTATGGCTGGCGGGAAAAATATCGCTACGGTTCAAGTTACTAAAGAGGAATTAGATAGTATGGGGTATAGTTTGTACGAAAGGGAAAGGAATGTAAGATCTGAAGATTACGAATCTAAGATCATCCCTGTATCTTTTTCTGCCACGACCAATAGGCCTTATCAGAAATGGGCGCAAGCTAATTCACTTGGCGCTTTCGCTACTATCGAGAATGCGGCTGAGGAGGCTTCTAGGATGGTTGATAAGTACAATATTCAGAACAATGAACTAGCTACATCCGAGCTTAATAAAAGAGCTATTAGGATTATTAATACGGTTTTAAGAAATTACAAATCGTATGATGTTAAAGCCAAGGGCTTTCCTGGAGGTGTTGAGGTTGGCGTCTATTTTCACGGGCAGGCTAGGACCGGGACACCTCTAAAGGTGTTGGAATATAATACTGATTATGCTGATAATATCATGAAGATTATAAATATGTGTCCTCAGATGTATCTTACCCAAGCCGTGGTTGAGGCTATCAATAAAGACGTTATTGTTAAGGGTAGAGATATTAATGAGCAGCACTCTGATCTTAGCAATATTCTTTCGGTGTTGGATAAAGAGACTATGGATAAAATAGATGGAAAAAATGAGCAATAATAATAACGATATAGGGAATGTGATGAAGAGTCAGGGATATTATGTCCCTACTCCATCAATTCCATCTCCCATGCCTTCTAAGGATAATATTTCTTCTATCCCTATACCTGTTGGCATGCGCGGTTCATCGGATATGGATAATGATGTTTTGTCTAGAGAGGGAAGCAGGAGTATTCCATCATTAGTAGAGGGTATAAAAAATTCCGTAGAGACATCTTATCATGATGATGTAAAAGCAAGGAATCCGCTTTTTCAGATGATAAACGAGACGGGTATTCCTAAGGGTAATTATGATATAACTGGAAGTAGGATCAACCTTCGTGATTCAAGGTATAGGCTGTCAACAGGTGAATGGATTCCAAAATACGAGAGTTATATCAATAATGTGGATAATGATGATCGTCTATCGAGAAGTCAAAGTGGTTGGGAGAAAACTTATAGAGGATTAGGTAAGTTTATTTATAAGTCTGCTTTGTATGGAATAGGTGGAGTAGGTCAGTCTGTTTATGGATTAAAGGAGCTTGTTACAAAAGGGACGTTATCAGCTATGTATGATAACAGTTTTGCCAGATGGTTGGATGATATGGATAAGCGTGGTGATTATACGCTTAATCATTATTACAGTAAGGAGGAGCGAGATGCTGGATTTCTTAAAAGTATGTTTACAACCAATTTTTGGACAAATGATCTTTTGTCAGGAGCTGCATTTACGGCTGGAGCCGTTTTGTCATCTTACGCCTTCGCCGGAGCTGGTCTTATGAATGCCGCTCGTATGGGGGCTAGAATAGGTGCTACGATTGCCGGTATGGGGAAGGCTGTTTCTGCTACAAAGACCGGGTTTAATGCTATGCTAAGAGCTGCCCGCATAGGACGAGGCATAGGTAAGGGGCTGGACAACCTGACCTTTATCGGTACGTCAACGCTTTGGGAGGCTTCGGTAGAGTCAAGGAGTGGGTTGATGGAATCTGAGGAAAACTTCAAGCAGGCTTACAGGAATGCCTATGGTAGAGAAGCCTCATATGAGGAACTCATGAAGTTCAGAGCTGATAATGCTGATGCCGCTAACGCTATATTCGCTGCCAATATCGGTATCCTTACGTTATCCAATATAGCTATGTTCGGTGATATGTTTGGCATGGATCTGGGCGTTGATAAGTTCATAAAACGAAATATATTTGGTGTAGGAGCCGAGAGGATGGATAATGGAACATTGAGGATCATAACGCCTAAGAAATGGCAGAAAATAGCCGGGAATACGTTCAATATTATCAAACGTCCGGTATCTGAGGGTCTGTATGAGGAAGGTCTTCAGGGAGTGGCTAGTAAATCCGCCGAGGATTGGGTAGAATCAAGATACAATCCTATGGCTATTCGTCAGAATATAGGCTATATGGAGGCTATAAAGAACGGGTTCAAGGAGACTTACGGATCTAATCAGGGATGGAAGGAAATCGGCATCGGTATGATTATTGGATCGGTTATGGGAGTAAAAACTATTGGTGGTATAAAGGAATGGAGCCAAGACATGTCCCGGAACAAGGGGATGGTGGAGGCTTACAACACCAATGCCGGCGCCTTGACTACCGCCGCTATCCGTGCTATTCGTGGCAGCATGGCCCTGAACGCTCAATTATCAGGCTTGAGTACGGATAATAACGCTGACGATATACCTAATTCTAGAATCGTAGATAAGACTTTTAGTGACGCCGTATTCAACCGTCTTCGTTATGATCAGGAAATGGGGATGTTAGATGATACCAAGGAGAATTTCAAGACAGTCATCGAGTCTATACCTAATAGCGATATAGCCTCTGATATGAATATGACAGATGAGCAGGTAAATGAGTATAAGTCCAATCTTGTTGGCGAGTTCAATAAGAAGGTTGATAATTTTACTATGGCTAGTAGATTTGCCGACTCCCTTACCGATGGTATATCCAATAGATCATTTAACACCTACATCTCTAACATGGCTTATAACGGTCTTGAGGCTAAGGATAATTTGGATGATATCGCTAATCAGTTAGGAAGGATATACAATACGGATATAGGCCCCGCTTTAGATATATATTCTCGTCTTAATCCTGATTCGAGTAGGGATCTTAAGAAACTCAGGAAGCTTACAGATGATATACAGAAGATGGAGAAGAATGTTTTGAAGCTTCAGCAGAGTATCACGTCTAAAGAAGCTCTTGAGTCTGATAAGGTCAAGTTAGCCAAGGAGAATGATAGACTTCTTAAATTGACGGAGGATAGAATTGCTTTGGAGAGGAGATTAGCTACGTTAGTTAACTCAGAGACAGATATATCTAAGCTGTTATTAAACAGGAATGAATCAAGGATCAGTGCCGCCGATCTTATGTCGGCTTATGAGACTATAGTTGGTTTTGAGAATGCTGTATCTATCCGTGGGGTTGATAATTATAAAGAGGCTATGGCGTTACTTAGCGAGTATCGTCATAATCTTGTGGCTTATAAGAATATAAATGAGTCCCTTCGCCGTATGCGTGATAGGAGATTCATACGGTCGCAGGAACGTGGGTTCATGAAGGTTTTGTCAAACATATGGGGAAAGACTTATGAGGAGGATGATAGTAAATATGATTTCAGGAATACCGATGATCCTGATGCCAACTCCCTTTATGCCAATGATCAGGCCATAGATAAGGCTTATCAAGATGGTCTTATAGGAGAGGACGAGGCATTTATGTTCAAGACCTATAATCATATGATCGCCAGATCTATGGAGAATGATATCAAGGCTGATGAGGGCGGTATCGTTGAGAATGTACCTGATAATGAGGATATCATAAATCCTTCTGATGATAGAATCAATAATATAGCTATAAAGATATGGAACGGTAATGAGGATATCTTATCTCCTAGGGAGAGGCAGATATATGATAATAACAAGGATCGTATCAATGATCTTGTAAATGGGTTTGGCGATAATCCTATAGCTAGGCTTAATAAGATTAGGTCAATGATAGATAGGTTAAATACCAACGATAACGTCTTAAATAACATCAGGGATACTATTGATGATATCATAGATATGAACATTAATGGTCTTGATCAGGATCAGGTTAAGGAGGCTATACAGACTTATAATGATCTTATGAATGATATTGACAACGGGAATGAAGTTGATCAGGATAAACTTAATGAGGCTATTGATATTATCAATAACTATTCTGATGAACCTCTTCTCCAGTTCGTGGAATGGATGAGGCTGTATGATAATGGAAGTATGGTTGTCAAGGATTACGATAAGTCTATACCTATGGGTGATGTTCTCACGGAGAGCGAACCCGGAACATCCACCGGCAGGACGGAGGCCAATGCCGCCCAGAATCCGGTAGTGTTGATGGCCCAGAAGAGAGAGATTGGCGGAGTCATGTATTATGAGGTAGGAGGGATGAGACTTGACAGGTTTATGGACGGTCTTGGGCTTAAAAGATCTGATGCCACTGATACTGATAATGGAAGGGTGATGGATTTCACCAACGGAACCGACATATTTACTGTTATAGAGTCGAATAACCACTCAAGATGGATGATAAGCGAGGATGACGCTCAGGCTTTCGAGAACGCTACCGGTGTCATACTGGGGCGGCAGACCGCCTTATCGACCTCCAACTGGTTCATGGTGTATCGCAAGGGGCAGGATGGATCTGTTGTTCCTTATTATACAGGAGATGCATTTGGCTCTAATAATGAGTCGATAAATCAAGAAGCTGCGGCTAGTCTTCGTAAGAACGATATCGTGAGGTTCAAGGTAGATATGTTAGATCCTTATACCAAGGAATTGTATGATAAATACAATAGCCTTTATGCCGTTGATCCTAATTCTGACGAGACCAAGTCTGCCCGTAGTGATTTGGTTAATAATATGGTTATTAAGATCGTGGATGGTGACGGTAATTTTGTCTCGGTGCTAAAAGCCAATGATCCAGACTCAAAAGGGAGTAACGCTGATTTAAGGAGTATGGCCTTTGAGTTGTATAGGGATAATGTAGGATCTGTCGCTGGCGAGATTGATATACCGTTCGTAGGCACAGTCACCAGTGTTTTGCCGGGAAGACCTAATTTTAGCGTAAGTGATGATAATGGGACGTTGATGGTATCCGAGAATGACTTTACCAACGAGACGGTTGGTAAGGTCGAGAGTGTAGGATATATAGAGAACGGGGAGGTTACGATGAGGGATGATATTAAGTATAATATATTCCCGTTCTGTACGGCTATCGTCAGGGATAAGTATGGTGATTATAAAAATTCACGTATCCCGGTAGTAGCTATAAAGACAGGAAATGGAAGAAATTACCTGTACCCCGTAAGATTGAAAAATCAGGATACATCATCATTCTCATCTATGATCGGATCGATGGCTGACAGAATTATAGAGGGTCTAGGTGGTGGAGTAAGTATTGATGATATAATGGATCTTAACAACGCTATAGCCAGATCAGGGCTGGATAACAAGACATATATGATTCCGTTGGCGGGAGACGTGGATGTTATCAAGGGACGGTTAAAGGCTGTCAAGGAAGCCGCTAGTAAGATGCCTATGACCGCTGATGTAAGAGGATGGATAGGCGATTCTAGGACCAAGGAGGATATTTTGATGAATGACGTTACGATCAACATCGATCTTAATAACGATCCTTTCATAGCCCCTAAGTTCAGGATGAGTATTAGGAGGGATGAGACGTTCTTCGAGGATACGGAGACCCCGTTCGTCAACCCGCCCGGTTCCCAATCGGAGTTCGCCTCGCCTACGAAAGCAGCCGAGGATAAGTCTTTGGTTTCCGACGGGAATGTCGTATCTGGAGAAAATGAAGCGGAAAATCCTTGCTAAATAAATTATCTTGATTTATCTTTGCGGTGTCAGTCCATCACCTGACGAGTAAGATATTTAAAAGTTGGTCCCTGTCGGGTGTGTGATGGCCCCGGTGGGGGCTCTTTATATTATGCAGTTAGATAGTTTTTTACATTGGAAAATTATGCAAGACCTACGCATCCAGCGAGTGAAGGTCTTGATGATGTTATACACCAGTCATTATTTTGTCAATAACAGACAAAGGCAGTTGCTTGACCATACATACGCTTTAAGCAGAAGTCAGGCTTTCGATTATATGACGGAGTTCAATGAAAGACTTAGTGATAAGATAGGTATAGAATGTACGATGGATATTCTTCTACCTACCGATGATGATAATGCTAATATCATAATCGAGTACAATGGCATCATTAAGAAGTTGATGAGGGAAGCCGAGAAGCTGGAACTTGACACTGACGCTATTAAGGATATGATGCGCGATCTACTTAATGAGTTGAAAGATGATGTTGATCTTAATATCTTGATATTTGACGTAACCCAGTTACTTATAAAATACAATCTATTTAGGTTGGATGCCATAACCGAGCAGGAGTTCAAGGACTCTTTCGTCAGGATGGATAGTAGGAATATGGAGATAAAGAAATTAACTTTATCTGATATTAAGAAGGTGGTGATGATGATGGAGGATAGATATAGTTATATTTCGTCTATATGATAGACAAATATAATTGATTACGTTTTTTGTAAAAATATCTCCTATTTGTTTGTTGTTTTAAAATAAGTGTCTATATTTGCGGTGTCTATCCGTTGCTAGACCAGAAGAAGATATTAATATCGCTTAGGCGTAGGCGATAAATGAGAGCTATCAGTGGAGTAACGGACGCTGGTGGCTCTCGTTGTTTTATATTATGGATGATAATTTAAAATTGTTTGAGAATCCTGATTTTGGGGATGTAAGAGTATTATTAGACGAGAAAAGCAATCCATGGTTTGTTGGTAATGACATAGCCAGATGTCTTGGTTATGAAAACTTAGGGAACGCTGTAAAAAGGTTTGTTGATGATGAGGATTCTATCATTCTTACAAGTGATTGTAAATCAATGGGGTTTAAAATAAACCCCCTTATAAATCAGGCTGTTAGGGAGATCAAATTAATCAATGAATCAGGGATGTATTCTTTGATTATGTCATCTAAGATGGAATCTGCCAAGAAATTCAAAAAATGGGTAACATCGGAGGTTCTTCCTTCTATTAGAAAAACAGGCTCCTATTCTATGCCATCAAAGAATGAACTTCCATCTGATTATATAGAGGCATTAGAGGCTTTACTTAAATCGGAAAAGGAGAAGCGTGCGTTAGCTGAGGCGAAAAAAGCGGCAGAGGAAGCCAAAAGGATATCTGATAATATCATCAAAGAACAGGTTCCTATGGTTGAGTTTGCTAAGACAGCCGAAATAGCCCAAGAGACAGATATGTTGATCAGAGAGGTTCGGGAAAAGCTGGAGGCTCATGGGTATGATATAGCGGAGAAGAATCTTCGTATATTGCTTGAGGATAATAAGTTCTTCGCCAAAACCGGTAAGAGATGGTTGCTTTCCCAAAGGATGATAGATCGTGGTTACGCTCGTTACAGGTATCGTGATGACGATGAGTTCTATGGGACTAACACCGTCTATGTGACTCCTAAGGGATTCCAGTGGATCGTGTCTAAGATATCTAGGGAATGGATGCCTAGGTTCTTGGAGTTGAAAGGTAGGGTTCTCAGTAGATCGGATAAAAATATTTTTGCTAAACAATAAGTTTCGTTTTTATAGTTTTAGGATTGAGTTTTTTGTTTGTCCGTGAGGATCGGCAAAATGATTTGTACTTTTCAATAGAAACATAAGGTTTGTTATTATTGTTATTTGGCTCCCGTCCGCTCGTGAGAGTAGGCGGGATTTTCATATCTTTGTAACAAAACGATTTAGCTATGGGTAGATCTTGTTATGTTATAAAAAATAAGGAGGGTGGGGTAGATAATGTCCTTGCCCCGAACGACCAACCATCCGGATTATACCAAAGGGCGATGGAGGTGCTTGGTGACCAGAAGCAGGCCTTATCGGTCTGGGGTACGGCCTACTCCCCCGACTTCGTGTCTTTCTTTGGCGATTGGATGTCCATGCCATCAGAATACGGCTTAGATAGCAATGGGGAGCCTAGGTATGATGATGTCATGTCCTTTATCAAACAAAAGAATTATGCTGTGGGTAATTTCATGGCTGACGAGGTTAAGGATATCAATAATACCATTACTTCCCTGGGCGTTGATAATATTAATGATCTTAACGATATGATCGTATCTAACTTCCTTTCCGGCGGTGATATATTCATCAACAGATATAATCTTGAACGATCCGGGATGTATGATGCTGATGAGATTGATAATATCATGACTAACCGATTGGAGTATGAGCGGGTAAGGGATATGATGAGGAGGATTGTCGATTTTATGTCTGAGGGGGATCTCAATGAGAAGGATACATATTTCTTGTCCTCCGAATCAGGCCTTGGTGATGATTATATGATATATGAGGATGTGTATGATTCATTGGGAAAGAGAAGAGCCTTGAATCCAATAGAGGTAAGGGATACGATCATGAGGGCGGTAGGCGGTATCAGCGACCGCCGGGAGTTTGACCGGGCTTTCACCTCCGTCCCCTACCCTTCCTTGGCGCTCCGGTATCAGGAGGATCAGGATTACGCAGATCGGATGTATGACATGTATCGTAATATGACCCGTATGGAGGTTCGGAGTCAGGACGGAAATACGATTACCGACTCATATTCCAATAGCACCATACCGTATATCAGTATGCCTAAGGACATGAAAGGTCTAAGGGATAAGGTTGGGGAAATGATCAATATGGACGATTTTAAGGACATCAAGGATGTTGCCGGACGTCTATATGACATAGCCATGGATCTTTCCGATATGGGCGTTGATATAAGCGAGGCGATTAGCGATGAGATGGTTATATCTAGGCCGGAGGATATCCGTGACCTTATGGCATCGTTGGATGTCATGTTATCTTCTATACAGAATGGTGATCCGGTATATGATGACTTTATTTCCGATCTTGATAGGATAACAGGGAAAGGGAATCCGATATATGAGGTTCAGGATACTTACTTTACCGGGGATAGGATGGTGTATGTAAGGTCCGGGAAAACATCTCCTTCCGATATGTATGACAGGAACATGTTGTATGTAGGTAGAAATATATACCATAACACGACCCCGATAACCGACACCGATCAGGCCTATGAGGTGCTGGCTGATATCGGGATAGCCCAGCCCTCGTACTTACCTACAGGCGTGGTTCCCCATGGGGCTTCTCGATCTGATATTGGCGTGGTCAAGGATAATATCAAGAAGTTGGTTATGGATAACATCTCATCCTCCAATACGGAGAGTATGATCCTTGCCAGATTGATATATCAACATCCCGTTACCTCTAAGGTGGATGATGTCGATATTGATCGGGAGTTCAGGAGATACGAGGCTAGACAGGGGAAGGATCGGGATTTTATCAAATCCTGTATCTCGTTGAGGAAAATCCAGATCAAGGAAAGGTTAAAAAAATCGGATTTATATAATAATGTCTTGCGTTTCCTTGATTTTAATGGATTTTATAACGTATCTTTGAACCACCATGACAGAGGTACGTTAAAAAACATAGAGATATCGTTGCCGGATGGTCAGGTAAGAGATCTGTTGTTTGATGTGGCTATCGAGTCCAGCGACAGCAGCATGAGGGATCTTTTCTATCTGGATAGACAGGATAGGATGATGGATGTCGGGTTTTACAGGTATCTGTACCAAAGGAATCCGGGCCTGCTCCGGGAGGTCAACGGCGGTGTCGAGGCGAGACCGGACGGCTTGTTCTTGGCTCGTGGAAGGTATGATGATTTCGTGTCTTTCCAATCTGGTCTATATGAGAAGGTGGGTGAGACGGTTAATGGCGGGATATATAGCTTCGTGGATAATTTTATATATTCGGACCCATCATCATATCAGGATAGTATGGTACGAAAGATAGGTGACGTTACGGTAAGAAGTGACGATAACCGTCTATCAAGGGTAGAGGATAATCCCTCATCCAGTAAGATAATTAATGAATACACTGCTAATACAAATAAGTTGATGCGAGATTTTTCGTGTAATTAATCTCTCTTTGACGTCGTGAGACGTTTTCTTTCGAGCATTGAAACATTGAATTTATAGATTTGCATGAATCCGGGCCGTAGTGATACGTTCCGGATTTTTTTGTCTTGTACCGGTTCTTATTAATACCAATTGCATGACATGACGTGCCTTGATGGTGACATATATCACGATCCCAGGATTATTAATTTTTGAACTTTGTAACGCCCGCCATCAGGTGGGTTTATTATTAATTCAAAAATAAATAGACATTGGTACAAGTGGAGACAAAATCGTGCTGTTAGACGGCATGGGTTCCGGGAGCGGTAGCGCCGCTAACGGTTTATTATCTATGATTCCGGGTATGTTTACCAGCCTTTTGGGTGGAAATAAGATGGATCCGAATCTAGTCGCGGCGTTGATGAACGGCCGTAACAACCAAGACCAGTTCGGAGGAGCCAACGGCTGGTGGTTATGGATCATCGTCCTGTTCTGGTTGTGGGGCGGACGTGGCTTCGGAAATGGCTTTGGCAATAGCAATGAATGTTGCGCTAACGGTCTTCCGGCTCAATTGAACAACGACTATGGTCGTGAGTTACTGATGCAGGCTATCCAAGGTAACAGAAGCGCTATCGACCAGATCTCTAACGCCCTTAACTGTTCTACCTCTCAATTACAAAACGCTATCTGTAACGTACAAGGCGCTATTGATAAGGTGGCCGGTCAGGTAGGTATGACTTCTCAGGCCGTTATCAACGCCGTACAGCAACAAGGATGTGAGATCGGTAACCAGATTAGCGCATGTTGCTGCAACTTACAAAGCGCTATGGCTAGTGGATTTAACAACATCCAACATTCGTTAGACACCGTAGGATGTAATATCCAGAACGCTATCACCCGTCAGGGATATGAGAATCAGTTGGCTATTACCGGTCAGACGAACGTATTGCAGAACAACTTGACTAACGGCTTCAATAACGTTATTCAATCCAACCAAGTCCAGACTCAGGCGTTGGCTGCTAAGATAGATCTTCAAACTCAAATCATCAATGACAAGTTCTGTCAACTTGAGATGCGTGAGATGCAGAATACTATCCAACAGCTTCGTGAGGAGAAACAGGCTTTGGCTACTTCCGCCATCACCCAACAACAGACACAGAACATCGTTAGCCAGTTAGCTCCAAAGGCTCCGGTTCCAGCCTACGTTGTACAGAACCCGGGTTGCTGCTATACTCCTACCGTAAGGGTGGCTAACGAATGTGGATGCGCTTGCGGCACTACTAACGCCGTATTATAAGAAAGGGGGACAATATGGCTGATTTCAGAGGATATATGATCGGTTCATTCGCCTCCTCTCGTCTTGACAGGGGAGGCATCCCGGTAGTAGCCACTACTGGAAAGGTATCTGACGCTTCTGCGGCCGAACCTACGGTTGATTTTGGCATCAATCCGTGTCAGTGGAACTCACTACCTCCGGAAGGAATATTGTTATGGAAAGTCCGTCATCCGGTGACGGAGACAGAGGCTAGTTATCCCGCCACGATCGTTCTTCCGTCTGGCTTATCCACTACCACTCCTGTTACGGTATCCAACGCCGGGGTTATCGTCAACAAGACACCTATAGTGGATAAGGTTGGGGCACATATGACAGGGCAGGATATTACGACTCCCGTGGCTTCTAGTGATCCTATAGTAGGGGCCTACACCGAGCATCTTGTGTATTATAACAAATGCACCGGCGTGTTCAGGATGTTGGGTCATACGGCTACGGCGGCTACCGCCCCTAGCGCATGAATTTACTAAGAAAGAACAGGGAGGGTAACCTCCCTCCCATTTAAAAAGATCGTTATTATGTTTAAGGATTTAAAGAAAGGATATCAGGTTTATACGTTGGATACCTCAGGGGTTCCTAAATTCTTTATGGGTACGGTGGTTAACGTCTCGGAGCCTAGGTTCGCCCAGTCCCAGTTAGGTCAGTATCAGCAGTTGCAAGATCGGGTTATGGATCTTACTATAGAGGTGGACGGGAAGTCCATGACATACGTAGTTCCAGAGAACCAGAACGTGGCTATGGCCAACGGCATTACGCTAGCCTGCTCCGTGGATCCGATAATGAACCACCTGAACGCCATGAAACGAACCAGTACGGATATCGTGAATAGCGTGGATAAGAATAAGGAGATCATAGAGGCATGCGACAGTATCTTGGAGGATATCAATCCTACTTTTAAGCAGACTAAGGATCAAGACCGAAAGATTAAGAATCTTGAGGAGAAGGTCGATAGGATGGGGTCTTCTTTCGATGAGTTAAAAGAGTTGTTAATTAAAAAATTAGGTTAAGATGAGAGTTATAGATTTAGGCAACGGCCAAGAGGAATATGATGATGAGATCTACGACCGCAGAGGCGGTAGGGGACGCTCACGCCGCTCCGACGGCACTTATATGGGTTACGATGGTGGCGTATATGATCATTACGGTAAGGAACGTGACGGGATGATGGAGGAGCTTGAGCGCCGTGAGCGTGATCTCGAAAGACGCGAGAGGGAACTGGAGCGTAACGAGCGGGAGCTTGAGAAACGTCAAAGACATCATGAGCGGGAGGATGAGATGTACCGTAAGGGATGGTTTGGCGAGCGTGACATCCGTGACGAGTACGATGGTACGGAACCTTATATGCGTAGAGGTAGGAGAAGTCGTTACTACTGAGGAGCAGACGCTGATGACCCGGATTATAAGCGGTATATAGACACCCATGGATATCACTTTTCCAAGGAGTTGGCTAGGGAGGCCGCCGATAAGATGCTTAACGCCGACGGATCCAAGAGAAGATGGACGATGGAGGATGCTAAGCAGATGTTCGATAAATGCGGGGCTAAGAAACCTGATAACGCTACGTGGGGAGATATCCAATATCTGTTCGCTATGTTCTATAGCGACTACTTTCCTAAGGTATTGGATTGCGACCAGAAAATAGTCAAGGCTGTCTTGGCTTATCTGGAAGACCCTGACGCCCCGGAAGGGACGGCGTTCGTAAGGTATCTGGCGGTGCGGTGCTTCGTCGGTGACACAATCAAATGGAGTGATATGATTTAGTTTGATACAACGTTGGAGAACCCTGTCGGCGATAGAATACCGATGGGGTTTCTTTTTTGTTAAGTATCTTATTATCGTTACATTTGTCAGGAGTAGGTCTTTTTGTTCATAGGTAGGGCGGGCGGGAATGAAAAAAGGATATCCTCACGGACACCCTTCCCCTTGGTTGAAAATCACTTAAAACATTATGAGTTACTACTACACCGCAAATATAGATAAATAAACGTGAATAGCAATGGGTAAGGGGTATTATTGGATAGAACCTGTGGATCGGACGTTAAATGATTTTCAGTTTTATAAGGCTCGTATCGTGGGCGATCCTGAATATGACGAGAAGCATCATCGTGTTATATTAAGGACGGATAAGTATTTCCCGGTAGGAAGTATCTTCCATGTCCTTAATGATCCGGAGATGTTCGTTATAGAGAGGAAATTTAAGACATGGGGGAATAAGTATGTCATTAAGCCTTGTGAAGGTGAATGGGAATGGGAGTCTGTCCAGAAACTTAAAGACAAGGCTATTATATTCCGTAGCGGATTCCTGCACGGGGGCGGCAGTTTCTGACACTTACCCGTATCTCCCCCCCCCTCGATTTCTTGGTATTTATGTATATAACTATATTTGAGCAAAAAATAAGTTTGATATGGAAGATTTTCAAGGTAAATACAATGGTAAGCAGATAGAGCAGCTTTTGGATAAGGCTAATGATATTGATCTTACCAAATATGCTCTTAAGACGGATAATGCCCCTACCGCCACGAAATTACAGGCGGCTAGAACCATAGCGCTGTCCGGGGCTGTTACCGGTAGTGTCTCATCGGACTTCGGAGACAACGTAACTATCTCCACGACATTGGCCAATTTTGATGCCTCTAAGATCGCGTCCGGAACCATCAGCATAGATAGGTTACCTAAGGCGGCTTTGGAGAGATTGATCGTGGTGGCTGACGATACGGCTAGATTCGCCCTTACCACCGCTACGGCTCAAAGCGGTGATACGGTAAAGGTCACGTCTACAGGTAAGATGTATCTGATAAAAGACGAGTCTAAATTAAACAGTGAGGATGGGTATGAGCCTTACACGGCCAGTCAGGCTTCCTCCGTGCCTTGGTCCGGGGTTACGGGCAAACCAAGTACCTTCACCCCTCCCACGTCCTCCGCTACCGTTCTTGGCGGTATTAAGGTAGGATATACGACTTCCGGGAAGAACTATAAGGTACAGCTGGATTCGTCCGGCAATGCTTACGTTAACGTTCCGTGGACGGATAATAACACAACGTATAATGAAGCCACGGCCGACACCTTAGGATTGGTTAAGATCGGCTATGCTTCTAATGGAAAGAACTACGCTGTGCTATTGGCTAATGGCAAGATGTACGTCAATGTCCCTTGGACTGACAGTAACACGACTTATACCCAAGCTACAAGCGATAATCTGGGTCTTGTTAAGATCGGGTATTCAGCTAACGGAAAGAATTACCCGGTAGCTCTTGACGGAAATGGTAAGATGTATGTGAATGTTCCGTGGACGGATACCAACACGACATACGCCAATATGAAGGCGGCTACGGCCTCGGCGGCTGGTGCTGCGGGATTGGTACCGGCCCCAGCCGCTGGCAAGCAGGCATCTTTTCTTCGTGGCGATGGAACGTGGGTCGTACCTACCAATACCACATACGGATTGGCCTCTACTACAGCTAACGGCTTGTTGAGACAGCTTGATGGCAGTACATCCAGTTTCATGCGTGGAGATGGCACTTGGGCTACACCTCCTAACACGACATACGCCGTGGCCAATGAGTCTACTAACGGTTTGATGGCGGCCGCCGATAAGAAGACCATGAACAGGCTTATAGGGGTTAATACGGTCACGACATTAGCTAACCTGCCTATTAGCAAGAGAAGTATCACGGCTACGTTATCAGCCGCTACCACCCTATCCGTGCAGTCAGGGATGCAGATAGGGGAGGAGCTGATGATCAGGTGCGTCCCGTCGGCGGCCTTCACGCAGGCTATACCCAACTCCGGGGCTTATGTAAGCATGAGTGGTACTTCTATAACCACTACGGCTAACAAGCCTTTCGAGATAAATATCTGGTGTTACGCTTCAGGTAAGTATAGCATCGCCGTTAAAGAACAAGATTAATGATATAAGACATGAGCTACGTATATATAAACAGGGAAATATATCCCAATCAATTAGTTCAGGACGATCCGCTTGATAATAATTACGCTAAGGGCTATAGTTATGATGATTACATTAACGGGAATCCCGTCCCATGGATAGAACTTGGGGAGGAGCAATTGGCGTTCAAGGAGGCTAATCCTAAAGCTACGGTTAAGGAGATTATCGAGGCTAAATTGGATGACTCAAGGCTTCTTAATGAGGAGAAATCGGCTAAGTATGAGGAGATCAGGACTTATGAGAATGAGAATCTTCATGAGTTTTTCTTGGATGACCAAAATATCTATATCCCTGAATATGATAGGCGTAACGCTTTGGCTGATGGGGCTATAGCTGGTAAGATAACGATCATAGGTCTGGAGTTCGATATGACGGAAGGCAAGATCTTGATCGGGATGATGGATAAGTATGATAATGATCTGATGTCGGCGTTAGGAGCCAAACAGAGGGAAGTAAGCTTAGCCACTACCGTAGAGCAGGTGAGGGCTATTGACGCTCAGTCCGGCTATCCAGACAAGGTAAATATCACCATGACTTATGTCCGTCAACAGGCAAAGGAGAAAGATGTCTCCGATCCTCAGAAAGTGGCTGTCAGATTCTCCAGAATGGTGGTTAATAACAAGACTATATCTTTATCCCCTAATGAGAAACTGGATGTTAAGGTTCTATTCCCTATATGGGGACAAGAAGGGGCGGAGTTCGGGTTGTCGGTGGATGCCGGATTCTGTCTCAGGGTGGTGAAGGACGATACGGATATCCTTTATGAGGTTATTCAACAACATACATTATCAAAGGAATGGGAACCCGGATTGGATACGGCTTCCTTATACAAGGTCATTGATAAGGAGCATGCCGGGACCATAGGGGATCCTATCCCGTATTTCCCTCCAATGGAGATATTCAAGGATAAATATTACATCCAGAACGCTGATGTATATAAGTGCACTAGGGATAGCGGAACTCCTCTCAGCCATAATCTACAGGATTTAATAGGTCTGTACGTGGAGCGGGTGTAGTCGTAGTGCTATCTATCCCCCCCCCATATTTTATGGCTAACATTATATAAGTTATTTTTGGCATAATAAAAGGACATTTATAAATATATTTAAGTATGGCATCACAAAAATTCGGTTTCGTAACCGTCGACCCTGTATCAGGATCAGGAGATCAGGCGGTTAATTTCTCCGGTGAGAAACACACCGGTCGTATTCGACGCACTATCAACCTTACGGTCACCACGAACGGCGCGGCTAAGAAGGCGTTGGTAGTTAATCAGGCAGCGGCTGCTGAGGTGGTAAGATCAGACAGCCCTAACGCTTCCGTACAAAAGGCAGGCGGTAATGTTACCATCACCGGTAAGTCTAACAGTACTAAGCTTACGTTCGCGGTCGCGCCGGCTGAGGAGAACGGGCTTACGTTACAGCTCCCGGCTAACTACACGGCGGCTGGAAAGACTACGGCTAACGGAGCGGTTATCGCCGACGATCCCGGAGCCGCTGGCGAGTTCGTTTGGAGCATCACGATCTCGGACGTACCGGCCAACGTCACGATCGAGGAACTGACAGCTACATTGAAGGTAACTGCCGCTGGTGGCCAGGCAGCCAACGTGACGGTAACGCAAGCCGCTGGAGACTCTACTATCGAGCTTGACAAGGAGATTATTAACTTGGATGTAAATGGTACTCAACAGACGGTTAACGTAACATCTAATGACAGCTGGACATGGGCGCAAGCTTCGGCTAGAACCGTATTGAGAATGATGGGACGATAATCAGTTTCTTTTCGCTTACTCAGACCCCGATCGACTTAAGCCGGTTGGGGTTCTCTTGTTTTATTATCTTTGTGAGTAGAAGATAACTAAAGGATATAATTATGAGTGATTTGAATGTTAATTGGAAGGACGGGGTAGGCGAGGTAACGGACCAGCCTCTGACCGTCAGTCCGGGGTCCGGGGCCGGAAACGCCTCCGTTTCCTTTGGCTCGGTGATGAACAACGGTCTTGATCGGACTCTTGAGCTGGAGATAACAACTCCAAAAGGTGTTAAGAAGACGCTCACGGTGAATCAGGAGGGATGCCGGCAGGCTTATATCACGAGCGACGGCAAACGATGGCTGACTAGCGACAATCGGGTGTATGGGGTTTTGAAAAGCGATGCTCCGTGCGAATGCATAGGTGATTGTCCTTGATATTTTGTTTTTACGAATTTTGTAATTACATTTGTGGCGCATGTCCATCACCATGCTTTTCGTCGCTAATTTATTATAAGGGATACCGGTCTGTGATGGGATCGGCATCCCTCTGTTTTTTAATATGGAGAAGATAAATGTTTTCGATGTTCAGGTTCCTGATGGGAGACAAATCCGTTGTATGTCGTATAATAAGGTTACTTATTTTGATCTTGACGATATATGTAAGTTATGTTTTGACTCATACGATCTACATGATGTGGCTGACACTAAGGTAATGAGTGAGTTCCTGCACCGAGAGGGTGGTCGTTATTGGACTACGATAGATGGCGTAAGGCAGTTGTATCGTAGGATTGAGTGTAAGATGTGTTTTGAGGTTATAGAAAAATTAAAGGGATTATGAGAGAAAAGAAATTTGATTTCGTGATATATCCGTTGGATTTGATTATCACGGTTGGATTAGATTATAAGACGTTGTGTGATCGTTTCGAGAATATGGAACCTGAACACGAGGGGAAATGGGGAGATGAGGATGATATGGACAAGGAGGCGTCTTTCGCAAATTTGGTAAGGGATAGGGACGATGATGATAAATTTGCCATACTTTGGAATTTTTCGAGCGACGATGATTTAATAATGAGAAATATATGTCACGAGTCATTCCATATAGCAATGAGCGTATGCCAATTTTGCAACATGTCTCTTGGATTTAAGGTTGGAGAGGATGAACACGCGGCGTATATAGCCGGCTTCGCTGGTGATTGCGTTAGTGAGTTCATCAATAGCAAGAATACGGATTAAGTCATAAATTCTATAAGGAATATAAGAATATCAGCCTCCGCTTATTTGTGGGGGCTTTTTGTTTATCTTTGTCAAAAACATGAAGTTATGTCGAGTTGCGTAATTAAAAGGAATAAGGAGGGTAAGATAACCCGTGTCTTGACCCCTTCCGGCGAGGTATCCACCTTGTTCGATAAGATAGCGGGTATAGCCGCCGTAAGTGACCTTAATAAGGCCGCTGAAGCTTATATGACTATTTATAACGATAAGTTTAGGTCTAAGTTCGGTGACTGGACGAAGTCCGTACCAAGGAATAAGGAGGCCGCCAGATCCATAAGCGCCAGACTTAGCGCCAGCGAGTGGGGGCAACTTATGTCAGCCAAGGTCTTGTCCGCCATAAGCGATATGGATGCCCCGGCGTTGGCCAGAAGCCTTGGGAATAGCGACAATGTCGTGGCTTATCTTACCTCCGGAGAGGTAGGTGATGTCAATGATATGGCTGTGGTAGATACGTCCACGGTACAGGAGGTGGATCTGGATTCCATAAACGAGGATAATATTGGCGATACGATACTGAAAGAGGCGTCATGGGATGATATAAGGGCTATCAGGGAGAATATAGATATTAAGGAGACAGCCCGTATGTTATGGAAGGCCGTGGAAAGCGCTTTTATCGGGCAACGACCTAATATCAGGGTGAAGGGTGGAAATATAGATGGTGAGATTATATTTTCTGGTAATGTCTTGCCTTTAAATGATATCGAGAATTATACGCCTCCATCTTCAAGATTGGTATATGATTCCGGTGAGCCTCGCCTGTTCTTTAGATCGGATGATGGCAAGGTATATGATACTTACGCCAACGCCATAAAAGGCTCGTCCGGCGGGCGGGTCGAGGCCGGGTTCTTGGCCGGCAGTGTCGAGGAGGGCGACGTCCCGTCTGGTGCGGCTGACATCTTCTTTGGCTCCTCCTCCATAACCCTTAATAATAACGAGTCATTCATCCCGGTCCTTGGTGTTAGCTCAGACTCTAATATAAGCACCCGTGGAGGGTTTGTCAATTACCTTATCAAGAAAGGTATGTTAAGCGGTGAGCGTATAAGGCTGGGGGATAGGTATTATCTTACCGGGGCCGGCAACTCCGATGGTCTTAAGATCTATAACGCTATGGATGCCTTATCCAGCCTTAGGAATAGATTTGGAAGTCAGTCCTCTGAGATGAACGTATTGGGTTCTATAGGTTTTGATACGGAGGTGAGCGACGATCTTGATCTTATCACGACATCCGGGGAGAAGGTCACGGTAAGCAGGTCTGAGATTAAAGGCATGTTAAGGCAAGGGCGGTTCGAGGAACTTAATAACAGGTATGATGGGTTCATGGAGCTAGCGCTATCGTTGATGATGGAGGATAACGCCTTATATGGGAGTAATGTCCGTGGCGTTATTGAGAACGAGAAGGCGGAAGATCTTCAAAACAGGACCGATATAACCAACGTCTTATCCACATTAGGTATCCGTGTGATGGGTATGTCCGAATATATGGACAAGTATAAGATGCGTAATGGCGTAGATCCTTCCGCTAGGGCGTTATCCGATATGGCTAATGGCGTGATAGCATTGGCTGAGGGGGCTACGGTAGAGGATCTTAATGAGGAGGTGGCTCACTTCTTGATCGATACTTATCGTAACCAGCAGGAGATTGACGAGGTTCTGGACTCTGTTGTCGGCACGCCATTATGGAATCAATTCGCCGGTCGTTACTATGAGGTGTATGGGAAGGAATACCAAGGGGAGGAACTGGATCGGATGGTGAAGCGGGAGATCCTAGGTAAGACGTTGTCCCAGCGGTTCGTACCGGGCATGGAACAGGCGGTGGAGGATCTGGCCTCGTCCGAGGACGCCCAGCTCTCCTTGTTTGGCAGGATAATCCGGGCTATACGGAATTTCTTCTCTACTCAAAGATCAGACTTGAATAAGGTTCTTGATAGGATAAAGGAGTCGGCGTTAGCTGATGACCCAAGCGCATTTGACGTGCTTCTGTTAAAGGATAGCGACCATCTCATGTACTCATTATCGGATGTTGATGTGGCTAATAAGTTGATCAAGAACGGTAGGTCATTGGAAAGACTATATACCAGATTGCAGAGGATGAGGTCAAGCCAAAGCCAGAGGATCGGTGAGAGTATCTCCCTTCTACGTGATATAGGCGAGAAGGTAAGACAAGTCGGGGGTGAGCTAAATAAGAATAACAACCTATTATCCACCAAGAGCGTCATAGCGACCGCCAAGGCTGAGGTGGAGTATTTGGTCACTGTCGCCAGTAGCTTACGTAAGAGCGGAAAAGGATTGGATTATGAGACGATACAGGTTATCGATAACGTATATGGGGAGATCGTGCCACTTGTCAGGAACCTTCGTGGATTCGTCAATAATCAGGCGGCTGATTATTATGGCAGCAATAAGGTTGGCATGGTAGAGGATATGGATGATATATTACGTATGGCTGAGACATCCATGTCCGATATAAACGCCCTTAAAAGTGATCGTAACGAGGATTGGCTGGATGGACAGCTTCGGATGTTCAATATCCCGGAAAGGTACTGGAATGGGATAAAGAAGTTGGTGGATAACATCCATAAGGATATCAATGTCATGTCCCGGTTCTTTGGTACGCTGGAGCATAGTGGTAACGCTATCTTAGGCATGTTAGGGCAACGTCTTGCCAAGGCTTATAACGACGCTCATGTTGAGGGTGTGGCTAATATCAATAAGATGACTAAGATGATGAAAGAGCGTGGATGGGGGATAAAGGATAATGAGGATCTTATACAGAAGATAAACGGTAAGAACTCTGATTACCTTGACTCGTCCCGTGATTTCGCCAAATACGATTTACTGTATCGGACAGAGCAGGCGAAAGCTATTATTGATATATATGATCTTAAAAAGGTTACGGGTAAGACCGAGAAGCAACTTATCGACATGCTTTTATCTGATAAGGGGCTTAAGGTCAAGACTCGTGATGATATCGTAGGATATGATGGGGATAAGCCTATTACGAAGGCCGTGTATCATGTATTCAAACCTACCATCCAGAATTTTGATATCTCGGACATGACGTTCGAGGATCAGCAACGGTATCTGGATACGATAAATAGGTGGTTGGATGAGAACCAAGAGAAACCTATGGTGCAGGCTTATTACGATAAGATCGAGAAAGTTAATAAGAAGGTCGAGGAAAGACTGGGTCGTAGGGTATCGCAAGCCACGTCCGATTTCATGACCCGTATCCGTAGAAGCCGGTATGTGGCTATGGATAAGTTTATTAAGAACAAGAAGGTCGATTGGGACGCTTTCCAATCTGACCCTATAGCTTGGAGATCTTATCTGGATATCCTTCGTGATAGGGCTATAGCCAAGAGCGAGTGGTATTCCGACGGGACACCAAAGGAAGCGGGGTCCGAGGCGTTGATGATGTCCGAGGAGATCAAGGCATGGGACGAGGCGTGGGCCGAGGAGTTCGGGAATACCAACGAGGGTCGTAAGGCTTCAGCCGAGTTTAAGGAGATACTGCGTGGGATAGAGCGGTCCGAGGGCGGTAAGGCAGCATTCGAGTTCCTGCTAGCCGGTGGTCATCTTGGCTTCTCCAAGGATATGTGGGGATCCGAGGAGGGTGATTATTACGAGAATCTGGTTGATAAGATCACGGAGCAATCTGTATCATCATCAAGGATAGAGAAGGTAGAGGAGGCGATGGCAACAATAAATGAGATTAACGATCAGTTAAGACCTTTGCTTATTCAGTACCGGGACAGTACCAGATATGGCGAGTATGATTTCGATCGTCTTCGTGGATCATCGTCATTAAGGAAGATAAACGAGCTATACGACCGTCTGGCCGAGGCCAAGAGTGTTATTAACGCCGCCGCTTCCGCTGAGGATATTGAGATGAATATGCCCGATACGGTGGAGAGTGGCGTTACAGATTCCTACCGTAATGCGTTAAGGGATGCCGTGACATACGACAAGGGAATGGATGAGATTAAATTCGCCAAGGAACATATGTCTGCCCGCTCCCGGAGTCAGGTAGATAGGATGGCCGCCAAGCTGTCACAGAAGAATCCATCATGGACATCCATGGAGACAACGTTCCTTAGAAAAAAATACGGTCCTGATTTCAGTGATAAGCTGGCTAATGATATAGCTATGGGTAAGGCTAATAGTATACTTATTGAGTATGCCAGAACCCGGCTATATCCTTATATGAGAAAATACTCTCCCAAAGGGTATTCTGATTTTGTCAGGAAGATAAATAACGGTACGTATAAGGTGTCGGATTTTTTTGATGCCATGGAAAGCGGTATATCAAAGGAAGAAAGCGTGTCCCGTTTCGGCTTCGATATTAATATGATTGATTTGTCGATCAACAACCAATGGTTAGATGAGGCTGATTTCGAGAGTTCCTTCCGGAATCCTAATTATAATCCCGATCTAGGTTATGGATATCATACGCCTAGATTTGATAAGTACAAGAATGAGGCTTTCTTCAAAAAATACGGTATTACCAAGGAAGGAGAGGAGGCCACGATCAACAAGGATAAGTGGGAGATGAGGAAGGAATTGCTTAACATAAGCCGTAAGGCTATGGAGGATTATGATGAGCGTTTCAGGAATATCTACCAGATACCACAGATATCCAAGGGCGGAGTGGAGAGGATGGTGCAGGCCGGGGTTGACCCGAAGGCGGCCATCGGAAACGCCGTACGTGACATCGTTGGCGAGAGGGTTGATGATCCCATACATGGTCAAGGACAAGACCTAGGAGGGCTTGATGAGAACGATAACAAATATCGCATGATCCCCAAGTACTATCTGAGCAAGCTAGAGAATGCCGATGACGTATCCCATGACTTCGCGTACTCCTATTCTATGCTATCCCTTCAGGCGGCATCTTATAAGTATAAGAGAGCTGCTTTGGATGATGTTATGGGATATAGGAATATGATGCTTGAGACACAATATGATGGGGGAAAGAATCCAGAAGCCACTCATGCCTACAGGATGTTTCAGGACTGGGTTAACGCCAGTATCTATGACGTTAGGATAAACAATAAGCGGACTGAATGGAATATAGGCAATTATAAGGTCGATCTTAATAAGCTGGCCCTTATGTTTACCAAATTTGTGTCCAAATCCAACTTAGGCTTCTCCCCGTTCGTGGCGGCTACCGGTGCCCTTACCGGGCAGGCCAACTTCCTTTTGGAAGGTATGGTAGGACAGTACATAAGCAAGGACTCCATGAAATACGCTTATGGAGAAGCCCAGAAGCAGTTAAGCACGTACGTGTCTGAGATCGGGGACATAAATCGTACCAATAAGTTATATGTTGTCGGTGAGGCCCTAGGTGTGTTTAATGTCCGCAACCGTGTACGATCGGCGGCATATAACAAGATCTGGAGAACCTTATTCCGGGATCTGCCATTTAAGATGATGGAGGTTTTGAACTCTCCTTTGGACCCGCAGGTTATTATCTCGGTAATGGATGACACTCGCCTGTATGAGGGTCAGTTCTGGTCATATTCTAATTTCAAGGAGATGATGATGAAGGACAGGAATATGTCCGCTAATGAGGCTAAACGTAATTGGGAGCGTTTAAGGGATTATTCCATATGGAACTTAGTAAATGTCAAGGGCGGGAAGATCGTGGCTAAAAACGAGGCTAATAAGGATATTATAGACCGATACATACCTACATTGTCCAGCAGGGTCAGGAGTATGGTGCAGATATGCGACGGCGCCCTTAACGAACAGAACCGGGTGGGGGCTAGCCGGAACGCTATCCTTAACATGGTGCTCCCTCATCGTGGATGGTTTATACTTGCCATTCAACGGGCATACAAAAAAGCCGGGTTTAACTTCCAGACCAACCAGTTCGAGGAGGGATATATGAGAACGTTATGGAGATTCGCCGGAGATATCTATAATATGATGTCAGAAGGCAGGATGAAGGAAATACATGACGTGCTGAAAGAATATCATAGTCTTAATCCTTATGAGCAGACCAATATCAAGCGATCGCTTATCAATATGGCAGTATTCGCTACGATGATAGCCATAGGAAGGGCTTTGATGGGATATAGGGAGGATAATGAGGATAGCTGGTTCGGGCAGTTCATTACCTATATCGGGTTCAGGACGATCAATGAGATCGCTTCCCAGACATCCCCGTTCATGGAGCTTAACGCCATAGATATGCTGCAAGATCCGCTGGTTACGGCCCGGAAGTTAGGCGATCTCACCGATCCCCGGAACTGGGACCCGTTCGCTACTGTCCAGACCGGTGTGTACAAGGGCGAGAGTAAGTTGTGGAGACAGCTCATGAAGTTCTCGTTTGGTAAGCAATGGTATAATATCAAGACGGTTAGGGATATTAAGCAGACATCCGACTACTGGTTGATGACCAACGGCATGACGATGGGATTCTTCTTAGGAGGCAGGGATAAGGATGAGTCCGGGGAGGACGCTAATTGGTATTTTGACAGGGGAAGATAACTGATATGGTATGACAAAAAAAATAGCCGGTCAATTGTTTAAAACAATTTGATTGGCTATTTTTGTATTCCCATCTATCCATCCCGGACGGATGGGAATAGGTAATTATTTTATGAATACAAATGTAGATCTTTTTCATGATTCCACGAACAATAGTAATGGAATTTTGACGTCCGAATCCAACGAAATGGATTTAAATACATTAATACCGGTAGTAGATAATAATAATCATAAGGTTGTAGACGCCAGGCTTCTTCATGCGTTTCTTCAAATAAGAAGAGATTTTACATCATGGATAAAAGATCGTATATCAAAATACGGTTTTATTGAAAATCAGGACTTTGTATTGATAAAATATGATTATTTAGGTAACTTACTGAATGACAGACTCCCCCATTTTGGTGAGTCTGATACTCAGGTAGTTGCAAAGACTGATTACCTGCTATTGATGGATATGGCCAAAGAGCTATGTATGGTAGAGAATAATGATAAAGGGAAGAAAGCTAGAAGGTATTTTATCGAGAAAGAAAAAGAATTAAAGAAGTTGGAAAAGTCGAATAATGATCAAGTAAGTCATTTGCGTATTCCCGACTTTTCCAATCCAGCGGAAGCTGCAAGGGCATGGGCTGATGAGTATGAGGCCAAGGTGAAGGCCGAGAAGGAAGCTATGTTGGCACTAGAAGCCAAGAACAAGGTCGAGGAGGAAAAGAAGATTGTCCAAGCCGAATTAAATACGGCTATAGATACGATAAAGGAGAATGAACCGGTAATTGATATGTTTAAAAGGTCTATTCCAAGAGAAGGTGTCCTTATCCGTGAATCATCAAAATATTTTGAGCAATTTGGCTATTATATCGGGATTAAGAACATGTATCCGTTATTACAGGAATTAAAATATGTTTTTAGGAATGAGAGAGGTAGGATAGAGGCATATCAGTCCGCTCGTAATTCTGGATTAGTTACATATGGATCTGATCCTGGTGATGAATATTGGGAGGCTAAGGCCGTGACTGTTATGATAACATTAAAGGGATTTGTTAAACTGGAAGAATTGTCAAGAAAAAAAAGGAGCGTTTTTGAGAAATATGGTCGGTTCACGATATGATGCCCCTCACTGCGATTATTCTGATAAAGGCAAGGCTATTAGAGCGCTTACTGGCGATAATAGGTTCACTAAAGATATTGATTATAAAGTTTTTACCCAAAATGGTAAAAACCCTACTGAGGGAAGATCAACAATTGTATATACGATAACTGCATTTTGCGTGGAATGTTTGATAACAAGGAAAGAAAGATGAGTATAAATAAATAGTTATACCATTGATAATTAATGTAATCCAAAAATGGATTTACATAATAATAGAAGGATAGGCGATTATCATCCTATCCTTCTTATTTTCGTTATCGGTTATTATATTTATACACAAAATCATCCACATCCATATACTCACACCCGAAGTTTCCCGCCGTCTTCTTATCGGAGTCGGAGAACTGCCCTTCTTTCCCGGAAGCGTCCCCGATCATCATGATAGTATCGTATATGATCTTATTTTCCTCATCTACATTATCATTTATGAATTTGATATAATCCATATACTGGTCTATCATCCCCGTATTTGGTTTCCTATTGATGTTATCTTTATCATTGTTGTCGCAATAAAAGTTGTATACGGATATATTGGTATAATCCTCCAATGCGCTTGATATATAATCGAATTTATATTCAAACATCTCTTTGTCTACGAAGCCTTTTTCTATACCTCCCTGATTTGATATGATTAGTATATCATCAGGAGCGTAATTTTTGATAGCCTCAAATACGTAGAGTTTGATTTTCATATCCCATATACCTTTAGGGAATGTATCCCCTGACACTGTCTCAATCAGTGTCCCATCTAAATCTGTTATTAACAATTTACACTTTTTCATGATTCAAAATTTAAATGATATATAATTACCTTAGTTTATTTATATACTACTCGTCCCATCAGTCCTGATAGCTCTTTATCATCCTGCTCCTTTACCTCTACATAATAATATCCCTTGAAACAAAATTTCTTTTGATCGGGATCTGACAAGAACTTTTTATATTCCTCGAATCCTTCATCTGAAAGATGATAAGCCTTTCTTTTTTGCTGAAGTAATTCATCTGATTCTAATATCTGTTTTTTAGTAGCCATAATATCTGTTTTTTGGATGTGGTATAAATGATTAATCTTTAGGAATAAACCCAACAGCCTTTTCGGTAGAAGCTCTTTGTTTTATAAAACATTCAGCTTCTTCCCATGAGGTTGCCCGTAGTTCACCGAATACAGATTGATATGATTATATCTAAACCAGTCTACGGCATCCTGTAGATATTTACCATCTCTTACCGTATACAATATCAGAAGATTCTTATCGCCCAATTCCCTCAATACGCTAGCGGCTCCGATATTGTCTCCTACATAAGGGTATAAGTCTGTCACGCATGTCCCATCGAAATCTATTCCTATTATTTTCTTCATATTATATATCTTATAATAAATACTCTTCTATTTTCTTAGCCATATCAATAAGCATCTCACAT